AGTTATTGAACATACTACCCATATTTGTAACACCACTAACGTTCCAACTTCCAATGTCTTGGTTAAATGGTGTTCCAAAAAACATACCACTCATATTAGTTACACTACTAACATTCCAACTTGAAATATCTTGATTAAATGTTGAATCAGTAAACATATAACTCATATTAGTTACACCACTAACATTCCAACTTCCAATATCTTGATTAAATGATGTTGCGTTATAAAACATATTAATCATATTAGTTACACCACTAACGTTCCAACTTCCAATGTCTTGGTTAAATGGTGTTCCAAAAAACATACCACTCATATTAGTAACATTACTAACATCCCAACTACTTATGTCTTGATTAAATGGTGAGTTATTGAACATACTACCCATATTTGTAACACCACTAACGTTCCAACTTCCAATGTCTTGGTTAAATGGTGTTCCAAAAAACATAGCACCCATATTAGTAATATTACTTATATCCCAAGAATTAATATTATTAATTGTTGTGATATTTGAACAACCTTGAAACATACCATACAATGAAGTTATTCCTAACAAATTAATTGTATCTGTAACACCAGATAAAACTAAATTTGAACAATTATAAAAATAAAAATTATTATTAGTAAGTCTCAAACAACCCCACCTTTGAATCTCAATTAATTTTGGTGCTTCAGTACTATAATCATAAAAACGATAACCAATTAATGTTCCATCAATTGTAACAACATAATCACCTGCGACTGAATATGTATGAGTTCTTTCTGTTTGATTCCAAGAAGTAATTGTATCAGTATTTCCATCACCCCAATCAACAACGAAACTATAAGTTCCACTACTTTCCAATGGTAATGTTATTGTTTCAGATGGAGATGTTGTTCTCCATACAGATATGAATGGATTAGGTATTGGAGTTGGAGTAGGAGTCAGCGTAGGTGTTGGTGTCGGAGTTTCTGTAGGTGTAGGAGTAGGTGTCTCTGACGATGTTGGAGTTATCGTTGGAGTTGGTGTCGGAGTTTCTGTAGGTGTTGGTGTTGGTGTCGGAGTAGGAGAAACTAGTGGGGGACAAGTTCCCCAAACTGGTTTTGGTAATACCCAAGATGTAGCACCTGAGTCAAAATTAGTTGGTAAACTTGGTATATTTGTTACACACCAACCACTTAAATCTTGATTGAATGTGGTTGCGTTTTGAAACATATTACCCATATTAGTAACACCACTAACGTTCCAACTTCCAATGTCTTGGTTAAAATTGGTAGCATCTGCGAACATAGCAAACATATTAGTAACACTAATAACATTCCAATTTCCAATGTCTTGGTTAAAATTGGTTGCGAGATAAAACATATAACTTATGTTCGTAACTCCAGAAACATTCCAATCATTCATATTATTTACCATTGTCAATGATGAGCACGCTTGGAACATGCCACTTAAGAAATTAATCCCAACTAAATTAGGGGTATCTGTAGCACCTGTTAATACGAGATTTGAACAACCTATGAACATATTTAAATTTGAATTACTTGAACCTCTTAATGACCCCCAACTTATTATTTCTTTAATATTAGGTCTATAACTTGTCGCGTAGATTTGGAAGTTCCAACCTTCAATTTGTCCTATTATTGTTATGGTGTACTCACCTGGTACATCATATGTGTGAGTTTGATTTCCATATGTGTTTGCGGAAATATTTCCATCACCCCAATCTATTGTTCCTGAATATAAACCACTTGGCGAATAGGGTAATTCAATTACAGTATTAGCACTCCAAACACTAACGAAAGGTGTATAAATAATAGTAGTAGGTGTTGGTGTCGGAGTTTCTGTAGGTGTTGGTGTCGGAGTTGGTGTCTCTGACGATGTAGGCGTAATCGTTGGTGTTGGTGTCGGAGTTTCTGTAGGTGTTGGTGTTGGTGTCTCAGACGATGTAGGTGTAATCGTTGGAGTTATTGTAGGTGTAGGTGTCGGAGTTGGTGGTTGTTCAAATTGTATTTGATTTGCCGAGAAATTAATTGGAAAATTAATACTTGGAGAATCAATGAACAATTCACCAGTTTGATTCAAACTATAAAAATTCAAAGAAGAATTGTTAGTAATAGTTTGACCTGATGTTTGATTTATAGGAATAATAACCGTTGACGAAATGTTTACACTTCCACCACCAATTAATCCCAAATTAAGAGATAATGGTATTGAAACAACTTCATTTATAGGTATATTAGAAGTTATTGTAAATGTTGTAATAACCGAACCACTTGCAATATAAACGTTTACAAGATATTCAAGAGTTGGGTCAACATAACTCAAATACTCATCACTACCAACCTCAATATACACATCAGTTTCATCAGTTAAAATAGCATCAATTATTTGTTGTACTGGTGATGGTGTTGGTGTTGGCTGTGGAGGAAATATTGTATTAAATGATTCCACAAAATTGTAAGCAATTGGATAAACAACCGAAATATTACTAAATGTTGAAGTCCCATCCAAATTATAATAATCATCAGGTAATATAACCTCACTAAATCCAATGTTTGAACCAGCATTTATTGTAATACCAGTTGAAATTGTTAATCCTGTTCCGACTAATTGTCCTAAAGTATTTGTGAAATTTAATGTTAGTGTGTCTGTTAATATATCAGAAGATGTTACAATATAATCAACCTTTACTGAACTTACGGTTACAACACTTACTATATTTAAATTTATTGTGATAGCTGTTGTGGGTCCGTTAACACAACAAGGAAATTCAGATATGTAACAAGAATCATATTCCAAATCATCGGCAATATAAGATTCTTGAACATTTATATATAATTTTTCTCTAATTGGTAATATTAAAACACCATCAGAATTTCTTAACATAAATTGACCTTCGTATCTCCCAACTCTATTTGTATCTTTATTTTGGAATTGATAATATAGATAATATTCCTTTTCAGCATTTGGGTCAACATTAGTCTTCTCAACAAATCCTGCAGGTCTTGAAACAATTTTAGCTACACCTGATTCAACATCAACCATAGAAAAAAATAATGCAGATTGTTCTATCAAACTCATAAAGTTATTGTAGTCCAATCTACCATTCTTAACCACTTGTAATTTAAGAAGAGGTAACGTTGCGTTCTTCTTTATAAAAAATTCCATCCAGTTTTTATATATAAATACTCATTTAATTAGTATTTATATTCATATGAAAAATTTGATAAGAAAAATATTAATTGAGGAATTTTTTATTGACAACATAACTGTTGTCGAAGTTCCTTTTAATGAAATTAAAGAATACTTTTTATTAGACGAAGGTATAGCAACGGCTAAAATTCATCCTGATGATAAAAATTATATTAACAATAGAATTGAAAGAAGTTATAATGAACAAGGATTTTATCCTATTGGAAATTTAAGATTCAAAATTGAACCCACAACTCATTGGTTACAACGATTGAATCGAAAAAAAGAACCAGAATTTAAAGATGATGAAACAATTTTTGACCCTGAGTTATCGGATGGTTTGGATTTATTATATAAAGTATTAGATAATAAATTAACTGATTTAATAAGAGGAAATGATTTCAATAAAAGAAGTAATCCTTGTTATGAAATAATAGATAGCAATTCAATTTCACCAAAAGGTGATAAAGTTCCATATAGTTTAATTGTTAATGTATATCCTATAGGTAAAAAAACATATAAAATAAAACTTATTACCCAAATTAAAGGTAAAAGATTATATAAGGATGATTTTAATTGTGCTAAAATTAAATTGAATGAAAATAAAAAAAGGATGAAACTTTTATTCCATCCTTTTAAGAACTAACTGTCGTATAGTCGTTACGCCTACTTAGGTACTTGTAGAGAGAACCAATGGACACCATCTTACGATGTATTTTACTCTATGTATCTTTTTCATCCACCGATGATTTTTCATCACCCTAACTTTTATTGGTAAGTCATCAACCATTTATTGTCCTACAAAGATAGGAGTTCTTTATAAATATTCAAAGAGTTTGTAAGTTTTTTTTTATTTTTTTTTCTTAAACATTATAACCATATTTATATTGACATATAATTTTACTATAATAGACAATAAATCTTAATTAAATAAAAAAATAAAAATGAAAAAAGTATTAATTACATTAATTATAACTCTAACAAGTTTTTTAGCTAAAAGTCAAACTTGTATTGACACAATAGCATTTGATAATATGGAGACCTTTAATTGGTCTGGTGATTGGTGGAGAACTCCTCCTAACACAACAACAACAAACACAGGATTTTTTAATAATGCTTCGGTTTCCCCAAACCTAAGTGCTGTTATATTTGGTGCTGGTAACGGTACTTCTCCTATTGAACAAGATTGGTACGTTATGCCAAATATAAATGGACTTAACCCAACCTCTACACATAGATTCTCTTTTAGATTGGCTTCATATGTGTTCTCAAGTCCTGCTGCAACAACAAGAGGTGTTGACAATACTGATTTCGTTGAAGTTCAACTTAGCACCAATGGAGGAGTAACATATTTTGGTGAAATGCGTATTCGTGGTTTTAGTAATGCGACTTGGGATTATAATACTTTAGGTGTCGCCAGCAAAACCGCAAATGGTTTAGCAACTTTTTATACACCAACCGCTGGTGGTAACAGAACAACGACTGGTGATGGTTTTTCTGTAATTCAATTAACCATACCCCCTGGTGCAACTCAAATAGCTGTAGACATACTTTGTAGAGTCAATGCTGCTGGTGAAGAATGGTGGATTGATAATGTTATGTTAGAAGAAATATACGATTGTACAATATTCCCCCTTGAGTTATTATATTTTAATACCGAATACAGAAAGAGTAACAAAGATGTTTATTTATTTTGGAATGTTGTTCTTGATGAATATATTGATGGATTTGTTATTGAGAAATCATTAGATGGAATTGAATTTGATTCAATTGGTTTTGTTAATGTTACAAATTCAGACCAATCTTTTTTTGATTTTAATGATAAAACCCCAACATCAAATGGATATACATATTACAGATTAAAATGGGTTGAAGGTGGTCATACATCATATTCTAATATTTCTGCAGTTGAAATCAAAAATGATAATAATTTCTCATTCACACCTTCCAATAACGAACTTGTAATTCAAAAACATATTATTGATAATTCAATTTATAGTATAAAGATTATTGATAATATTGGAAAACAAATATTCAGTAAAAATAATATCAAATCAAATTTGGAAAAAATAGATATTACCGATTTACCTAGTGGTGTTTATGTAATCTCAATTGAAACTGAACAAGAAATAAAAACACATAGATTTATTAAGAAATAAAAAAAGGGTGAGAAATCACCCTTTTTTAATTTTCTTTTCTAAGCTTACCATCGTAATGATCGAATCTATTATGCTCAGTTGGGGTTAATAATAACAATCCAGGATTTATTCTACCTTTAATTGTTTCTTGGTAACAATAACTCATCAAAGTTTGTTCGAATGGATGTCCCCACCTTGTTTCCAAATAACATTTATAATTCCCCTCCTTATTCATTATTATCGGCCAATTACATAAATAAATTTCCCCACTTATATATGGAATACCCTTATGAGTTTTAATGTGTTTGAACTCAGTTTTTGGTGAATTGGGGTCTAATCCCATTTGAGGAAGTTTTGGATTATTTGGCCAATGTTTTTGTCTAAAATCTTGTGGCACATTATACCAAGCCCATTGTGTATTATTATCGCCATAAAATTCTGTAAAGTTTAATTTTAAAAAATCAAAGTTTTCTTTTTGAATAATCTCCAAACTTTTCCTATATAAATTTTTAACATATCTATTAAACCCATTTTTACAAGTTTCATTTTTTGGATAGAAAAACATATCATCCTCTAGGAAATAATACAAGTCTAAGTCAGTATCATTAAAGTGTTCCGCTATAAAAATTCGACCACCCATTATACCAAGATTATCTTTTTTAATATGTTCAAATCCATATTGTTCACATAACTCTTTATATCTTGGTGTTGTTGTTAAATCCGTTGAATTGTCTAATAAAAACTTTTTAGGTTTATTTATGAAGTCAGCGTCATACTCCAACATTGATTGGATTAAAGTTTCAAATTGTTTTGGTGAGTTAAAAGTTATAACATATAACCCAACCTTATCTATTGATGTATTGTTTTGAACTTGTAAGAATTTTTTTTCTTTTTTGGGTTGTAATCTATTCTCCTTTATATCCTCAAAGAACTTACCCATCAATCCATTTGATTCAATATCAAAATAAGTTACTAAATTGGGGAATAGATAAACCATCAAAGTGAATATACTTTCTTCAGTTCCCATATATCCCCTATTCAATGTATCTGACAATAGTTGATAATAAATTGTATTAATCTCAGATATAACTTCTTTCTTTCCACCAAAGAATCCACCTCTCGCAACTTTATTAACTTTTGAATTGGTTAATCGGTTCATCTCAGAAATGGTGAATCCGTGTATTTCTGTGGTTGTTTCATAGGGAAAACAAACAAAATTAAAATCACCTAAAGATTTTGGTAATTTATTTAATACTTTATCGTGGGTGAAATAACCTGGATGAATTGTATTTGTTAATCCAGCATCAATCCAAAACATATATTCAGAATTGAATTTATCCAAAAGTTTTGCATCGTGTAGTAAAAACACTTTTGACATAACCAATGGATTATACATTTCAAGTTTTGCTTGGGTTGAATCTTTTAACCAACCAACTTGATTATACCATTCAGGTTTCTGTCTAATGTTTTGTATCTTTGGATAAAATTCATTATTGGTAAACCAATCCAAGTTTCTTAATATAAATTGGGTATTATTATTATTATTTCTTCTTTCATTAACGAATTGTTGTAATTCACTATCTCCAAAAATAATTAGATTACAATCAACTTCTAATAATTGGGAGAGCTTATCCAAGTAGTGTTGATAAGACCTTGACCAACCCTCTTGAAGTTTATCTCTTCCTATATTCCATAATCCTGTTACTAATGTTATATTCATATTTTAAAATCGTCACAATCATATATAAAATTATGGTAATTACCTTGAATCCATATATCATAATTAACTGGTCCTCTTGGTTGTAAAGTTGACTCAAACCCAATCCCATGATTAATTAGTAATGGTATTGTTGTTAATGCTGTAAACCCTTTTGAATTTAAAAGTGGTAAATAATCATCAATTGCAATATAATCTCTTTTATAGTTTGAGTTTTCTAAAATATATTCATAAGCATTCTTCTTTATTAAGTAAGCCCAAGAACCTGAACTTTTTGTAACTTTATATAAATTATCAGTTACTTTAATTAATTTTTCTTTTGGATTGCAACCTAATAATATAACATCCCATTCTGTTTTTTTTAAATCATTGTGAACCGATTCTAATACTTTTATAAATGGAACTCTTTCTTTTGGAAAATAACAAGTTTCCTCAATATTAAAATCATCCTCTGATACAAAAACAATAGAATAATTATTATCTTTACAATGTTTAAAAATTCCTAAATGACTTTTAGTACAAGAAAAAACTTTTAAATCATCAGTCAAAGCCTCATATCGTATTAGATTTTTAATATCATAATTTTTAACCAAATTATTGATATGTAATAATCTATCTTTACTTTCAGATAAATTAATGAAAAATCCAATTTCCGCTAATTCATAACCTAATATACTAAACATTACAACTTCCCAGTTATTCTATCACACCATCCTTTTGATGTTGAGTGTGGCCACACAACCCAATAAGATGGTTTTATTATGGTATTAAATTCCCTCCATATTTTACAATAACCATCAGGGTCTTGCATAACTCTATTAATTTCATTGATGTCAGCATCTTGTCTAAACATCGTTTCATCTTTATCATCGTGAAATGCTACAACCCAAAAATCATAATCCTTTTCAGGTACTTGACCGAAATGAACATCAATACAATGTTTGAATACACTAGCAAAACTATTTAAGTATTCTTCCTCAGTTTCAAAGTTATATGGATTGGGGGGAGAGTTTTTATCAGTTGTATATTTCTGTACACCCCTTCTATTAAACTTTATACCAGCATATTTTTCATAATCCTCTAATGTCCTTTCAGTTCCAAATCCGTACTTACCAAATTCATCAGGATTAAATACTTCACCATCCATTGAGAATAATCTTCTATTCCTTGAATGTGATTTGTCATTTTTCTTAAACCATTCTTTGTCTACATCCCATTGTTTTGTTCTTCCCTTCCTTGTGTACTCATGCCAAATAATAACTCTGTGTGGATGAAATAAATCATATCCGTGGGTGAATGCTCTAACCCCAACAGATATCTCTTCTCCGTGGAAATAATACTTAGGGTCGTGTTGAACTTCATTACTAAATTCACCTAATGTAAAACAGAAATGAGCTGAGTAAAATCTCGCAGGAATTGGTTCAGTTAAATCTTTCCAATTTGGAATAACTTCAGGTAAAAAGAATACAGCACCTTCAGGAATAAATCTATCAAATGTCATTCTCCAAGGTTCAGTAACTCTTCCTTGTGGGTCATTGTCAGGGTCAAATGATGAAACATATCCAGTTAATAAAGGTTTTGGGTATCCTTTTGATTGGAGGTCTTTAATCATATTAATTAAAGTTTTATCCCAATCTTGTTCAAACCTCATATGGGAATCAATTTGTAATGTGTATGTTTCTCCTGAATATAATTGTTGAACTTGATTTCTTGCCCAACAAACACCTGGTGAATCAATATCTTTTACATCAATAATTCTAAATCTTTTATCCTTTCTATAATGGTCAAGATTAAATTCATCATTTTCATTATATTGATTACAAATACCAATTCTAAGTTTTTTAGGGTATTTTGCTTTGGATATTAAATCTTCTAAGGTTGGATTAAGTTGGGGGTCTCTAAATGAGGCAATTTGTACAAATATTGTTGACATTCTTACTTTTTTATAAAAATAAAAAAATCAAAATAAAAGGATATATTAAATATAAATTTTATGGACTACTTGGCGAAGGAGTAATTGTTGGTGTTACTGATGGAGTTGGTGTAATACTTACACAACTATTACTAACACAATTAGCACCAATATAAATGTCACATTCAGTTAACCCAATTGGATTAGTCCCACAATAATATAATGTTGTCCCAGAATTGATTGGTAATACACTTGTTACAGTTCCATCACATTGTGTATAATAAAATGTTCCAGTTGTTGTTCCCGTATTTGTAACTTGAATACATCTACAAGTTCCAGTTGGAGTAAGTGTTGGAGTTGGTGTTGGTGTAACACAAATTGTACCTAATGTAGAGTATACTGCAAAACCACCATAATTATTTACCCAAGTACTACCATTTGGACAATTATTAGATATGTTCAAGTCACTAATAAATCCATAATCTCTATATGACATTTGCCAAATACCTAATATAGAATTATAAGATAAATTTATCTCAGCAATTGAGTTAGGTTCAATTCCAAAGTAAGAATTTTTACCATTGACTACACCATTTGGATATAATGTCATAGTAAAAGGCATACCACTGATTTCAGTTGCTGCTGACAATGTTATACAATCACAAGGTATTATTGGACAAGAATAAGGATAAAATAATTGACATCCATTACTATCCATAACTTTAACAATAACACTATCAGCAACATCTAATGGTGGCGGCACATCAAACGTAAATGTGGGTGGAATAGTTGTTGAACCCGTTATTAAATAACAATAAACTAATGTGGTATCACAAATTGTGATTGAATATGGTGGTGTTCCTGTAACTGCAGATATTGATATTTGATGTGGCATTAATATTACTAATTATTTTAATATTCTTCTATGGTATAAACACCATATTTTATATATATGGCGGGATATTGATATAATGGAAAATCTGGTGGATATTTTGAATTGTTTAATTCACCAACCAACACCATTTCATAAGGGTCATAATCACCCGTAACACAAACCACACAATTATATTCATTGTGTAAAACTTCTCCTTGTTCTAAATGTATTGTTTCCATAATTAACTAATAAAAATTACACTAACTTCACCTCCACCGCTAGTAGCATCAAAATTATCTCCATCAAAACTATAAGAGGATATAGTTCCTCCTGGTGTTTCTTCAGGGGTTTCAAATACGAGTAATAATGAATCAAATACAATATCTTCTATCATAGTTATAAATATGTTTAAACTTGTCTTCCTAATCTTGTTTGATACGTTTGAACTGCTAAATAATAAAGATTAACATCAGAACTAGTTAAACTATCTCCCATAGACGCGAAAGCACATTCTTTAGCTGAATATCCTGCAATAAGTCCTCCACCACTTCCTGTTTGAAATGCCCCTAAATATAAACTAAAAAATGGTAAATCTAAAGTTTCCGTTACTGTGTTAACCCCTTCACTAGAACCATTACGATATACTTCTCTATCACTATTACCTCTTCTAGTACCCAACCAAAATCCCCTACCATCAGTTGTTGTGGTAAAAGTTGGGGATGAACTAAATCCGGCAGTATAATTTTGACAAATATTTAGTGTGTTAACTCTTACTGTTATTGTTCTGTACGCCCCAATTTCAGTACCAAGTGGTGTTGTTAATTGAGTTCTTGAATAATAACTTAAATGTTGTGTTAACGGATAATTATTTGGAATATAAAATGTATCGGCATAAGTACTTGTTCCATTTGGCTTAGATCCAGTACTAGAATGTACCCAAGGGCCAACAAAGTTTAATCTAAATGCTGCGTCACTATCCACAGGATTTTTGAGATTAAATTTGTGTGAATTAGCAGTACCCCCAACCATTGGATATATTGCTCTTAACTTAGACCATAAATTATAAAATTTCAAATCAATAACAAGTTGATTGATTGCCGATTGTTCTGTAGTTCCAGTAATTCCTGCCGCAGAAATGAAAGCCGTAGCATCAGAATCTATTGTTGGTGTTACCGATATTGTTGGTGTTGGTGTCAATGTTGGTGTAGGTGTAGGTGTTACAGTATTCGTTGGTGTTGGTGTAGGTGTTGATGGGAATATAATTGGTTTCACAATCAACCCTGATGCTGACAATGTTGATGAACTATATCTTAAATAATTACCAACTGAATTTGCTGAATATGTCCAATTATTCCAAGTAACCCCATCATCACTTGAATACTCAAAAGTACCTCCACTTTGAACACTAACATCGTCACTTAATAAAAGATTATTCGAGCTATCATAGATATCTATCATTACTGCAGGAGCCTCAACACTAAATAAAGAATTTTGTCTCCAAGTAAAAATCTGAGAAGTTTTATCCGTAAATTTTAATGATGGTTCATAAAATGGTATTGATAATGGTGGTGCATCTGAATTATATGACATACTAATTCCATATATTAAAGATGGAATACAAGTATGCCCTATAGTACTAAAGGCTATTTTAAATTGGACACTTGTTCCAGTAACACCTGACATACTACCATTTTGATTAATTAATGTCCAAGAACCAATATCTGTTGTTATACCAGTTGTTCTATAATAAATGTCATAATTTTCTCTTGGTACAATAAATCTATTATCATCATTAAAATAAGTTTTTGCATTAATATAAACCTCATTATATGAAGTTGCGGATGGTGTAAATAACTCAGGTGTAACTATATATGCGTTTGAGGTTGTGTGATATTGTTTATCAGCCTCAATAGGTAATGTATAAATTACATTATTGTTTGACTGTACATCTCTAATAATGTAAGATAATCCATCGTGATAATATGACCTAATAGGTGAGCCAACATAATTTGATGTTGGGGTTGTAATTGATGAAACAGTATATGTATTTGTTTGAACTTGGTCATTAGTTAGTACTACACGCTCAAAAGGTGTAGTTGAACCACTTATATATGGTGTAACATAATTCCTATTTGCTGTTGTATTTGGTATATAAAACCTTTGAACTAATGGTAAATAATGAGAACTCACTAAACTAGAACTAAGTGAAAATGTTGTTGCAGAACCTGGGGGTAACTCAACCATAGAATCAGTAATAAAAGTTGTAGACCCAGATATAATATTTGCGGGTATAACTCTAGCTATTCTAGTAAATGTTGTAATATAATAATGGTCATTTAACCCTTTAATAAATGGATTCCATCCAGATACATTAGTACCATTGTGTACCTGAGCCCCAGTAGTAAAAAGATATGGGGAATTTGACCGACCTCCAGTCAAAAAAGTTAAAGGAGCTCTTATATTAAATTTTTGAATTGATGATGTTGTTGTTGATGGATAACTAAGTGTAAATAAATCTTGTTGAGTAAATGATGTTTTATCTTCTAATATTATTCCTATAGGAGTGAATGTTGCCGTTGTTCCAGTAACATCCAATATTCTATATACCGCTCTTAAATTATCAACTGTTGTTGCTAATGGTAATGTTGTTGGGGATATTGTAAAATTTTCATATCTTAATCCTTTATATAAAAATAAACCTCTATTCGTTGCTGAAGCTCCCAAGTTAGCAAAAATTAATCTTAAATCCTCAATGACATATGGTGTACCAATCGGAAATGTTAAATTATTAGTTATACCATCATTCTCATATTCACGAGAAATTGTTAAAGTTGTATTATTAACAATTGTTGTAACCCTATACCATATTGTTATTCCACTGGAACTACTTGAACCAAATCCTATTCTATTACCAACACACACTCCGTCAGTTAACCAAGTTGTCCCAACACCAGTTACAATTGTTGAACTAACGGATACTGTTCCACCAGTATGATATTCCATTGATATTGTTAATCCGTAAGCTTCATTTGATGCTTGGTCAAAAGAATTAAATATACTACCAATCATAGTTAATTGATTAGTTGATTTGGTATATGTTGCTAAAAATATTCTTTTTCCGCTGCTTCCATAAGTGTCTCCATTAGTATAAAACACCCAACTAACATCTGAATTGTACTTAAAAAAACCCATAGAATTCATTGAAACTATGACACTTCCAGCAAAATAGGAAAATGGTGGATTACCCACAACCTCATATCCTCTCAAAAATATTGGTTCAACTGGAGACACATAAACATTACCATCACTATCAGTATTTTTTGTCATCAAATAACCCAAATTTAATTTTGTTGGATTATAATTTGACGGATAACTTACAGTATCAGTACTAAAGTCGTATTCAATAAAATTAATATTCATCCTTTAAATTCTATTTAATCCTACTCTCAATTTTATTCCAACAGGTATAAAGTCGGCAACATAACGAATATAATTACCAATCACATCGGCAGATGAAGACCAAGGTAACCAAGTAACACCATTATCGGTTGAGTATTCCCAAGTACCTGATGATGATGTTAATACAGTATCATAAAATACAATATTACTATTAGTTGAGTTATATAATCTAATCCTCAAATCAGGAATACTACTATTCCATAATTGCTCTTGTCTCCATGCAAATGTTCTATTACTTAAACTAGATTTAGATACAGATGGACTATAATGTGAATCGGTTCTATCGTCTTCATACAATAAACTAAATCCATATATTTTGTTAGTTAAACAAGTATTACCCGCAACTTTATATGAAAATCTAAATTGTATATCTATTGAGTTAAGAACCCCATCACAAATTATATCATCATTTAGTGACTGGACATCAGTAAATTCTGTCCAAACCCCAGTGTTTCCAGTTATGCCTGTAGTCCTATAATGAATTACAATTGGTTCAGGTGGTATTGCGAATGGATAACTTCCATATTGTTTTTGTGAATTGATAAATAATCCATTTATCGCAATAGCATTAGGTAATGTAATTTTAGGAGTTATAAAAACATTATTAGAATAATCAACATATAAAGCCTCACAAGCAAGAGGAACTGCATACAAATTATTTTGAATTGTTGCCAATGGTCTACATAAATGTAAAACACCATCTAATATCTTACCAAAGAAACCAGTACCTAATGTATCAGGATATTTTGGTGCTAAACTACTTGATGTATTACCTTGTAATTGTCCCCCATTAAATAAAAATGTAGTATCAAACGAATTATTATAAGCTAAATTATTAAAGGTATCTCTACCATAAAGAGTACTACTTAACGTGGGTTGTATCATATTTAATTGATACTTTGTGATATAACTTTTAGCAGTTGATGAAGAGTTTAATACTATAATTCTATCTATATTAGGTATATAATAAACCCTACCAACATTACCCGCTGCGGTATATGTTGTTGTTGAACCTGGAGGAACTTCAGGCATATAAGTATATAAAGGAACACCTTCATTTGTTAACCCAGATATTGGGGTTTGTACTATCCCAGTATTATCAGTAAACAATGATGGAATACCTATGGCAGAACCACTTTGCATCGTACCTATATCAAATTTACCTGTGCCTAAACCACTTATAGCAGCTCCAGTTGGGGTTATAATAGGGACTCCTGTTAATAATAATTGAGATGGAATACTATATCTCAGAAGACCTTGAGTATTAGTACCTAATTGTGTTATTAATGGATTTTTAATATTAAATCTAGCTACACGACCTGTGGTATTCATAGAATACAAATATTGTGTTGATGAATTTTCAGGTACTAACAACATAGTATCTTTAATTGTAGTACTTATACCTAGGGTATTATACCCACTACCTGATGTATAAAATCCATCATATAAAACATATTTACCTTTGGATAAACCAGCGTAATTAAATGCTGGTGTTGGTATAGAAGTTGGTGATACTGTAAAATCGTCTTTACTTAAACCTTGAATTAAACAGACACCATAAGTGTTATTATATTGTGAAAATATTAAATTTTCAATAACATAAGGAGTTCCGATAGGGAAAGTTCCAGCAAATGAAGTTAATGTTATAACTTGACTTGTTATGTTTTGTGCATTTGTAATAAAATTAGGAGTTCTTTCACCATCTGATGTACTAACACAAACTATACCACTATCTATAGTAATATTACCACTACTAACATATAATCTTGTTCCAGTTGGATCTACAGCAATAATTTCACCTACAGTCGCATTTGTTGTGTATATTATATTTGGATTAAAATTAGGATTAGCTATTAATGTATTTATATTTCTTTTTGTTATTATTTGATTTGCTCCATAACAATATATATTATCTGAAGAATCTTTAGTCATCTTATATATAATTTGAGAGGACATTGAGGAAATCAAAGCCGTACCTCCAGATGAAATTTCGGTTAAATACACATTACTAACACCTTTCCAAGTAGTAAATTCACCGGCAACAATAATTGAACCTGTTGATGGTTTGTATATTATTTTATAAGCACTAACATTTAGTCCTGTTGTATTATCAAATGTTGCATCTTTAGTTCCACCACTTAATATTTTAATCAACCTATTGTTTGTAACACCTTTATATGTTGTAAAACCACCCCCAACATAAATACTATTGTTTTCAACAACCTCAATAGTATATACCCCATTACTATTAAATCCAGTTGAGTTATCAAAAGATACATCTTTTGATCCATCAGTATTTAATTTTATTATACGATTATTCGTAACACCTTTATATGTTGTAAAGTCACCCCCAACATATAATTTACCAGTACTATCTAATTGAATTTCATAAACAGTCAAATTAAAACCTGTTGTATTATCAAATGAAGTATCTTTAGTCCCATTACTATTTAGTTTAATTATAAAGTTGTTGGCTAAACCTGAAAATGTTGTAAACGTCCCTCCAATATATAAGTTACCACTTGAATCGACTTTTATTGTATGTGGAAACGCATTTAATCCGGTACCAATATTAGTATTGAATGTTGTATCCAAAGTTCCACCACTTGTTATCTTAGCCAAACGGCCAACTGAAATACCACTATAAGTTGTAAATGCTCCACCAATATATGTGTTACCTGAAGTATCAAATGCGATTGCTGTAACCCCACCATTTAATAACGATGGAGTTGAATTCATTAATGGATAATTACCAATTCTATACCAAGTAGTAATATCTTGAGGATTATTCGACCCAAAGCCTATCCTTACACCAATTGGTATTCTATTTGTAATCCAATCTGTACTTGTCCCTGTAACTGAATTTCCGAGAACCTCAACCGTCCCTCCAGTATAATATGTTAAATTAGCACTAAATCCATAATGACTACGACTCCCTGGTGTATTTGTACTAGAACAAGATACCGCACCAACATATGTATATGTGTATGTTAATTTATCAAATTCGTACATACATATTTCAGTTGGTATAAGAGTTGTTGCAAACCCTTTTAATGCAAATAACCAATGTTTATTAGTACTATAAGGAATAACTGCAATATCCCCCCAGTTTGAAACACCAGTATCTTGAGTTATATCTCTGAATGTAGTTTCATTTGGCCCAATATAAAAGTCGGATGAATTTGAACCAGTAAATTTATAAATCTGAGGTCCTAAAACAGTTTTATTTGAATTATAACCACTATATGGGACTACATCGGCATCGTAAACATTAAACTCAATTAAATTTTTAGCCATATTCTATGTTTTAATAACATTAATTGTTAAGTTTATTCTTGTTGTTGTACTAGCGGATAAAACATTAAATGAAATTATATCACCACTTGTAAAACCTGTTGTCCAACCTAATAAAGAATAATCCTCATTTATTTGTTGTGAAGTTAAATTTGGATAATTACCTCCAGTTATACTATCCCCAGATGTTGGAGGAAATCCAATATAATTAGTCTTCCATACATCAATTGATGTTGAACCTGATTGGTCACCAAGTATTCTCCACCCTGTAATATAACCTGAATATGGTAAACTTAAATACCCTTTATTACCAGTTGTTATTACTGAACCAGCACCATCAACAACAACACCAAACGACCTATAATCAATTGGAAGATTTTGATATGTCGTTGCAGATATTGTATTCGCGGTTAATCCGTTTGTGAAATTTGTACTACCAGTTATCGTACCACCAGTAAATGAAGGTATTTGTTGCCAAGTACCATTACCACTAACATCTGAAGTTAAAACATATCCATTTGTTGCCCCTGATGTTATTTGAATACTTGTTGTTTTTGTTTTTCCAACAACATCTAATTTTTCAGATGGAGATGTTGTACCAATACCAAGATTACCAAAATGGTCTAATCTCATTCTTTCTGAGAATAAAGTAGCATTAGGTGAATTTAAAGTAAAAAATCTTAAATCACCAATTTCTTGTGATATAGAACCTGAACCACCAGCAACAATTCCACCTCTTGCGATATAAACACTACCATTATTTGCTATAGAAAATACTAATCCATTTTGATTAACTGGGTCAAAAATATACCTATGTAAACTTGCGGCATTTGATTCACTACCAAATGTCGCCCTTGGACTTAAATTAGAACCACCTAATGATGTTCTATATGTTGGATTTGTAACTGATGTTCCATTTAGCGCAACAATATCCCCATTAAATGTTGCTGCGGATATTGTTGATGCCGTTAATCCCGTTACCGAATTAATTGTTGCCGTTAATGATGTACCACTATTTTGAGATATTGTGAATGTATTATTTGAATAAGAAAATCCTGTGACAAATGTATCAAATGATGATATGCCTGATACATTAAATGTTCCACCACTATTATTTGTAAAAACTATACTACCACCTGAAAATGTACCACCCGTTACAAATACATCACTGAAACCTGAAATACTAATCGTACCCCCAGTTACATCAGTCAATGTTAAAGTTTCAGTATTTTTATCAAAAGTTCCACCTGTGATATAGTTGTCAGTATTTCCCGTATAAAATCCTGTGACATTAAATGTACCCCCAGTATTGTTTGTGAAGGTTGCAGTACCTAAAGAATATGTTCCACCAGTTACTCTGATGTCAATTGGTAAATTTTCATAAGTTGTAGCTGAAATAGTATTTGCAGTAATACCATCAACTATCGTATTACCAGTTACATTTAAATCCCCATTAATTGTTAATCCAGTTACAGAATTAAATGAAACATCAAAAGTTCCACCAGTATTATTTGTGAATGTAAATGTATTATCATTATAAGTCCCACCTGTAACAAATATATCAGTCGCCCCTGTGAATAAACCACTGACATTAAATGTTCCACCAGTATTATTTGTAAATGTTGCAATACCTAATACATTATCATAAGTTCCTCCAGTTACAAAAACATCAATAGGTAAATTAAGATATGTTGAAGCGGAAATAGTATTAGCTGTAATACCATTAGTGAAAATTGTATTTCCAGTTACAGTACCACCAGTAAAACCTAACTCAAATAAACTCCAATCCGATAGTGTGCCATTCCAAGGGGGTAAATTTAGTTTATAATAAATAGTCCCTCCACTTACACCCACAAGCATACCAGCCCTTCTCCTAAGTGTCGGAATTAAATTTAAATCACTTAAAGTATTAACGTTTCTTAAACCATCAATACCATATAAGGGGTCAATAACTGGATATTGGTCTGTGGTATTACTTGGAGAAATAAAACCAAAAACTTCAACACCACCTGATAAACTAAAAGAACCCATTAATTATTTTATTTTAACTACATAACCATACATCGAAACCATCAGTGATTTGGAAGAAAGTTCTGTAAACATTATATGTTATGCTAAATCCGTTAGCGTCAACTATGATTATCGTACCTATATTGTTAAATGGTATATTACTACCTGAACAACCTACATTACTATTTCTAAATTCTGATGGTTGCGTTAAACCAGTTGGTATTAGAATATAACCATAAGCGAAACCACTCGGAATACTTCTATAAGTATTTGTTGGATTAGAAGTATAACCACTTGATAATAAAGTTGTATCACCACTTGTAATAGTACCACCACTAAATTTACCCCAATAAATCTTTGACTCTTCAGGAGTTCTTGAAGGTGTTGGAGTTGGAGTTGTTGTTGGTGTCGGAGTATTTGTAGGTGAAGGTCCTGGACAAGTACTTGTTGGTGTTGCCGTAGGAGTTCTTGTTGGAGTCCTTGTCGGTGTATTACTTGGAGTATTTGTTGGTGTTTGAGTAACTCTACAAGGGTCAAACGTTGAAGTAGGTGTTGGTGTAACTGTAGGAGTTGGGGTAACCGTTCTTGTTGGTGTAACAGTTGGGGTTGGGGTAGGCGTAGGTCTTGGAACATTTAAAATGTTTGGACAATCACCATTCTCAACCAATATTGTATAAGTACCATAAACATCTTGGGGTGGTGTTAATAACCCCGCTTGGAATGTAAAAGGTAATGTAACATTTCCCAAATTAATAACATTCACACTACCTTGTGGTGTGAATATAACACTAGCTAATTCTCCATCATAATTGATACTACTTATTATTATCGTTTGACTCATTAAATTTATTTAAATTTTGATTACACTTATCGTAATAATAAATGTTCGTCTATTTGTAATAGATATTTATCTTTTCTTGATTGTGTAAAAATTTTATTATCGGTTTGTATTTGTCCTAATAAAATTTTAACCGATTTAATATCTCCAAGTTTTGCCAACCTCTCAACATTACTGAATTGATTTAATAATTGTAAAGATTCTTGTTCAGTAACTGGTGGAGTAATTAATCGATTATCAATTAAAAACTCTTCAACTAAACCATTTCCAAATTGTATATCAACTTGTAATTTTTCTTGTGGTGTTAAACCATTTGTTGGTGTAAATATAATACTCATAATATTTAAATTTGAATTTCAAAAATTGCTAATGGGCAATTACTATTATTATTAGTTTGAGAACCAAATGGATTCAACAAATTATTTGACGCTTGTGTCTTTGCCGAAATAAATGTATCCGTACCCATACTTGAATTAACTCCTAATACACTATTAGGGAGGGTGAAACTTCTCCATCCAAGTATTATATCTTGAGTTGTAGCGTATGCGTAAATACCTGGTTGTAATGTTAAATTAACACTACTAAATGTAACAATACCAGTTCCTGTTATTTGGAATGTTTGATGGTATAATCTATTAGTTACAGTACCACTTATTACATCATAAATTGCAAATTCACAATTTGTAGGATTTACGGCTATTAGTGAACATTCAATACTACAATTTAAAATTGTAACTGTTTTATTCACATAAAATGGTACCGCCATTGCTCCACCTGAACCATAATTTGTTGATGATGTGGTTCTTACTGATGTTTGAAATGATGTCCATATAGACTCTTGATAAAATGGTGTTTGACTAATTCCACTTAAATTACTACCATCCCCATACAATGTTCCACCACTTATTGTTGTTGCTGATATGACATTACTCTCAATAGTACCATTTGATGTTAATCCACTAACCGAATTAAATGACACATCAAAAGTTCCACCTGTATTATTTGTATAGGTAAATGTATTATTATTATAAGTCCCACCAGTAACAAATACATCAGTCCCACCAGTATAAAATCCACTTACATTAAATGTGCCACCAGTATTATTAACTAATGTTAAATCCCCATTTGAATATGTTCCACCAGTCACATACACATCAGTACTTCCAGTAAATAACCCATTTACATTAAATGTACCACCAGTATTGTTTGTGAATGTAATATCACCATTTGAATATGTTCCACCAGTCACATACACATCAGTAGGTAACCCAAAATATGTTGTCGCGGATATAGTGTTTGCAGTTAATCCATTAGTAAATTCAGTATTACCACTAACAGTGCCACCAGTAAACGATTCTAAAATTTGACCATCAACATAAATCGTGGATGAACTTAATGTTAATGCTGATAAACCTTTAGTAAAAAATGATTCACTTAAAAATTCAATTGGTGAACAACCTGAAATACTACTTGTAAACAAAGTCCCACTAGTAGAACATAAATCAATTGTGGTGGCCGAAAAAGTTGTTGCACTTAATCCATTAATAAATGTTGTTTCGCCACTAACTGTACCACCAGTAAATGATGTATCTAAATAATTTTTAAGGTCACCAATTGTTACTTTAGAAGTAACAAGAGTATCAACATCAACAATCGGTATTACATCATTGATTGTTATTCCAGTTATAAGTGGTAAGTCAGTTATTTTTACATTCGCCATTTTGTATTTGTTTTATTCTATAATTATATTGTTTCCATCTTCTGTTATTATATTATTACCATTTTCTGTTAATATATTATTATTAATAATTTGGTATGTGAAATCATTAACTTCACAAGGAATTGTTGTACAATCAGGACAATCAGGATTAAACATCCTAAATGTATTTTTTAATAAAATAAAATTATGTTTAACCTCTGGTGCTGTTAGTGGTTCAACATACATTCTAAATTGAGATATACCACCCTCAAATGTTCCAGCAAAATTTTGTTCAATTAATATGTTTGTATTTAATCCACTTAAAGTAGTACCACTCAAATCATTAGTTGGAAAACATTCTGGGTCTTGAGTATAACCTGTACCTAACATATCAGTAAAGGTTAAATTTTCTCTTAACCCTTGAGTACCTCCACCCCAAGAAATATTAAACGGAACACCGACTTGTTTTTCTTTATCTGTATTTAATCCTCTAGGTATAATCTCTTCAAAATCTTCAATCGTATAAAATATTTTACCATTGATATAAATCTTTAATCTACCCTTTCTATATTTCTCTTCTTGTAACCATATCTCATTCAAATTGATAATATCAACTTGTAAACCAACTTTGTCTCTTGTATATGGTGGGGCAATCAACGATGTTGTATTATTAGCCAAAGATTCCAAATATTTTCTTTCAGTTATTTCACCTAATCCACCTTTAAAAGATAAATCACAATCTTTGAAAAATTCATATCGTTCCCAGACAATATTAACTTGAAACCAATGCTCTTCTTCTAACCAAGCTGGATTTATTTTTTCACAATCAGGATAAATTGGTGGTGTACATATCTCAGTTATTGTATAGCCTGTTTCATAAGTCATCCCTGTTGTACAAGTTCCAGTCATTTCACAACCACCAGTAAATCTTAAAAATCTAATACCAATACCAGGATTTTTTGGGTCACCACATAGTTTGATACCCAAAGCATTACTCATCGTATCCAATAATGGATTCTTCTCACAAGTATCTTCAATTGATGTAAACCCACTTGTCGCACAATCATCACAACTTGTACAATCATTACAATTCGTGCAAGTTGGTGTACAAGTCGTTTGAGGTGGGAATGGGTTACAAACTGGAGTTGGTGTTGGTTCAGGTGTTGGAGTTGGTGTTAATGGAATTATTGTACCACAAGTATGTGTTTTACATTCCCAACCACAATTCTGACAAGGTAAATCATTACAACTACAACCACAAGTTATCTGTGTTTCTTTATTACCTCCACACTTATTACAACCATAATTAAGATGCGGGTCGTGTATACCATTTACTGAACGTGGTGGATATACAAAGATACATCTACTTTTAATGTTTTCATCACAACAAGCACAAGTTGATAACCCAGTCAATCCTGATGTAATTCTAGTATAACCAGTAAAACAATTTGGACTACCATCAGCGTGATGATAAAATTTATTCTCCGCTCTAGTACCAATGTAAAAGAACATATTTTTATTATTGGGATAGATTTGATTTAAGGTAGTCTCCCCACTATTTGGGTTGTATTCATTAATCAATCTTGGTTTTAAAACCATTTCAACTGACCAACCTTTATTCATCCTTTCAGGGAAAATTTCATAATCATATCCAAATAACTTATAGAACCCTTGGTAAAATCCACCATATAGTTCGTGATATCTACCCTCAAAAGGACTTTCTTTACTTACAACCTCATACAAAATTGTTTTATTAAAACCTGAAAATTTTATATTAGATGATGTAAATCCAGTTACTTGATGTAATTTCAATCTTCTATCAAAATACAATCTATTAAATTTTAAATTATTTGGTAATAAACCATTAGTAAAAATAATTGTTTGCCCTGTCATTCCAGTTACTAAACCATTATCAATCCCAACTAATCCAATATCACAAGAACTACCAGATAATTCACAACTTAATATTTCGTTTTTTAGGTTGTAATAATTTTCAGATACAAATATATTATTGAAATTATAGTTTTTATACGTAAGAGTTATATTTTGTGTTGATGCCGTACTATTGATATCAAAATAAATCGGTAACTTATTCCCATATGTTTGAGCAATTAAATATGGGGAAAATACAACCTCTTGATTGAAATCCATTTCATCCGAGGTTAATGACATATCGAATACTTCCAACGATAATATTGGAAAATCATTTCTTGGTACAAATTGTCTTATATTTTGATAGGACATTCTTTTTTTATGATAAATACTCCGAAACGAAGTATTTATTAAGAAAAATTAATAATGAACAATTATAGAAAAGAATACTTTAACGATTATTGTTATTTTCTTTTAGAAGGTGATGGAGATAATTTTTATCTAAATTACTCATTATATAGTGTAATATCAGAATCAAAAAATAGTCAAAACAAAAAAAGAATTAAGAAAGAAAATTTAAAAAATATAGAAAAAAAAATACAAAGTATTTTAAATAAAAACAAAAAAGTTACAAAAAGTGAAATTGATGAACTTGTTGATAGTGATGGGACATTTCTATCGTCAAGGATACCAATATTAAATAAATGGTTAACACCCAAAAAAACAATGGATCAAACCATTAAAGCGACAAGAACTCCAGGACTTACATTTATATATGGTGGTGGACGTAGACTTTATGGTGAAAACATTGAAGATGATGATAACTTAAAAGAAATTAATATGAAAAAAACTTTCGGTTACGAAGAAACTGAATTTAAAGATTTAAAAGATACATTAAAAACTTTAGATAAAATGGGAATTGATGACTCTGAAAATAGAATGGAAAGAGCTAAAAATTTTGGTAAGAAAAAAAGTACTAAAGTTGTTAAAAACAAAAAAGGTGAAACAATAGTTAAAAATTTAAATCTTTTTGAGAAAGAATTACAAGAGGCTAAAAAACAAAAAATGATAAAAATGGTTGAGGATATGTTAACCAAAAAAAGAGGTGAATCCGATATATTAAAAAAAGATACACCTATCAGTAAACTTCTTGTAAAGAATTTGGAATCTATTAAAAAATTGGCCGAGAAAGAAGGTATTAGTATAGATAAATTATTAAACATACTAAAAAAAGGTGAATAAAGATTTATACGGTAAAAAAATTGAGCTCCCTGAAGAAGTTGTTGGCTACTTAAAACAATGTTATGATGCCGCCCAAGGTAGTAATGATAAAACTGAAGGGTACAGACGAAACATTGAATTAAGAAATAGTAGACACGTAACGTATCAACAACTCAAAAGAATGAAAAATTTTTTTGATAATTTTACAGGAAATGATAACGATTTACCATTTATTCTTAATGGTGGGCATTATGTTAAAAATTGGGTTAACCAAAATTTAAATTCAATGAGAAATAATGTAGATTTAGGTAAAGAAATAAAATCGATTGTTTTACCTAATCAATACAACGCACCACATCAAAAAGATAACTTATCAAATATGAATAGACCATCAAAAAGTCATAGCAATACATTAGAAAAATATAATTTACAAGTCACCGAAGACTTAAAAAGGATAAATGAAATAATTAAAAAAATACTTTAATATGCCAACTTACGATCCATTAATTATTACACAACCAAATAATAAATTAACCGAAATTGCCAATAGTCAAAGAAATACATTAAATACTAGAAATGATTACAAAAGTAACGCTAATGAATATTCGGCAACAAACCCAGACGCAATAGGTGATGGGGATTTATATGGTAAAGGAACTGGTGGAGATTTAGACGTGAACAATAGAAATGCTGGGTCATCTAAAGATATCTTAGAAAGAAATTCTAATATTGTTAGAAATCCATACAAACCAAATTCACCTTACACAACACCAAGTGCTTAATGAAACTTTACAATATAACCAAATCTCTTATCTTAGAAATAGCATCTATTGAAAGTGTGATTGATGCTATTAAGTCTAAAAATGTTCTTGTCATTTATTACGATGGTGATGAACCTGGAGGACGTGGTTTACGTGAAATTGAGCCTGTTTGTTTTGGTTATAGTAAAGCTGGAAATCCCGTACTACGTGCTTGGGATATAACTGGAGCATCACATAGAGATTTTATTGGAAAAAAACCACTACCTAGTTGGAGATTATTTAGACTTGATAGAGTAAATTCAATATCTTTAACAGGTGAAAAATTTAACACCCCAAGACCAAATTATAACCCTAATGGTGATAAATCTATGTCTAGGGTAGAAATAAACGCAAAATTTGATACAGAATAATATGAATGAAAATGATTTATTAAATAAATTGGCAATATCCAAAAAAATTATGGATAGACATAACGCCACACCAAGAAATACAAACCAACAAACGTATAATTACGATACTGATGTTAAAGAGTTTGACGTACCTCAAGCAAAATTTAATATTCCTCAAGAATATATGATGGAAGCTCAAACACCAATTAGACAAAATAATGAAGTTCCAACTAAGGATAGAATAATGGCATCAAAATTACCTGATGAAATTAAACGTTTAATGATTGAACACCCAATAGCTCAACCAACAAGTATGGGTGGTTCTTCAGTATTAAGTAATGATTTAATTGAAAAAGCATCAAGGTTAATGAAAAATGATGTCGCTAATAATGTTGACCCATTTAAAAAACAAAAACAACCAATCCAAGAATATACAAAACCTCAAAATACTGGTTTAAATGTTGATAAGAATACATTGAAAGATATGATTAGAGAAACTATTGAGGAAGTGTTAGGTGAAAATGGGTTACTAGTTGAAAGTACAAGTAAATCAAATGATGTATTTCAATTTAGAGTAGGTAGTCATATATTTGAAGGTAAAGTAACTCGTATTAAAAAAGTTAAATAGATTTTATAAATTTAAAATTCTTATTCCCCACATTCCCTGAAGAAATTCAAAGTGTGGGGTTTCGTTTTTTTATTCCAATTCTATTGAATTAATAAAAAGTTATGGTTATAATTTGGGATAAATAATATAAAATATGTCAAAAATAAAAGTACTTGTACTCCCAAGTGACACAACCGGTGTAGGAAAATTTCGTTCTGTAGATCCCCATGTTATGTTACAAAATATGTATCCAGATGACTTTCATGTGGATATAGATTATCAACCACAGATTAATAATGTTAATTATTGGAAACAATATCAAATTGTTCATATTCATAGAAATATTGGACACACTTATGAACAGACCCCAACCTTAATTAATTTTTTAAAATCACTTGGTATTGTTGTTATTGTAGATTTGGATGATTATTGGCTACCTGGAAAAGAACACCCAATACATTCATTGATTGTTCAAGATAAGATACACGAAAAGATTATGGCGAACTTAAAAGTCGCAAGTTATGTTACAACAACTACAAGTATCTTTGCGGATGAGATAAGAAAATTAAATAGGAATGTTGTGGTATTACCTAATGCAATTAACCCTACCGAACCCCAATTTAATCAACCTACAGAAGAATCTGGAAGAGTTAGAGTTGGATGGTTAGGTGGTTCTTCACATCTTCACGACTTAAAGTTATTGGAGGGATTTGTTGGTAAGAATGCAAATTTGAAAGACAAAGTTCAATATGTCTTATGTGGTTTTGATATTAGAGGTTCGGTGACTGAAATAAACCAAACAACTGGGGAAAGAAAACAAAGGCCAATTAAACCTGAAGAAACTGTATGGGTTAGATATGAAGAAATTTTCACAAACAATTATTCAATTATTGACGAAGGTTATAAAAACTTTTTAAATCAATTTAAAGATGAAGAATATCCAAATCCAACAGCATTACCTTATAGACGTGTTTGGACAAAACATATTAATACTTACGCAACAAATTATTCCAAGTTTGATATTTCAATGGCCCCAATTAAAAACCATATTTTTAATAGGGTTAAGTCACAATTAAAAGTTATTGAGGCTGGATTTTATAAAAAAGCTTTAATTGCATCTGAAGTAGGTCCTTACACTATTGATTTGAAACATACAATGAAAAATGGTATTTTTGGTGATGGTAATGCTCTTTTGGTTCATGAAAATAGAAATCATAGTGATTGGGCAAAATATATTAAGACTTTAGTTTATAATCCCAATTATATTACCGACCTTGGGGAAAGATTGTACGAGAGTGTTAAAGACAAGTACGATTTAAGAAATGTAACTAAGACTAGAGCTGAATGGTACAAAACATTAATAAAATAAAATTATGATTAAACAACCAATAACTAAGATTCTTTTTATGGACATTGAAACCGTTGGGTGTTGTCCAAACTATGATGTATGTTCAACATTGAATCCATCTGTTGCTGACCAATTTGATAAATATTTTGATTGGTTCTTAAAAAGATTTCCTGAAGATTCTCATATTCAATACGACAAAAAAAATGATGTCTTTAGAACAAGAACTGGACTTGTACCTGAGTTTGCTAAAATTATCTGTATAAGTTTTGCATTTGTCTTGGATGATGAATCAGTTAGAAAACAAACATTTTATGGTAATGACGAACATAAACTTTTGTTAGATGTTCAAAAATTATTAATTAAATGTGGGAAACTTGATTTTTGGTTGTGTGGTCATAACCTCAAAAATTTTGACATTCCAATGTTGGCAAAACGTATGATTATCAATGGTTTAATGCCACCATCAATATTACCTTCTTATGATACCAAACCTTGGGAAATAAAAGCCATTGATACCAAAGAAATTTGGCAATATGGTGCTTATACATCTATTGGTTCTTTGGATTTGTTATGTTCAAATATTGGAGTTGAGACACCAAAGAATGGTGAAGTAATTGGTCAGAATGTTCATAATGAATATTGGGAAAAACAAAACTTGGAAGGAATAAAAGAATATTGTGAAAAAGATGTAAATGTATTAATAGAAATAATTAAAAAATTAAAAGAATTGAAATAGTATGGATTTATTTGAATTATATGGAAATATAAAAAAACTACAAGGAAACTTAAACACTGACGAAAATGGTGAAATTGACTTAGATAGATTGTTTAATGAAGCTGGATTGGATTTACAGGAATTAGAAGATAAAATGATGAATCCTGACCCTAGACTATTATTGAGATTTAAACGTGACGATATAGCAATTAATCACCCCATTTATAATTACCCAACAGATTCAGGGTTTGATTTGTATTCAACCATTGATATGACAATTGAACCTCTTGGTAGGGCTTTAATTCCAACTGGACTTTATTTTGACATATCAGATGGATATGAAATCCAAATTAGAACAAAAAGTGGTTTGGCAATAAATGAAGGTCTTATGGTTTTAAACTCTCCAGGAACTATTGATAGTGGATATAATGGTATGATAAAAGTTATTATATTTAATACAAATCAATATCCATATCAAATATCAAAAGGAATGAAAATTGCTCAAGCGGTTGTTTGTCCTGTTCTTAATGGGAAATGGATTAACTTTGAAGAAGTTTCAAATATTGAAGATAAAGATAGAAACTCAAATGGATTTGGCTCAACTGGAATATGATAACAATAATTTACTCAACACACAAAGATAAAGAATATAACGAAAAATTTAAGACCCACCTTCAAACTAGTGTGGGTCTTAATGACGTTCAGATATTGGAATACCAAAATAATAATCAATATTCTTTGGCCGAAGTTTACAATAGTGGAATAACGGAATCAATATATGACATCGTTGTTTGTTGTCATAATGATATTAAACTTGAAAAAAATTGGGGTAAAAAATTATTGGAGGACTATTCCAATTACTCCGAATTTGGGGTAATTGGGAAGGCTGGTTCTTGTTATTTTCCTGAATCAGGAGTTTATTGGGAGAGAATGAATTTAACTATGGTTGGTCAAGTTTGGCATCATCCTGAAGGACAAAAGAAGTGGATTAATAACTATTCACCAAAACTTCCATTTATAATTCCTGTTGTTACTATTGATGGGTTATTTATATCATTTGATAAGACAAAAATTAAACATAAGTTTGATGAAACAATTGGTAAATTCCATTTTTATGACCACGGATTTTGTGTTCCAAACTATTTGGATGGAATTAAAATTGGGGTCACATCTTCATTTGAAATAACTCACGAATCTGTGGGACAACCTAATCAGGAATTCTTTGATAGTAAAATTAAGTTTGTTGAAAAATATAAAGATGTATTACCTTTGGATTTAAAACCAACATCAATTTATACTCCTAAAGTCAAAATTAAAGATGTTAAATTAAAAGGTAAAGTTGGGGTAATTATACCAACAAAGGGTAATATAGAATTGTTAATTCAATGTATTGATTCTTTTTATGAATATTGTAATCCTAAATTATTTGATATCTTTATTGCTGACACTGGTTCAACTGAGGAAGAAATTAATGTAATTGAAGAATTGGTTAATAGTTTGGATAATATAAAATTAATCAAATATGATTATTATAATTTTGCAAAGATAAACAATGATGTTGTTAAAAATCATTTAGATAAAACACATCAGTATATTTTATTCAGTAATAATGATATTAAACTTACTTCTGATGTTATTAGTGGAATGTTAAATGTTTATAATACTAAACCAAAAGTTGGTACTGTTGGTTGCAGACTACATTATGATGACAATACTATTCAACACGATGGAATTTTAGTTGGACTTAAATTATCAAATATGGGACTTACTATTGTTAATCGTAATAGATGGTCATATTATAATTTTAATAAAGATATTACAAAGTGTATTGGAAATACTGCGGGATTAATGATGATTAATACAAATACATTTAGACAAATTGGTATGTTTAATGAGGAATATATTGATTGTTTTGAAGATGTTGAATTAAATCTAAAATTATTACTTATAGGTTTTGAAAATTATAACGTAGGAACACATACCGCCTATCATTACGAAAGTAAAACCAGATATGTTGAGGGTAATATGAAAGTGATTAAATATGACTTTAATCAAACTTTAACGCCATTTATTAAGAAAAATTTAATGAAATTAAAAGATAAAATTTTATTTACACAATAATATGATTGAGAATAATATAACATTTATAATACCATCATTAAATAGACCAACACTTAAAAGAACTATAGAATCTTTAGTACAACAATCTGTGCCAAATTGGAAAGCTATTGTTGTTTATGATGGTGTAGATGGTGAATCATTTGATGATGATAGAGTCAAAACAATTAAAATAGAAAAAACAGGCTTAATCGGACCTAACAATGGTCAATCAGGTTTAGTACGTAATGAAGGTATAAAATTAGTTGATACTGAATGGATTGGTTTTTTGGATGATGATGATAGTATTGACAAAAATTATGTAAAAATATTATTTGAAAAATATAATAAGTATGATTTTGTTGTTTGGAGAATGGCATATGAAAATGGCTTAGTTTTACCCCCATTTCATTTAAATGAATTAAAATTTGCAACAGTTGGTATTTCTTTCTGTTACAAAAAAACTATTTTTAAGGAGTTGTTTTTTTCTCAAAACAGAGATGGTGAAGATTTTGATTTTTTGACAGAACTTAAAAAACAATCAAATAAATTTGTAATTACTCCTGAAGTAATGTATAATGTTAGACACTAATGAAATTATTTGACAGATTTGACAAAGTTTATTGTATCAATCTTAAAAGAAGACCTGAAAGATTACAAGAATTTACAGAAGAGGTAAATAAATTTAATCTTGGTGAATTTGAAGTTTTTGAAGCAATAGATGGTAATAATATTAAAAACACGAGAAGACAATTAAAATCAAGTGAACAAGGTTTGATTGAAAGTAATTTGAAAATAATTAAAGAATGTATTCAAAAAAAATACAATAATGTTTTAATAATTGAGGACGATTGTATGTTTAGTGAGGAAGTACTAAATATTGATGAATATTTTAAACACCTACCTAATGATTGGGATATGTTATATATGGGGGGAAATCATAATACACACGTAAATGTCAATCCTCCTCAAATTATTAATGAAAAAGTTTGTAAACTACATCACACATTTTCGACTCATTTTGTTGCAATCAATCGTAGTTTATTTGAGGAGTTAGATTTTATTCTGAATATAACAAATGAACCTTTAGATGTTTGTTATACTGGAATACAAAAAAATAAAAATGTATATTCTTTCTATCCTGCAATAGCCAAACAAAGAATTGGATTTTCAGATATTCAGAATAGAAATGTAGATTATAATTGGTTAATTAAATGAGTAAAGTTTTTTTTACCACAGAATTAATGGGTGGTTTAGGTAATCAAATGTTTCAAATTGCTCACGTTTATGCTCAAAGTAAACGTTTTAATATTGACTATAAATTAAAACCTAAATCAAATACAAATTTACAAGGGTATCAACCTAACAAATATTTAGATAATATTTACAGAAATTTAAAATTTGAAGATTTTGAATCTACCGATTTATATGTTACTTCCGATTGGGATTTTAGAGAAATAAATCCTATTCCAAAATATTCAACAGAATTTAGAGGTTACTTCCAAAGTAGTAAAAATTTTTATGGTTTTGATGAAAAAATCAAAGATTTATTTTCACCAACTACAGAGTTTTTAGAAAAGATTAAATTAATTTATCCACAAGTTTTTTATCCTAATAGTGTTATAATTCATATTAGAAGAGGAGATTATTTAAAATTCTCAAATATACATCCAACAATTGATATTAGTTATATTGAAAAATGTTTAATTAATTTAAAAGACTACGATAACATTTTTGTTGTTTCTGATGATAAAGAATGGTGTGTTAAAAATTTAAATTTTAATAATATTACAATTGTTAAGGGTTTGGAAGATTATGAGGAACTATGGTTGATTTCCTTATTCAAAAATTTAATAATGTCAAACTCAACATTTTCTTGGTGGGGGGCTTATTTGAATAGATACAATGACTCAAAGATATATTTTCCAAGTTTGTGGTTTGGGCCTCAAGGTGAAAAAAATATAGAAAATATATATGAAAAAGAATGGATTAAAATAAACGTAAATTTTGAAAATGGAAAACTTATATGTTATTAGATTTTGAAAAAATAATTAAAAAATATAATTTAAATATTAAAGGAATTATTCACATTGGGGCTCATTATGGTCAAGAACATAAATTATATATAAAAAATGAAATTAAAAATATAATTTATTTTGAACCCTTGTCTGATAATTTTTTGAAATTAAAAAATAATGTAAATGATGATGCTACATTATACAATATGGCATTAGGTTGTGAAAATAAAGAAATTGAAATGTTTGTTGAATCAAATAATAAAGGACAATCATCATCAATATTAGAACCTATATTACACTTAAAACAATATCCGAATATTACTTTTGACAAAAAAGAGAAAGTAATTATGAAAAAACTTGATGATATTGAAATAGATTATGAAAAATTTAATTTTATTAATATTGATGTCCAAGGATACGAACTTGAAGTTTTTTGTGGGGCTAAAAATGTTTTAGAAAAAATTGATTATATTATTAGTGAAGTCAATAGAGCGGAACTTTATAAAGATTGTGCAAAAATAAATGAACTAGAACAATTTTTGAATAATTTTGGATTTGAACTTGCTGAAGTTGATTGGGTTGGTAACACCTGGGGTGATGCCTTTTTCATAAAAAAAATAAGTAAATGATATCTGTAGTAATACCAACATATGAAATGTATGGGGATGGTGAAAATTTCCTAAAAATAAGTTTAAACCAATTAAAAAAACAATCAATAAATGATTTTGAAGTTATTATTTCAGACCATAGTAAAGATGATGTTATAAAAAATTGTGTTAAGAATTATGATAATGATTTGAATATAAATTATATATCTTACAATAAAAATTATGGTAACTCTTCAGCCAATTTAAATAATGGTTTGAAACACGCTAAAGGAGATATTATAAAAATATTATTACAAGACGAATTTATGATGGAAAATGCTTTAAAAAAAATAAATGATTTTTTTTTATCTAACAAAAGTTCCAATTGGGTGTTGAATGGTTGTCTTTATGGTAAATCATTAAATGATGTTAAAGGAAATATGATTCCAAAATATACTGAAAATGTGAAATTTGGTATTAATACAGTTGGTAGTCCTTCAGTTTTAACCTTTAGAAATAAAGAACTAGAAATGTTTGATGAGAATTTAATATGGTTGATGGATTGTGAGTATTATTATAAACTAGAAAAAAAATTTGGTTACCCTAATATTATTAATGATTATTTGGTATTTGTAACTCAACATAAAAATCAAATAACAATGAAGATTAGTGAAGACGTAAAAATAAATGAAAATAAATATATAAATGAAAAATATTCATATGAACGAAATTGATAAAATTTTTAATGAATTATGTGATAAACCATCAGATATCAATGAACATTTACCAACCTTAAAAAAATATGCTGAAAGATGTAAGCACATTACTGAATTTGGTACTCGATATGTTGTATCAACATGGGCATTTTTATACGGATATCCTGAAAAATTAGTTTGTTATGATTTATTATTAGGTTTAAATCTAACAATTGTTGAAGAAAATATTAATAGAATTAAAAAAATAAGTGAGGAATTAAATATAAGTTTTGAATTCAATACTGGAGATGTTCTTGAGAAAATAATAGAAGAGACTGATTTATTATTTATTGATACGTATCATGAATATAATCAATTGAAAAATGAGTTGAGGTTGCATTCAAAAAAAGTAAAAAAGTATTTAATTTTTCACGATACTACAACCTATGGTGAATTTGGTGAAACATTTAAAGAACCCAACACTAAAGGAATTCTACCAGCAATTAATGAATTTCTAAACGATAATGAAGATTGGACTTTAATAGAAAAATTTGAAAACAATAATGGATTAATAATTTTAGAAAAAAATGGAAAATAAAATTAAATTAGATTTTTTAAAACGTATTTTAACTGATACTACAAATGAAAAAATTAAACATAATTTTTATACTGAAGGATTTCCAAATCTTGAAATTATGAATAATGTGATTCAGTCAAACGTAGATTCAAAAAGATATGAGGGTCTAGATTGGCCTAAAAATGCTCATACTATGATTGGTATTAAAAGATTAGATAATCTACACAAATCTTTAGATTATATTAGAGAAAATAAAATAGATGGTGATTTGATTGAAACAGGAGTATGGAGAGGAGGTGCGTGTATTTTTATAAAATTTTATTGTGATTTATATAATATTAATAAACGAGTAATATTAGCCGACTCTTTTAATGGGTTACCTAAACCAGAAATACAAGAAGATTTAAATGACAATCATCACACTATTGATTTCCTAAAAGTATCATTAGAAGAAGTTCAAAATAACTTTAAATTATATAAAGTATTAGATGATAATGTAATTTTTATAAAAGGTTGGTTCTCAGATACCTTACCAAATAATGAAAATATAAAAAACATTTGTTTATTACGTATGGATGGTGATATGTACAAATCAACTATGGATGTTTTTGATTCTTGTTACCATAAGGTTGTGGATAAAGGTGTTATAATTGTTGATGATTATTGTTTACCTAATTGTGTGAAAGCGGTTACTGACTTCAGAACTAAAAATGAAATAACTAATGAAATAAATGTTATTGATAAATGTGGTATTTTTTGGATTAAAAAATGATAGAATTATATTCTCCGTTTGGAATTCCTAACAATTTCTTTTTAGGAAATTGTGAGTTAAAAATTTTTTTAGCGATAGACCCTAATGTTATTTTTTTTAACAAAGAAAAATTAAAAGAAATTAGATTAAAATTTGATAAAGTAATTTTAATACATGGTTGTGAACCACCATTGATAAACAATATTTCTGAAAAAATTTTAGAAAATATTTCTTTTTTTGATAAAGTTTTAACATTTGATGAAAATCTAATAAACCAATCAATTAAGTGTGAAAAATTTTGTTTTGGTTCATCGTGGATTATGACAGATAAATCAAATACTCATATAAATTTATTTGATGAATATTATAACCATTTTTCATTAGAAAAAAAATTTAAATTAAGTTTTGTTAAGAGTAATAAAAATAATTTACCAGGACATAAATTAAGGCATCAGATTTCTTATCTTTTAAAAGATAAACCATATGAAATACTTTTCCCTAATTACGTTAAAAATACTGAAAAAAAATTACTATTTGAAGATAGTATGTTTCATTTGACAATTGAAAATTCTCAAGTAGTTAATTATTTTACTGAAAAAATAATAGATTGTTTTATGAGTTATACCATTCCTATTTATTGGGGATGTCCTAACATTGGTGATTATTTTAATATGGAAGGTGTCATTGTTTTTAATAATGAAAATGAATTGAAAACAATATTAGAAAATTTAACACCTGAAATGTACATTGAGAAAAAGAAAGCTATAGTAGAAAATTATGAAATTGCAAAAAATAATTACGCATTTTTCTTCGATAGAATTAATAATGAATTAAAAAAATATTGTTAAATATGAAAACGATTATTGTTACAGGTTCTAATGGATTGATTGGGTCTGAATCTGTTAAATTTTTTTTGGATAAGGGTTATCACATTATAGGTATTGATAATGATATGAGGTCTTATTTTTTTGGGGTGAAAAGTAGTACTAAAGATACTTTGAAAGATATAAAAACATTTCAAAATTATACTCATTTTGATATTGATATTAGAAACTATGATGAGTTATCTACAATCTTTAAAAAGTATAAAAAAAGTATAGTATCAATAATACATACCGCAGCACAACCATCTCACGATTGGGCTGCAAAAGAACCTTTAACTGATTTTACAATAAATGCTAATGGTACTTTAAATTTATTAGAATTAACTAGATTATATTGTAAAGAAGCTTCATTTATATATACAAGTACAAATAAAGTGTATGGAGATAATCCTAATTTATTACCATTAATTGAAACCGATTTTAGATATGAAATAATTAATAATCATAAATTTTATAATGGTATAGATGAAACTATGTCAATTGATTATACAAAACATAGCTTATTTGGTGTTAGTAAATTATCAGGGGATTTATTAGTACAAGAGTATGGTAGATATTTTGATATGAATACAGTATGTTTTAGAGGTGGTTGTTTAACAGGACCAAATCATAAAGGAAGTGAATTACATGGATTTTTATCTTACATAATCAAAACAGCTATTAATGATTTACCATACACCATTTATGGTTATAAAGGAAAACAAGTTAGGGATAATATCCATTCTTTTGATTTGGTTAATGCTTTTTGGTTTTACCATAATAATCCAAAATCAGCATCAGTTTACAATATTGGTGGTAGTAGAAATAACTCAATATCTATATTAGAATTAATTAATCTATTAAAAGATAGATATAATTTAAAATTAAATTATACTATTGACAATAAGAATAGAGAAGGAGACCACATTTGGTATATATCAGATAATTCAAAATTCAAAAAAGATTATCCTAATTGGGAAATAAAAAATAATATATATGACATTATTGATGACATATACTTACATAATAAAAATTTATAAAAAAATATATTAATATGAATTTAATTTTTGATATAGGAGCTAATCGAGGTTTATTTACTGATAAGTGTTTAAACAACTACCCAAATATAAAAATAATTTTAATTGAACCTAATCCATCTTTATTTAATTTTCTACGTGAAAAATACAAAACAAATACTAACATTATTGTATTAAATTATATTGTCTCACAAAATTTTGACGAGGTAATTGATTTTCATATCAGTAATGCGGATACAATTTCAACGGCATCTAAAGACTGGATAAATTCATCCAGATTTACTAATCACTATAAGTGGAATCAAACTATACAAGTACTTTCAACAAATCTTGATAAATTAATAAAAGATTACGGAATACCTAATTTGATTAAAATTGACGTTGAAGGTTATGAATTGGAAGTTATTAGTGGATTAACATCTAAAGTAAATGAGATTTGTTTTGAGTGGGCTGAAGAACAATATCTTAGAATTAATCAAACTTGTGAACATCTTATGAATATTGGTTATAGTGAATTTGGTTATATTGAAGGTGATGAGTATCTCACTAAACCAAAAAAATACACAAATTGGTATGATTTAGAAATTCATAATGATATAGATGTAAATAGAAAAAATAAGTGGGGGATGATTTGGGTTAATTAATAAAATTTTTAAATAAAAAAAACATTATGATTTTAAAAAATGAATTACCTAAACATTATTGTGAAATAGATTATATTGAAAACATAATTAAAATATTAGAAGATAAATTACCTAACAATTTGGAACTATATATTTTAAATAATGATTTTAATTTACCAATTACTTTAAACAACAATACTAAAGTAGGTATTCATATAGGAAATGAAGTTGGGTGGGATACAAAAAATTATGATAAGTTAGATATAATTTTTAGATTTTACCAATCAGAAAAATGTGACAACATAAAAATTTTTCCGATTAATATTGGATACAATTCATCTGGAAATAATCAAATATATTTTATTAGTCTAAAAAACATTAATGAAAGAAGTATTGATGTTTTTTTCAAAGGACAAAGTACTCACAGAAACAATTTTTTTAATAACTTAGCATTAAAAAAATATAAAAAAAATATTGTAAAAACTACAGGATTTAGACAAGGGGATACCATAGAAGATTATTTAGAAACATTATCAAATTCCAAGATTTGTTTAGTCCCAAAAGGACTAAGTAGTGAAACATTTCGATATACCGAAGCATTTGCGTCTGGTTGTATAGTTATAACAACTGAAAAAATTTCAACATGGTTTTATGAAAATTCACCAGCTTTTTTTGTACAGAATTGGAATGAAGTTAATGATGAATTTATAGACAAAATTTTAGAATTAGATTTGTTAATTGAAAAAGAAAAAAGTTTGAATTATTATCAAAAATATCTAAGTCCACAAGCGAACGCAAATTATATTCTAAAAATCTTATCTGAGAAAAAAATAATATAGGATTATTTTACTTACCCAAAAAGTCATTTATTTTAAGATTAAACAAATTTTTAAATAAATGGCAGCAAGAAAAAAACCAACACAACCTCAAAATACCGAGGAAACAAAAAAAACAAGAAAGGAGATTATTTGTGAAATAATCAAAAAGAAATCCAAAGAAAAGTTCTTATCTGACAATCAAAAAATATATTATGATTTACTGAAAAAAAATCAAATAACAATTTGTTCAGGTCCTGCAGGTGTTGGTAAATCATATATTGCGATGAAAGCCGCATTAGATATTTTATCAGACCCAACTTCACCTTACGAAAAAATTATCATTGTTAGACCTGCTGTTGAAGCTGAAGAAAAACTAGGTTCTCTTCCTGGAAATGTTGAAGAAAAACTAGACCCTTATATTTTCCCCTCATATTACTTAATGAATAAAATCATTGGTAAAGAAAATAGAGAAAAATTAAAAGACATTGATGCTATTGAAGTTTTCGCTTTGGCTTATATGAGAGGTATGAACATTGATAATTCAATTCTTATATTTGAGGAAGCTCAAAATTCAACTCCTAATCAAATGAAATTACTCTTGACAAGGATTGGGTTCAATAGTAAATTTTTTATCAGTGGTGACTTAGAACAGACCGATAGATATAAAGATAAGACACACTCAGGATTGTATGATGCAATCAAAAAATTCAAAGGTTTAGATGATGTTGGAGTTTTTGAATTTGATAATAAAGATGTGGTTAGAAATCCATTAATCGGAAAAATATTAAAAAGATACGAAGAATGAGAATTGCTATAGATGTAAATGGTGTATTAAGAGATACCATTGGTAAATTCACACATTTATATGAAAAACATTTAATAGAGAGTTATCAAGATATACCATCCCAAACCTATACAATTGACTTATCAGGCAATACTGAATTGGAAGTAATATCTGAGCCATTCGAATATAAGATATTATCACTAGTAACGACTTTAGATTTACAAAATCATTTTGCCTTTCAAAGTGAGGAAGAATATTATTCATTTATGTATGAAGAATATTGTATGGAGTTGTTTGGACATGCACCATCAACTGAAATGACAACATTTAATGACTTAAATGACATTTATGTTAAGAATAGGAGACAATGGGATTTTATGGTATTGTCCGATGAAATTGGAAAATCAAAACCCGCAACGCTTTTCTTTTTATCCAAGTTTGGTTGTGAATTAGAAAAAGTATTTTTTTATTCCAATTTCACAATAAATTCAATTTGGAATGAATTTGATGTTTTACTTACGGCAAACCCTAACTTATTATTACATTATCCAAAAGATAAAATTATAATAAAATTTGAAACAAATTATAATATGGATATAAATAAAGATTTTTCCATTAAATCAATTAAAGATTTAAAAGGAATTTTAAAACAAATAATAGAATGTTAAAAATATTAGGTGAAAATTATTACTTTGATATTGACGCAATTGAAAAATATATCAAAGTAGAACCTCCAATCGATTTTACTGGTGCTCCAGAGAATCATATAAGTGTTGTTAAATATGAAATAGTTAAAATGATGACAGAAACACTTATTGTTGAAAACGAAGAAGCGGATGAAGCATTAGGAATGAAAAGTACAGAATTATCAATACCATTTAGATTAGCATTTAATTCATTACTATATAAAAAATTAATTAATAAAATATGAATCAAGAACAAATTACAAAAATAGAACAATCTATTGAAAAACTACGTACAAAACAATCAAAAATTTTCTTTTTTGTACAAGACACTAAGGGGAATGCCAAAGCCTCATTATCTCACATATACAGAATGGCCTACACCCTATATGAAAATGGGTTTAACATTATTATGTTACATGAGAAAAATGATTATGTTGGTGTTGAAAATTGGTTAGGTGATAAGTATAAAAATTTAACACATAGTTCAATTGAAAATCAAAACTTAGCAATATCACCTGAAGATTTTATTATAGTTCCTGAGTTGTTTGGATTTATTATGCCACAAATTACAAAAGTTGGTTGTGGTAAAATTGTATTATGTCAATCGTATGATTACATTGTTGAAACCTTACGTCCTGGTGAAAGTTGGAATCAATTTGGGTTTTTAAAATGTATTACTACATCTGAAAAAATGAAAGAATATATTTCAAACGTTATGCGTAATATATCGTTTGATATTGTAACCCCAATGGTTTCTGGTAGTTTTAAAAAACCAAAATTACCAGCTAAACCAGTTATTGGTATCCATACAAGAGAACAAAGAGATACAATCAATTTTATCAAAACATTCTATCTCAAATTCCCACAATACAGATGGGTAAGTTTTAGAGATTTAAGAGGTATGACTGAGATTGAAATGAGTAGAAATATGGAAGAATGTTTCCTTTCAGTTTGGATTGATGAAATTAGCTCATATGGTACATTCCCTCTAGAGTCAATGAAAATGGGAATACCTGTTATTGGATTAGTACCAAATATAGTTCCAGATTGGATGAATGAGAACAATGGTTTTTGGATTAACAATAAAAATGAAATCGTTGATTTTGTTGCTGATTATTTACAGAATTGGTTAGAGGATAACGTTAATGACAACATAAATGGTTATATGGATGAAACGATAACCAAACTTCAAACTGAGGAGGAATTTAATAATAACGTCATTAATCTTTTTGATAGTTATTTGACCAAACGAGCAGAAAACTTTGAAGAACAAATAAACAAATTTAAAGAATTAGAAGAAAATGGACAAGCTTAATTTATCAGTTATATTACCAATTAAATCATCAGTATTCCCATTCTTTGAGGAATATTTTGAGAAAGCAATAAAATCAATAAAAGAACAAGAAGTTCTCCCAAATGAAGTTATTATTGTTCATACACCTGAAAGTAATTTAATTAATCATATTAATAGTTATGATTTTGGTGATTTGAATGTGAAAAAACTACAATGGAACAATGAACCAAATTTTTGTTCACAAGTGAATTATGGTGTTGAAAATGCTGAATCTGAATGGGTAAGTATTTTAGAGGTTGATGATGAATATTCAAAAATATGGTTTAAGAATGTTAAGAAATATACAGATTCATATAAAGATGTTGGATGTTTCTTACCAATCGTTGTTGATACTGATGATAAGGGTGTCTTTATTGGATTTACTAATGAGGCAACATTTGCATTAAATTTAAATAATGAAATTGGTGTTTTAACGAATGAAATTTTACAGACATTTCAAAACTTTCAATTATCTGGACTTACTATTAAAAAAGATAAATTTATTGAAGTTGGAATGCTTAAACCATCAATAGTTTTAACATTTGGTTATGAATTTTTCTTGAGATTAACACATAATTCTGTTAAAACAATGACTATACCTAGGATTGGTTACAAACATACCAATTTGAGACAAGGTTCTATATTTTGGAATTACAAAAATGGTGATGAAAAACTTAATGAACCTCAAGTTAAATTTTGGTTAGAGTCCGCCAAGAAAGAATATTTCTTCACTATAGATAGACAAATAAAGTTTGAAACAACCATATAATGTCAAATGAAAAAGTTAACAATGAAGAAAAAAACAATTTAATTCCAAAAAAAGGACGTAAAACAAAACAAAAAAATTATTTTGATGTTGCCGAGGAAAATGCGGTTGTTGAATTTTTATCTACCGATTCCGTAACTGAAAAAAATAGAATTTACAATGAGTTTTTAAAAGACCCTTTGGATAAAATGATTTCTTCAATTATAAGAAGATATAAGTTATATAGAAAAGATATGGAGTTCGTAGACTTACATGCGGATACCCATTCTTTTCTTATAACTAAAATTGAAAAATTTCAACCCTCAAAGGAAAAAAAGGCATATTCTTATTTTGGTACTATCTGTAAAAATTATTTAATGGGACAGATGTTAAAAGACCAAAAAGAAATTAATAGGAAGGTATCATATGAAGACATATCCACTGACTTAGAAAACAACCCAACATTCTCATATTCAATTGATGACGATGTTATTGACTCTGAAATGACAATAAAAAGTTTTTTATTGGAATTAAAAAGATATATAACCAATCAAAATTTATCTGAAAATGAAATGAAATTAGGTGAAGCATTAATCGAAATTTTCCAAAGATATGATGAAATTTTCTTAAGTACAAAAAACAATAAATTTAACAAAAATATTATTTTATTGTCTTTGAGAGAAATGACTAATTTATCAACAAAAGAAATTAGGGCTTCATTAAAAAAATATAAGACGATATATATTAATATGTTACAAAAAATTATTAAATAATGCCTAAACCTTTAAAAAAACAAATTCAGTTCAATAAGGAGTCAATTTTATCCTTAATGCAAGAAATTTATAATGAATTAGTAGAACAAAGGAATACTGCAATACGAATTCAAAATAAAATGTTAACAATGATGAAAGAACCTGAAGATATGACACTAATAGGTCCTGTCATTGAAAAACAACAAAAGATTATTAATGATTGTGTTGAGAAAAAATTATCCCTATCTAAATTACAATCATCAATTTGGGATAAATCTAATTCAAATAAAGAATCTTTTTCAATTTCAGACATTAATATGGATGATGAAACAATTAAAGAACTTTTGGAAAAAGATATAAACCAAAAAGATACAACTTATAAACTAAATAAGTAATGAGTTTAGATATAAATGATGACTACAGTAAAGCTAAACGTACTATAAATTCATTAAAAACATTTAGTGATGCTAATTCAGTATATAAAAACATTACTGAACCTAAAGGTGATTCATTTGAAGATGATGTAAAAAATCTAAAAGAAAGTTATGACAAAAAGAAAAAAGATTTTAAAAGATTTAAAAAAAGAATTAAAAGTCAATTAGAAAAACTTTTAGAAATTAATAATATAATAGCTGGTAAAGGTAATTTTTCTATAAGGTTTGTTAAAAATACATTTATGAAAGTTCTTAAAACTATAGAACCTATCATAAAACAACTTTTATTAGAGGAAGCTATTAATGCCGTTGGTTGTGATTTAGACCAAAAATATGATACTAGAGACATATATATTAAAGTATCATCTTTAGATTTAAGTGGTTTACTAAAATTAGACCCAGATACAGACCCAGGTAATACTCTGTACGAAAAAAAACCATTAGGTAGTACTCAAGAATTTAAGTTTTCAATGAATCGTGAATTATATGCTCGTATTCAAAGTAATAATTCATTTTCTCAGGATTATAATGGAGCTTTTTATAAAGGAGCGTCGGGACAAGATTTGTTTGATATTCAATTTGTACAAACAAATAATATAGGTGAAACTGGACCTTGGTATAAAATATCATTAAAAAATAGAGCCGATGGTGTTAATAATATTAAACAATTTTTAGTTGACTATTATACCTCAATATCAATAATTGATTTCTCTTCAATTATTGCCAATATAATGAATGCTTTATCTGGGTGTATTTCAATTTCGGCTAACTTGGGTGTAAATCAAAATACCGAAACAACAAAATTCTCATTATTTATACAAAGAATATTGGGATTATGTTTTGATAATGTTTCTGAAATTGATGTCAGTGGGAATGCTAAAGTATCCGAACTAGATGGTATTGATGATTCATTCTATGAATTTGACGAACTAGATTTAATTCAAATTGAAGAAATTGTGGCTAATATTTCAAATGGAGTTACTGAATTAGAAGATTGTGATAATATTAAAGTAAATGTTAATACCAAATCAATACTTGACGCCTTAAACAATTTACGTTTAGTACCTGATGAAGATGAAATTGAAGCAGCAAATGAAGTGTTAGACGCATTTTCAAAATCTGTTGATGGTTTTGGTTTAGAATTAGAAGCTGACTTTAAAGCTAAAATTGATTTTAGTTTTATTAAATTAATTGTTGATGGTTTAGTATTTTCTTTACTAAGTCCAAAAGTTTTATTACCAATATATGTAATGGTCGAATCTATTGGTCAATATGTAACTGATGGTATTAATTCAATTATGGTTTTTGCTAAAAATTTTGGTAAGTTTTTAATAAATATTGTCTCAAAAATTGGGGCAGTTTTTGTTCAAAAATTATTTGATATAATAAGTAAAGATGTTAAACAATTACTACAACAAATTATCAAAGATTTAGCCAAAGAAAAAGCAAGTATAATAATAATTATTATTCTTAAATTAATACAATTAGCTATAGTTGTTGCGGAGTTTGTACGTGATTGGAGAAAATGTAAAAGTGTAATTGATGAATTACTTTGGTTATTAAAAATAGCAACAACAGGTATAAAAATACCAGGATTTGCTGGTAAAATTCCATACCCACTTTTAATTTTTTCACAGTTTTTGGATGGATCATCAGCATCAAGAGAATTCATTGGTACAATTGAAGAATATCAAAAAATGGGACTCCCTACTGGTGCATTACCTGATGGTAGTCCAAATTTAGATTTATTGTCTAGATTTGGTCAATTAAAAGCATCCCAAAGAGAAAAATCTGAGAACGGACAAGTTGAAATCGCAATATCGCCTCAGAGTGTATCGCCAACTAGAGTTGTAAATGGTTTAAAAGTTTATGGAAAATACTTTTAATATGAATGAAGAATTAAAAAAAATAATCGAAATAATTAATGACCACAAAACCAAATCAAATAAAGATTTGATTAAGGCCATGGATTTTATTAAAAATGATTTTGAAAAAACAAAAGATAATATGTTGGTACTTGAATCTCATTTATCAAAATTAGAATCAACATATAATATACTATTAAAAGAATACAAAAAAAGAACAGATGGGGGAAATAACAGCTGACAACATACAACAAATAATTTTTCCTGGGGTAGTGCTAGATGTAAATGACCCAATGGTATTAGGAAGAATTAGAGCACGTCCTGAAAAACTAATTGATTATGAAGCGGTAAAAAAAGCTAATAACTTCAACGAAGATACTGACAAATGGAAATCAAATGACCCATTCATTTTTTTACCATTATTACCTTATTATTGTTATTTTGTACCAAAAGAAAAAGATGAATATGTTCATATAATTTATCAAAACAAAAAATTTAAATTCCAAAACCAATTTTATATTCCTGGGTTATTGTCATCTCCAATGAATTTAAAAGGTGAACACTACTTACCAGCAATGAAATATTTGGCAAGTGGTGACATATTTAAAGCTTCAATAGCTTTGAAAGATTCAAATAATGAATATAATGAAGCTGTGTCTAAAGGTGTATTCCCTGAACCTGGAGATAATGCAATATTAGGTAGAGGTTCTACTGACCTTGTCTTAAAATCTGATGAAGTTTTAATACGTGCTGGAAAAACAAATTTATTAAATCAAAATAAATTTCCTAAAGCTAATAATAAACAAGCATTCATTCAATTGTCTAATTTCACTCAAACTGTAGTAGACTTACCGACTAAAAGTGAAATAATACAAGAATTTCCAGTTTTAGCTGTAAAAAAAATGATAGTTTGGCATATTGAAAATTTAGAAAGTTTAATTAATTATACAGGATATGTTAAATTATATGATATAATACCAAATAGTGATTTAATTAACACTAAAAATTTTTCAATTAACACAATATCAAACTTAAGTATTGGAATTGATTACAAAGAAACTGGTATTGGTGAAACTTTTATTGGTAAAAGTTTTGATGACGTAGTTATTCTAATTAATAACTTTATAAAAAATATTTTTAATCAAAATGTATTTCCATTTATTGTTACACCATCAGACCAAACATATAGAAAAGGAAACTTACTTCAGCTAAATGATGAAAATGATTTAGCTCAATTAAATAACTATATTAATTTTTATAGTAAAATTATTCTTGATAGGGGTATTAATAAAAGTGGATTTTTTTTGGTTTCAGGTAATAATAATGGAAGTCCTGTTATTGGTATTCCAGCTCAATTTAAAACCATTGAATCCACACCACAAGATATTGTAGACGCCCCAATAACTTATGGTATTGTTGGTGCACAAAAAATTTATTTATTATCACATGATTCTGTAGGACCAAATGGTAAACTTGATTTAGGTACATCAATATATGGATTAGAACAAAATTTATTTACCAAGCCTAACGAAAATATTGAAATTCAAACCTACCCAACGGTTAGAGGTGATCAATTGATAATATTATTAAGAAAAATGATGGCATTTATAACTGGACACGTTCACCCAATAGCAACTTTGCCACCAGTACCAATCGCATCTGGAAATGGACAATCCTCAGCTGAAATTGAGATTTTATTATCAAATGCTGAAAATAGTATATTAAATCAAAATATTAGAATTAATTGATATTTATTGATTAAAGAGAATCAATGTCAATCAATAATTCATATTTCAATAAAAATAATACAATTATTTTTCAAAGTTCTGTCAATACAGGGAGAAATCCTGTGACAGAACTTTTTTATGGTAATACCCCAATTTCACCATACCCAAATGGATTTAGTAGATTTATTTTTAATCTTAATTTAGATTTATTAAAAGAAAAATATAATAACAAAATTATATCTTTAGATTGTTCTTTAAATGTTAAACATACATTAAGAATGACAAATACTTCTACATTTAACAAAGAATTATTAAATACTTCCACATCTCAAAGTAGAAAACGTGCAACATCCTTTGATTTGGTTTTATTACGAATTCCACCAATTGATTTTGACGAATCAATCCCTCAAATGTGGGATGAAGGTGTTGGTTATGATTACGGAAATTTAGTTTATGAATTAAACACAATTGATAGAAATTTTTCAGATAGACCATCAAATTGGTATCAAACAACAACAATTGATACTTGGACTGAACCTGGGATTTATAACAATAATAATATAGGGTCTTATCCATACTCCGCATTAACTATTGTTGATACACAACATTTTGAATTTGGTGATGAAAATATTGAATTTGATATGACAAATGAAATAAACACAATTATAAATGGTTCATTAAGTGGAGTTACAGGTTGGATTATTGCTTATAAACCTCAGTTGGAATTATTAATTGGTGCGTCAGATACATATGAAGTTCAATTCTTTACTAGACATACACAAACATTTTATGAACCTTATTTGGAGACATCATATGATGATTTAATAGAAGACGATAGAAATAATTTTACTTTAGGAAAAGTTAATAAGTTATATCTTTATTTATATGAAGATGGTAACCCAATAAATTTAGACAACTTACCAAGTGTAGCAATCCTTGACAATAGTGGAAATGTTATACCAAGTTTATCAGGTCTAACTGGTTGTCAAAAAACTCAAGGGGTGTATGAAGTAACTATTCCCCCACTTATTGGGTATAAAACACCTTGTACATTCTCAGATAAATGGACCGGATTAACTTATAACGGATTTCCATTACCTAATGTACTTAATGATTTTACATTACAACCATTTAAAAATGGATTTACTATAGGTACAAATTCAATTGACCCCAAAATATATGGATTTGATTATTATGGAATTAAACAAGATGAAAAAATATTTAATACCGATATAAGAAAAGTTGGTGTTATTATTAAACAAGCTTATACAACAAATAAATTATTACCAAAAGTAAGTGCTTATTATCGTGTATATGTAAGAGAAGGACAAACTGAAGTTCAAGTTCAAGATTGGACTCAAATTAATAGAACTCCTAATGAATACTATTTCATCTTTGATACAAGAGATAAAATTCCAAATGAATATTATATTGATATTAAAGTTGAAAGTAGTGGGGAGGTTAACACATATAAAAGACAAATAAAGTTCCAAATTGTGAACTATAAATAAAAAGTAAATATTTATAAATAAAACATTATGTCAAATTATTTTTATCCAACAGGTACTAGTGCAAATACAGAAGTTATTATATGTGAAATTTGTAGTGGTACAACTCAAGAAATCATTCCCCCACATCCAATTTGGACTGATGGACAAAATAATGTTGTTATTCAACTAAATGCAATCACATTGGGTGGAATTAATGGTTTAAACAATTAAATTATATGAGAATTACAGAATCACAACTTAACAATCTAGTTAAAAAAATAGTTAACGAAAAAGATTATGGAAAAGTACAAAACTATATGTTTTTCAGTAATCTTGAACAAATGATAAGACAAGCACAATTGTTATTAGAATTAGACCCAATGCAAGTTGAAAAAATACTTCAAGGTGGTCACGATTGGGCTGATGACCATATTGCAACGGCAAAAGAAAACCTAGACCAAGTATTTGACTTTATGATGAATGAAACTAAACATTCTGATGAATTCTATGATGAGGAAGAAGATGTGGTTATGATGGAGGGAAAAAAGAAAACTGGAACTGAATTATGTTCAAGAGGATATAAAGCTGCAAAAGCTAAATATAAGGTCTATCCCTCAGCATATTCTAATGCGTTTGCTGTACAAGTGTGTCAGGGTAGATTCAAGGGATTAGATGGTAAAAAGAAATGTTCACCACCTTATTGTTAATTACTATTTTTTTCATATAAAAAAGGTAGAAAAATATTCTACCTTTTTTTGTTTTAATAAGAAAACCTTTTTATCTTTGTGATGAATCAAAAAATAACATCTTATGAAAAAATTTATAAAAAGGTTTTTAAAACGTGCTTACGTTAAATGGGTTCTTTTCAATAGAAAAATGAATAACCCAGATTATGACAAAGTCTCCGAGACTCAAAAAAAATGTATGTCAATTGCAAGATTATTGATTCTACATCCAGATTCTAGTTTTCGACTTACTTTTTTAAGCAAAAAAAGATATATCATAAATAAAACTTTGGGGTTATTTTTAATATTGGATGGAAGATTATTAAGCATAACGAACCACGTTCATCATCACGATATAGTTATAAGTGATAGAAATTATGATAGGTTCACAAAAATGTATGATGAAAAAGTTGAAACAATACGTCAAAAAGATGAAGATGAAATTATGTCACAAATTGTTCACTCATTGGATGTGATACTTAATAAAATAAAACAATAATTATTTCTTAGGTTTATAAGAAGTCATTGTTGGTTTGTTACCAGTACCAATTTTGGGGTCTTTCTTTTCAGCCCTACGTTTCTGAGCGCAAGCCGATTTCTTCTCAGAATCTGACATCTTACCAGCAACTCCTGCTGCCCTACATTTGGGGTAACTCTTGGTATCTGCCTCACTCCTTCCACAAGGGGGATGTTTTCCATCTACCTTTTTACAGATATTAACCCAAGGTCCTTTTGGTTGTGATGACCCCTTGGGTTTTTTCTTTGTTCCAAACCATACAGCCAAATCTTCAGTTAATATTGGAGCTTCTTCATAATCCCACTCATTAACCGTATGGACATAATGTTTATCAATTTTATAACTACCATCCTTCCCTTTCTCCCACATTCCAACAGTTCTTCTTATATTGTTTTTGGTTGTTGACTTAACTTTATTTATATTTGCTTCAGTATCAACAAAATCTGAAAATGGTTGTAATTCAGGGTTTTTCCATTTTTTCATCCCAATCTCAAGTGGTGCATTATATTCCCCACCATATCCAAATGTCGCCTCATTTATTTTCTTTGATTTACCCTTTGGATAGGGGTTAATTACCTCACCATCGTCATCATTCTGCACTGGATGATTCTTGGCATAGATTGAAGTTTTTTTTACCTTAGATTCAATTTTTTTGATGTCCTTCTTGGATGTTGACATTTTACCATCATAACTATCTGTCGCTAATTCTTGACTATAATACTTTGATACAGACTCACTATATGGGTCTAATTGAGTTTTCTCAAAATTTTTTTTACCTTGTCTAAGTGGGGGTACAAACGAACCTCTACTACCTGTTAAATTACTTGTAGCCTCTTTTAAAATTTGTTTGACTATATCTTTTATTTTATTTATCATTCTAATAAAAAATTATGGAAGAAGAAAAAATATATGGAAAACTATTCAATACCGTAACATTACTATCCGAAAACCACCTAGATGTACTACTCCAGACATTAGATAAAGATTCCTCAATTTATTTTTTAGTACAAGCGGTTAAACATGCTTACCACGAAGGTACTTTTTCATTAGCCGAAGCTGAAATAATATCAAAAAGTATTAGAGTTTTAAGTTTATCATAACTTTCATTTACTTACGTAAGTAATACTACCAATATCATTACTTATTTTATCTTTGTATCATAGAAATAATTGTATCCGCCTTAGCCTGAAATTCTTTTGCTTTTGCTTCAAACTCATCCTTATAAATATTAGAATTAACAAGTCTATTTATTTCTTGTACTTTTTCAAAAATTTCTTCACTAATAACCTTACAACCTAAATACCATTTTTTATTATAATTTTCATCATAAGCTTGATAAATTAAAACAGGTACTAATGCCTTATTCCAGGTTGTCTCTTGATAAATTTTACCATCATGTGAGAACACCCCAAGTAATTTTACATCAAAATTATTTCCTTCGGTAAAAACATTTAAAAAATTCTGTTTACAAACTGGATCGGTTACATCATCTAACCTTGCATATCTTATAGCTTCAGCTCCTGAAATTGATACATCAGTACCTTTATCCACACCAAGACCATATTGTTTATTTTTAAAAGTAGTTACAATTTGTTTTTTAGATAACTCATCCCAAGCTCTTTTTAATTGATTACCGCTGACAGAATCGTTCATAACAAAAGTTATATGTTTTTTCATAATGTCAAACAAATCTTTATTTTTATTATAAATAATTGTGTTGATTCCACCTTCTTTTCCCTCGTTTTTAGAAGTTGCAACACACTTACAAATGTTAGCGGGAATTAAAAATCTTCTATTTAATTGTTCTTTAAACTGATTTTTATCAATATTAGGTAAAATTCCTTTTAAAAAAGCATAATTATTTTTACTCTTATCATCCCCAACCCATTTTCCAATACTTGGGTCATTTTGTAGTACTCCACACATTTCTTCTAAATACATATCAGCTCCTTCACCATCCGTAGTTTTTTTAAACCCATCAAATGAGGCTGCAATTGACTTACCAAACATTTCTGCTGATGTATAAAAATACCAAAGAATAATTCCAATTTTTGATATAATCGCTAAACTCCAAATAATTGCACGCACTGGATGTTTTTTTGCCCATCTAGCTAATTTTCTATTCCCTACACTTTTAGGGTGAGCACGATAACTAGGTGCAGTTTTTTTAAACTTATCTATAAAATCTGGGTCTGTACTAGGATTTAATTTTGATATTTTTTTACTTGAGTCTATAGGGACATAATAATCACCGGATATTTTAATTTCGTTTGGATTTATTATATTTGCTTCTTTTTCAAACAAATAAGCAAGAATTTCTTCCTCATTTTCATCCAAGTCGATTTTTTGAACATTTTTATCAATTATTTGTTTTAATTGCTCTAAAGTAATTATTTTAACATCTTGAACACCATAGATTTCATGTTTCATTGTATTATAATTTAGAATATTTTTTTCTAATTCAACGGCTCTTTTTTGAGTTTCAATTAACTGATCCTCATAAAGTGAAATTTTAATCTTAAGGTTCTTTTTCTCTGTTGCTTTATCACTTATGCTTAACTCCATTTTTTCGTCTCTTAACTTTCTTTGAAGAGTTATAATTTCGTTTTTCAAGTCTATAAGTTCTGTTCTCCATTCTATCATCTCAGGACTATCAGAACCTTTAATTCTTTTTGTGGCAATATAGATATCACCATTATCTAAATAACTATTTAATTTATTAGATAATTCCGTTTGTAATGTAGTTATGTAATCTTTGGTTTTACTACCAACAGTAACACCACCATATTTTTTATATGGACCTGTACCAAAAAGAAAATTACGAACTTTTTTTAATGGACGTTCAATTATTAAATTTTCATCATCATTTTTTTTAATTAAATAATTATTTTTTGTTGCGTCTTTGTGCATATTGAGAATTCGTTCTTTCTCAGATTCATCTAAATAATATAATTTTTTCATATTGATTAATTTTTTTCTTTATAAATATCTATTAGTTGGATAAAAATAAACTAAAATAGTTTATTTCCTTTTTTTATATTCTCAACACCCCACATTGGCTGTAAATTATCCAAAGACCAACATTCTTTAAACTCTTTATTATCCACACTTTCAAATACAAACAATGATATTGGTTTAATATGGTCAATATGCCATTCACCATAATTGTCCCAAGTCATACCATCAATAAATTGTTTTTCTAAATGTTTTTTTAAATCTAATGCGGAATACCCAACCATATTGAAATAGTTGGTATACTTATCCAATTTGTTCTCTTTTAGAACAATGTATATTGCAGTTCTAAAATTAGATATTAGTTTGTATATTGGATCTGTACTTTTTTTGTATTTTTCGTAGTTACGTTTTTTCTCTCTATGTTTGTCAATGTTCTTCTCTCTCCACTCTTTGTGGTATTCATTAAGTCTGTTTCTATTTTGTTTTGACCATTCTTTATGATACTCATTTTTTTTATCTTTATGTTTATGACAATTTCTTTTATATGAAGCATATTTCCCACCTTTAAACTTTTGACCAGGCACTCCAACCTTAATATTATTTTCTTTAAGTACTCGTAAAACAATATGTCTATTTATACCCAATTTTTCGGATATTGATGGACTACCCAACATTTCCTCGTTGTATAATCGTATAATCTCATCAATAACGTTTTTATCTAATTCTATTCTTTTCATATAATATAAATATATGAAATAAGAACATAAAATCAATTATTTATGTTAAATTAATAAAAAAAGAGGGACAAAAACTTGTCCCTCTCGTCATTTTTTATTAAGATTTACTATCTCAATTCTTGTAAGTCAAATGTTCTAACACCATCAACTGTAATTCTGGCATAAAATCTGTTGTTCACCATTTTTTTGGCGTAACGTGTCATAATACCCTTAATAGGAGTAAAGTTGAATGGATTATACATTGTTGGAGTTAATTGAAGTGGAACATACGGAGCGTAGATGTAACCAGTATCAAGAAGTGATGTACCTTTATGTCCGATTAACACTTGGTTAGGTGGGAAGTAAGGGTCACGATATACTTGGTATCTACCAGCTAATGTACCTACTCTTTCAATACCCATGTTGTATTGGTCTTGCTCAGGAGAAGCATTTGATACGTGGAAGTATTCCAAGTCATCAAAGATTGCAGAAACCTCAGAAGAAACAACAATCCAGTTAGCACCACCTCTAAGAGTTGATTTGTGAATTTGAGCTGAAAGTTGGTTGATAGCAGTAATCAACGTTTGGTTCCAGTCTTTTTGAGTGTAAGAAGTTGTATTTTGAATTCTTCTCCATCCGTTGTAGTCCCATCTCAAGTTCCAAGCCGCACCTTTTCTAAGGTCACGAAGGATTTCTCTATCGATTTCAGCAGCAACTTGTTCAGAAAGAAGAGCCGTCAATTCAGCTTCAGCATCAATGTTATGGAATGCTGCAACGTCTTGAGCAAGTTCAGGAGACCATTGAGCTCTAAGTTTTCTTTCAGTTACAGAAACAGTTACTGATTCAAGGTCGAAAGAAACTTCACCAATTTTATCTTCGAATTCAAGTTCTTCGTATCTTCTCCAAACAGCTGTGAAAGCGTCTCCAGATAAAGTACTTGTTAAAGTTGTACCAGTGTAACCATCAATTGTGTTAGAATTATCACAAGTTGCACATACTGGACAAGAAAGGTCAACTTCTAAATAGATACAACCATCTTGACCACAAATGTCATTGAATGTTCCACCACCACCATTAGAAGCCCATGTAGTTTTATTTGGTGTTGATGTTGGAGAAACAATACCTTTACCATATTGTTGAGTTACAACTCTAAACAATAATGATTTTTTACTTCCATCGACATTGTATATTGCATCACAAGTATCTGATGAGAATGCTGATTCACTTTTAGCGCTAGTCGCCATAAGCTTCAAATCAGACAAGAAAGATTCTGTGTCAATTTCATTACCATCAGGAGCAATAAGTTTACCAACACCTAAGTTAGTGAAATTACAAAGTTTAACGATTACTTTTCTGATAGTAGTGTTAGCTGTAAATTGATCTGTAGCACCTGTTAATAGACCATTACTCCAAACTTGAACTGTTGTACCAGTTGTAATCGCAGACCATTGACCTTTAGAATAATCAAATAATCCGGCAGGATTTAAACTAGGTTCATTACCTTCGTAAAATAAATCATAAAGATTTTTTTGATAAGCTCCAGCACTATCACCATAACCTGCGTTTACTTCACTAGGACCTCCTGGAGCGCCAAACGGACCGTAATGTTCACCAGAATTGGTATTACCACCACCATTATAACCTTGGATTTTAGGTACGAAGTAGAACAATTTACCGATAGGTAAGTTCATAGCTTGTACAGATACGATATCATTTGCTAATAATTTAGAGAATACACGTCTAACGATTGGAAATACAACTGTTTCGAATGAACCAGAACTTCCATCAGCTGTTGCCTCATTGATTAAGAATGATGCTTGGTTTTCATATAACTGTGCAACATTTTCTTTTAGGTGACCTCTAAGGCCATCAAGGAATCCTAATCTATCCCATTTGTTAATAGTATCTTCTTTGATAACTTTAAGGTGTTTTAAACCAATGTTACCAACAAGACCGCTTTCTAATAATGCTCCCATTTTGTATTTGATTTTTGTTTTAATTTTGTTTATTGTTTATTTTAATTTTGACATTAAATCCTTCATTCTTAAGAATTGTGGATTTTCATATGTTTTTGATTCAATTAAATTAATTGCAGAACCGGTAGAAGGTGTCTTCGTAATAGTTCTTTCAATTGATTCATTAACTTGTTGAGTCTTAGTGTTCGATAATTCGTCTTTAATTACTTTGTAAAGATTTTTAGATTCTTTAAGAGTTTCAACACCATCAAATCTTTGTAGAATGTTAATTTTTTCTTGTTTTGATGTAGAATGTTCTGTAAATAATCTAGTTGCGTACGCTAAGTTTGAATTAAAGATTGCTACTTCATCAAGTTTAGTTCTAAAAATGTTTAATGCTTTTCTGTACTCTTCGTTTTTTTCTCTAAGTAAATTTAATTCTTGAGACTCAACAGATTCATTTCTTAGATGACGAGGAGCTGTTCTTGGTTTTGGAAGACCATCTCTACCCCAATATTTTCCGTTTCCTAAAGTACGTGCGGCCTCTTTTGTTTCTACTTTTTTAGGCTTCATCATCATACTTCCTTTTGTTTCTTTTGATTTGGTTGGTTTCTTAGAGAATTCACCATCAAAACTTGGAGAGTCAGATTTATATATGTCTTTTTTAGGACCTTTACCCATACCTACACCTTTAGTGCCTTGTTTTTGTTTTTTAGTTGGGTAATCAGTAGTTTTACTTGGAAATTTGAATTTAGATGCTGAACCAAAACCCATACCTTTTGGTTTTTTTGTTGATTTTTTTGATTCCATCATATACTCATCACTTTCAAAGTCTTCATCGTCTTCTTCCATTTCAATTTCGTATAAAGTTTCATCTTCCATATCCATTTCCATCATATCCATCTCATTGTCCATTTCCATCATGTCCATTCCGTCTTCCATTTCAATTTCGTATAAAGTTTCATCTTCGTATTGGATTCCATAAGAACTTTCAAAACCTTCTTCCTCTTTAGGAAAATCAAATTCTTCTTCTTCATCTTCTTCGTATTCAGGAATGAAGTCAAAATCTTCTTCTTCATCTTCTTCGTATTCAGGAATGAAGTCAAAATCTTCTTCATCGTCAATGTAATCACTTTCAGAAAAAGTATCATGTATTGCACTAGTAACTTCTCTTTCAATTTCGCTTTCTGACATAACAATATATTCTTTATTTGTGCGTTTATCTTTAAAATGCACTTTACCTTTTTGTTGGTCAGGAATGACTTCAACTTCAGTTTCACTATCTAATGCTGAAAAAATCTTGACAACAGAATCTGTATCCATATTTGTCAAGTCTAAGGTTTTATCGTCCCCCATCTGCACTTGACTCATACCATCCATTTCATCATCCATATCCATTTCGTCTTCCATATCCATTTCGTCTTCCATATCCATTTCGTCACCCATGTTTATGTCTTCTTCGTCTTCAATTTCTTCTTCATCTTCAACTTCTTCTTCGTCTTCATCTTGTTCGTTAAGAGATTCTTTTACTAGTTGTTTGATTTCTTTTGTCATTGTTGACGCAAGTATTCCTTTTGCATTTTCAGCGACTAATTCCTCCAAATTTTTCATTTGGATTATCGCTTCTTCTACTAATGATTTTTTTTCTGTCATTTTTATTTTTTATTCTATAAATATGTTAATTTTTTAAAAAAATATTTTTTAAGATTAAATAAATCAAAAAAATATGTTTTTATATAAAATAAATATTATGATATAACAAAAAAAATAAGGATAACCCTTATTTTGGATTATCCTTATTAAAATTTGTAATAAAACTTTTAGTCAATTACCTCATCAATTTTACTTTCTACTATTGCAGTAATTCTCCAATTGAAAGTGTAATGTTCGTAAACCTTGGTTATTTTAGCTTCAACATCTGTTGGGGTGTAACCCATAACTAATTTTTCCAATTTTACTTTTTTAACTTTACCTGTTTCATCATCAACCAAATCTTCGGCGATTTTTGCTACAAAATATTTTTGTCCATCTTCCATTTTGATATTATTTTTTTAAATTAACTAATACCCAAGTTTAGACAATTTTTTCATTAAATCAAGTGATTTATTACCACTATCACCAACATTTCTTTCTATTGACATTTTTTTCTCTTCTTCAAGATTTTCTTCATACATATGTTTATCATCTTTATTTAAGAAAAGATAAGCACCAGGTGTTGATGGTGAAGAAACCAAATCAAAACAAATTAATTCAAAATCATCTTGGACTTCATTTTGCTCACCAACTTTTTTTAACGAACCAACTCCACGAGAAGAAATACCAAGGGTAACACCTTGTCTTAAATAATTTGCCGCCATATCACCTTTAGTTGATACTATACCTCTTTCGTGGAATCCTGGTGATGTTAATAATTTGAGTTTACCCATTAATATAGGACCTTCCCACCAAACTTCATTTATGATATGAGATACTCTATCAAGGTCAATTAAAGATGATTCTGGGTGATTTAATTCAGATAAAGATGTTCCTTTTTGAATTATCTTTTTATAATTCTCGGCTTCTCTCTTTAATATCTTTTCTGGATAAATTCTACCATTACGATTTGGTGTATTATATTTTTGTAATACAGCGTAGAATTCAAATGGTTTGGAATGGTCTAAATAAGATTTTTGTTCTAATATAAATGAATTATGTTCAGTTCTTGGTGATACATAACCTGCATCATATTCAATTAAAATTCCCTTACCAATTTCTCCAGGTTTAATTATTTTTAAGTCCATATATGTTTTTTAACATAAATATCATAAATTTGATATTTATACATTTGGAGACTTAGTCTTTTTGGTTATTGAGAAATTAAAATAATCATTTTTACTAAAATTTGAATTAATTATATTTTTTGTTAAGTCTTTCAATGACTCTTTTAAAAAATTATCTTTAAAGTCAAGACTCTCAATATTTGTAAATAAATTGATTTCAAGATTTAAAAATGATTTTTTATTTAAGTTAATACCACTAGGTCTTAGGTCTAAATCAACTATAAAATTTTCTTTAAAAAATTTTTGGTTTATTGACCGTAATACAATATGTTTTATTGACCTAGATAGATTTAAAACCACTCTGTTCCAATTATCTGAATCTTTATAGGGTTCAACCCAAGTTTGGATATTTAAGTAAATTGATTTTAATTCAAATGAATCAACTGTACCATAAGTGACTTTAGTGTTTTTGAATCCTATAATTTTTGAGGTTTTACCCTTTTTCATTAAAAAAAAATTAATTTCTGTTTATTTTAATTAAATGTAATTAAATTTATTAAATAAGTCAAAAACAATAATAAATCAAAATAAAATTAAAACTTATGTTAATTGTACACGTAGATAATAAGACACCAATAGAAAAAGCTCTTAAATTATTTAAGAGTAAGGTAATCAAAACTAAATTGATGTCTGAGTTAAGAAATAGAAAAGAATTTACAAAACCTTCAGTAACTAGAAGAAATTTAGTAAATAAAGCAAAGTATGTGGAAAAAATAAATTTAAATTAGATTAAATACTATCATTAAGTGATTTTAATCTGTAATAATTTAGTTTATCAAATTTCTCATCTTTAATTTTTGAAATTGATTCACTAATTTTTTCAGATGTTTCTGTATCGGAGTCAATTAACAATTTATTTAATTTATCTAAAACATTTTCTTTAATGTTTAGATATGAATCTTTTATATCTTTTTCATCTATCTTTAATAACTTAGATAGTTCTTCTTTCTCTGATTCATTCATATTACCAATATAATTATTGATAGTTTTGTTTGCCAAATTTATCATCGTACTTATTGGTAAATTAATAACTTCTTTTGATTCTTTGTTAGATTTTTTAAGAGATTCTGCAATTAATTTTCTACTTAAAATTTTATGTTCTAATTTGAAAATATTTGTCTCAAACAAATTATCAATTTTTTCATATTTATTATCAGATTTAATATCTGAAACCCACAATTTTAATTGGTTTAAATCTTTTTTAGATATTTTATTTATTATATTTTCATACATAATGATACATTCATTAATGTAATCATTCACAATAGTTTCACTCATACCCTTGTTACTACTTAACTCATCGTATAAATAAAATAACTTACTAATATTTTTATTTTCTAAAACTAAAGTTTTAAATACTTTCATATCAAGTTTTAATTCTTGTTTTGAATAAGACTCCGAAAGTAATTTTTCTATTTTTGATTTAATTGAACCAAAATTCATTTTGTTATATTTTTTCTTTTTTTATTTTATTGTTAAACAATAACAAATTATTAAAATAAATATCAAGAGTTTAATAGTTTATTTAATTGCGATTCAATTTCACCTAAATAATTTCTTGCTTTGGATAAATCAATATATGAGTCATCATCCAATAAATTATCGCTTTCTAATAGTATATTTAAATTGTCCTTTTGATTTGATTCAGGTGTAAGTCCACCCCCTGCTGGTTCTTCAGCTCCTCCTAGTGGAGGAGGAGGTATTGATGAACCCATATCACCAGAACCTCCCATATCACTAGATGGTGGTTGTGCTGCTCCTTCAGTAGTACCTGTTGTTGAACCATACAATTTATCAATATTATCAAATATTCCTGTTTTAGTAATAATTGTTGCGGTATTAGTTAATTCAGCCCCAACAGCCCTTTCAATTCTTTGTTGTTGTAAATCAAGTTTTAATTCTTCATCGGAGAATCCTAAAATATGTTTTTTAGCCCAAGTGATTGATACTGGCATAAAACCAGTTTGATCGGCAGTTGTCGCCTCTTTATATGTCACAAATTTTTCTTTCCAAACATCAAGTTTTAATAAATCAGCCTGACTTGATGGATTTGTTAATCCCAATGTGAAATTATTTAACTCATCTTCAAAACCTAAAAGGAATAAATGTATAATTGCAATCTTATTTAATTCAGCTATCATACATTTTTGTATTCTATTGATTGTTCTAGCGAATCTTATATCAATCAAAGAAAGATTTTTACCATCACCAACGGGTTCTTCAAAACCTAAGAAAGCTTTAGGTACACGAAGTGCTGTCAATAATTTCTTTTGGATGTATTCAATATCGGCAATTTCACCCAAGTTTGTACCACCCGCCAAAGTTTCAATTGGACTTGCTGTTGCGGCATCCCTTACTGGGATAAAATAATCTTGGTCAACCGCCATTTGATTAAATCTCATATCTACATTACCTGTCTGAGAATCAACTACTTGACTACGTTTAAATTTATTGGCAACACGTTGTACATACGATTCAACATCTTTATCATCCATATTACCAACAAATACTTTGAATACACGTCTTTCTGGTGCGCGTGAAGTTCTATATATCAACATAGCATCCTCAGATAATAATAATTGTTTCCAAATACGTCTTGCTTTTTCCAACATTGATGTACCATATGGAAGTTTTCTATCATCACCTAGTAAACGGAAATGAGCGATTTCCCAAGCATTAAATTCCATATCTTTCACTTTCCATTTAAATCGTAAACCTTTGTTTTCTGCGGGTTCTTCAGTATTTTGTCTTGTAGCCTGAGCTGGCGTACCTCGTTCCAAACGCTCAATTTCAATGTTTGGTAGTTGCATACAACCAACAATACCTTTTTCCGAGTCAAGTTTAAGATAAACAAAATTATCACCATACTTACAAGTATTTCTTGTCCACATTGGTAGGTTTGTATTAATGTCTAAAGCATTGTTAAATAAATCAGTTAAAATTGATTTAATCCTTTTTGACTCTGAGTATATTTGTAACATATTACCATTATGGTCAACAGTAGTTGATTCTTCACCATAAATGTCCAAAGCTGCAGATATTTCAGGTGTATATTCCATAGATTCGTAATCGTAAAATGAAGCTAATCTAGTTGGTTCATAATACACCGCTTGAGTATATAAATTACTTTCTATTTTAGTCCATTGATTTGCCAAGTAATATGTTTGTTGAGCTTGTAATAACTCTTTATCATATTCTTGTTTAGATGTAGTACGTAATAATTCTTTTTTATCAAACTTATATGTTGGATAATCTTGATTTAATAAAGAATTAGGTCCAAAGGTTTGAGTTAACCTTTGCCATATTGTTAAATTTTTTTCATTTTGTTCCATAAAAACATTTTAACACCATTTTAGTTTAAATAAATAATTAACTAGGTGCGTTGGTATCTATTTTTTTTTGTTGATTTATTTTATTATCACCCCCAGGATTAACTAAACTAATCCCTTGATTAGGTACAATCATATTTGAACCATTAATTATTTTACCACTTTTTTTTCTTCTAATGTATCCCATAAGTTATTTTATTTAATAAATATTATCTTCCACCAAATAACCAACCATATTTTTGATAATCTTCTCTACTTAGATTTTGATTTCTTTGGTTAATTCTTTCATGCCCATATGGTATTACTGGATTAAACTCCAATTGTTTCCCCATATTTTCATTATTACTTACAGACCAAGATTCCAACATTGCTTTTGTTTGTTCTGTAACTTTTTCCAAACTGCTGAAAGATGATTCGGCAACATAAGTCGCCATTGCAATTGACATTATTAAGTCATCGTGTTGTCCCTTTTGGTGGTCTGGTCTTCCATTTACATAAATAAAGGTGTTCATCTCATCAAATAACCTTGAACTATATATCTTAAATTCATGTCTCATTGCTTCCTCAAATGATGCAATTATCTGAACACGTTTATTATTAAAATTAAGTCCAGGAATTTTATCCAATGCCTTGGGGTCATACTTCCATTTGTTCGCCAAATCAACCCCATCCACATATAAATTTTTATAACCCAACTCTTGTAATTTTCTTGATGTTGAAACCCCCATACCACCAGTTATATCTATTACAATAAAACAATTATACATATTACCCCACTTATAACATATTTCAGCCATTGTATCTGGAGGTAATTTCCCAACATATTCTGCAACTTGTTCTCTTGTATCAAAATCAATAATTTGGAAAGAACTAAAGTCTTCACTATCCCCTCTACTGACATCCACACCCATAACATACTTGTGTCCCATTACAGGTTCTTTCCATATCCATAAAGAATTACCCATCATTTTATTTTGGGGTTCTTTAATCATATTTTCTTTAACTCTCTGCATTAAAAGAGAATCAAATACATTATCACCTGACCCAAGAAAATTACATTCTAATTCTTGGGAAACTTTTCTTTTATCATACTTAAGTTTCTTTACCATTCCCTCAAACCAAGATGAACAAGGTTTGTACCCTGAATTCATCATTAATTTAAGTTCCTCGTAATTTCTTTTTTCAAATGGAATATGTTCCCAACTTATAACATCACTATCACTATATTCCGTTTTATTACGAAGATAATGAACAACATCTTGTGTTTTGACTAGATATAAATCTTTTGTATATCTTGGGTCTCTAAACCAATACATTTCAGAAATTTTGAAATCATTCATTCCTCTATTTGCTTGGTTATAAATCTCATAATAAATTGGGTCATATCCATTTGGAGTTGACACTACAATAACTTTACCCCCAGTTGATAGTGAGGCCATACAAGCCGCCCAAAAGTCTGAATCCGCGTCAATAAATGCGGCTTCGTCAAATACTAGGATTGTTGGTGTAAAACCACGTAGAGCATCCTTTGATGTCGCCACAGCTTTTACTTCACATCCATTGTTTGTCTTGTAATGTTTTTGTGAATTTTTATCAGTTGAAAAATCAATTCCAACCCAACTAGGCCATTGACCAATAAACATTCTTATTTTATTTGCCATCTCCATAGATGTATCCAATTTGTTGGCAATGATTAGAATCTTTTCAGGTTTTGTCTTTTTGGCAAAAGCAATTTTTAACGACACCCAAGCTGCAGTTACTGTTGATACACCAGCTTGTCTATACTTTAATGCGATGTTTTCATTAAAATCTTCATAATCTTTTAATAATGATATTTGGTCTGGAAATAACTCTAATGGAACATATTTTGATACAGTATTATCATAGGTTTCCAGATATGTTCTTAACGCGTATGGGGTATCTTTCATACACTTAAGATATTCAATCATTACTTGTTCTTTTGTTAAACTCATATAATCTTTTTATATAAATATAAAAACCCCCACTTATTTCTAAATGAGGGTTTTTATTTTAATCTTCCCACCATCTTTCTCCATCTTCGTCATCAATATCATCTGTTGGAGGTTCATCATCATCATCATCATCTTCGTCATCAAAATCATAAGTTGGAGGTTCATATTTTTGAGTTGTTGTTGTCGTTGTTGTTCTCGTTGTTGTTCTCGTTGTTGTTTGCATTATTGGTAAAACATCAACAGCACCTTTATTTCCATCTCCACCATATATAATCATTTCAATAAATTCATCAAAATATTCCATTGGATTTACCATTTCACCTTCAAATTTAACTTTATTCTTTCCATCAATAATACCATCATACATAATCATATTATACATTAATATTTCATCATTTGCCAATTTGTTGAAATTTTTGATTATGATATTATATAACCATCTTTCATATTTTTTTATAGTTGATTCAGTTACTTCTCCTTTTTCATTGGTTGGTAATCTTTTTTCTTTTATAAATTGATTAATTGCCGTATCAATGTGAGGTTTAATATGATAATTAAGTCCTAAACTTATTTGTTTTCCTGTAAGCATATTTCTTATTTCATGGTCATGAACATCAGTTGTTTTTACAAGAGCATCTTTTACAACTTTATCTTTTGACATATAAAGATAAGTTAGAAAATCCTCACCAACTTTTTCTAATTCGTGCATTAATAAAGGAAAGTTAGGGGCTCTAACTACTAATATATAAGCTTTAGGATTCGTTGGGTCATTAACAATTTCACAATACGCAGCAACACCTGACGCGTTTTTTGCCATACTCTCCAATTGAGCTAAATTATCATTATAAAAAACTGTTGCAGATTTACCAAATTTTTTATATTTTTCAACTAATCCCTCATCGTCATCGTCATATCTACGGTTACGTTCACCACCTTGGGTTGAATCAACATAGTTAATAATATCTTCAATATCATCTAAAAATTCTTTATCATTTTCAAAATCAAAACCACGATTCCAACTATTACCTTGTGTTATAGCATTTTGAAAATTTCTTCCTTTTATTCGTTCATTAAATAATGGGTCTTTTTTTTGTGCTTGCTCTATTTCTTCAGGTGTAACCTTTTTTTGAGGTCTTCTAGCGGCTGGTGTTGTTGAAATTTGAACATCTAACGAAACTAATCCCTCGTCTATCTTTTCTTTAATCTCATAAAAATTTTCTAAAAATTTATCAATGGCCAATTGGACTAATTGTCTTTTGTATGGTGCTTCCTTATTTGGTAACCCACGCATTAAATTTCCCATTTCATAGCTACTACCACCTTCAGTTTTGTTGGTATTATATTTTCTAATTTGAGCCACGTTTATTTTTTCCATTGATTCTTTACTGATAAAATCATCAATTGGGGCTTCATACAAAATTCTTTTCATTTTATATAATTTTAATAACTAAATATTATTTCTTCTGTTTAAAATTTCATTTATTTTATCCAAGTTTCTTCTAAAACTTGCCGTAAATTTTGATGTATTTTCACGACCAGCTTTTGGTAACCTTAATGTGTCTGGATCAATAGTACTATGTTTGTCAACATCTGGTGTAAATTTACCAAATTTTTTTATTCTAGGTCCACTATCACTACTAGTATCTGTACCATAAGATGTCTCTACCCCAAATTGTGATTTACCACCTCCTTCTTTTTTATTAAGTTTTAAATCTATTATACAATCATTACATTCACTATATGATTCAATTATTCTAAAATCACTAGGTTCTTTTTTAACCATTTTGATAACTTGAACACAATAGTTACTTCCACCATCACTAATCATATAAATGTCACTAGGACTAGTAGATTTTTTTGGTTTAATATAAAATGTTTGACCAGTTTCACAATCCTCAACTTCAGCAACTTTTGATAACTCTCTCTTAGTTTCAATGTCAGTTTCTGTATCAAATGTAGTCATAGGGTCTAATGTCATTGGTTCACCATATGATGATTCCCCTAATTCACTACCATAATAAAAATCTTCATTCAAACCTTTTTTACGTTTGATTTTAGATTCAATTAGTTTTAATAAATCTCTTTTTTTCATAGTTGGTCTTAAATTGTTTTCAACAAGAGTTGTTAAATGTTTATTTAATATCTCTTCTTTAGTTAGTTTATTTTTTACATTATTGGTATATGTACTAGTCAATTTATCAAAATAATTTGCCATAGTAAACTCCTCATTAGTTTCTTTCTTTTTGTATTTTACAGTCTTTTCAGGATGTTTCTTTGATGTACTTTTTGAAAATTCTTTTGCCATTTTACACCACTTACAATCTTCACTTTTACATTTATTACAACGTGCCCAAAATAATCCTTGTTGAGCTTTAGATTCAAATTTTTCTTTAATATTATCCTCTTTTATTTCGGATTCCATAGGTGTTGCGGTTACTGTATTATCTGTATTCTTTTTTATGGCATATCCTTTGTCATTTGGTGGTAATGTCCCTCCTTTATCACCAACCTTAAATGAAGGTTTTGATGGTACTTGCGTAACTTGTTCTTTATTTTCTTTTTTTGACATTGTTTCAAACAAAAAATTAATTTTGTTTTCATTTAATGAAGATATAAATTTAGGATTTAATCCTTTATCTAATAAGAAACCGATTTTTTTATTAAGATTCATATTGCACTTTCCTTTCAAATTCTAATACGATGTCTCTTTCGTATAATTTATTTTTTATTGTCTCAATGTTTTCACCAAATCTAAAAACCAATCTTTTATTCACATCAAAATTTACACTTTCAGATTCATTTTCCCAAGCCAACGCAATTACATCATCAATAGCGTCCATCATTGAAAAATAATCAGATTTTTGAATGACAGATAATACAATTTTATCATTTTTTAAAACACCTACTTTCTTTATCAATTCAATGTTTGGTGGATGAGGATAACCATTAGATGGTGCTGACTCCCAAGACTCCCCCCAAATATCATCAATTGTATCAGAAAAAATAAATTCGTATATATTATCTCCTTTATAATTTGGTCCTAGTTCATTAACAAATACTAAATACATCATATAACATTACCATTTGCAAAAATATAAAACCTCTCATTGAGAACTTCAAATACCATTTGACCTTTTGAAGTTTTTCCCAAAAATTTAGCATTTGGATTATTATCCATAAAGTTTGATACCGCTTTTTCTTGTTTATATGATTCTGTTAAATTTTTAATTTTAGCTAAATTGTTATTTTTGAAATATTTTTTTAAAACTCTATCAACTTTTGATTCAGAAAAAACATTTTCAATAACTTCTTTCATCCTATCTGTTCTATCTTTTATATTTCTACTACCCATCTTTCTATGGTGATACGATTCCGCAGTTTCTGGTGCTGGAGGGGGTGGTGGTAGTTGATCCATAGGTTCTTGTTCGTAACCTTCTTCATCACCCATATCAGGCATTTCTTCACCACTAATATCAGTCATATCACCTTCTTCTTCTTCACCACCTTCAAAACTTGACATAATTTCTTCTCTGTCTTCTTCTTCTAGTGAATCTAAGGGCAATGCAGATAAAATAGAATTAATAACATATTTTATTTGATTTGAATCCATTTGATTTTCTTCATTAGACAAAAATTCTCTTGTTTTTTGTCCTAATTTACCCACCAATTTTTGGATTGTTTTATATGTTACGACTTCTTCTTTTTCTCCGCTAGTATCATCCATAGGTTCTTCCATATCTGCCTCATCACCCATATCCATATCAGTGTCCATTTCAGAGTCTATATCTGTATCAATCTCAGGTTCACCATCAACAGATGGTGCTGGTTGTTGTAGAGCTGGTGCAGGTGCGGGTTGTTGTGGAGCTGGTGCTGGTTGTGGGGCTGGCGCTGGTTGTTGTCTACCTGCTGGTTGTTGTTGTTCTGTTTGTTCTCCGTATTTCAAAAAATATTTGACATCATCAGACTCATTAAATAATGATAAATTATTATCATAACCAGTCAATGAATTAACTTCTTTAATTATTAGATTTAGTCTTTTTAATGCTTGCGAATATGATGGATAATATTTTCTATTTTTTATAGGTTCAATATATTCTGCAGTAGATTCATTAATTCCTTTCTTTAAAACATATCCACTTTTTTCTTTTACAATGTGATATGTGTTACCATCTGACAATGTTTTTTTAAATTCATTTGATGTTACTTCATTGATTGGTTGTGGAATATTAAGATTATATTGTGAAATCTCAATCATTCTTTTTATTTTGTCTATACCTTGTAATTTTTCACTACCGATAGGTTTTAAATTTCCCATATTTTAGTTTTTTTTTATGAAATTATTTTTATATAAATATATAACAAGTTAAATAAATACATTTATTTATTTATGTAAAAAATTTTTAATTTTTTCTTTTAAATCATTAGTCCTAAATATAGGACAACTTAAAATTTCATCAATTTTTTTATTTTTTGTTAAACCAAATCTAACACAACTATATTCAACAGTGTTTAAAATATCTATTGTATTATACAAAGGACTTGATATATTTTTTTCTTTCTTATATGGTAACCCAAATGGATTTTCTTCACCCCCAATTGAAGTTGCATCATTCCAAGCATTTAAAAAATTAACATTATTATATGTTATATCAGCCCCAATAGTAATTAAAACCATTTGATAAAAATTATTTATATTTGTTATTTTTAACTCATCAAAATTAATTGTTTTGTTTATTCTAGATAATTTTGTGTCATCAAATAATTTGTATAATAACAAATAGTACATATATAATAAATCATCTTTATTTATTTCACTTGTTTTTGGTAAATCAAAATCATCTCTAAATTCATTTAAAGCATTTATTGTTTTTTCGTCATAAAATCCATCAATACCATAATTTAAATCTAAATACTCTAAAAATTGTAAAGCTATTTGTATTTGCTCAACTTCAGGATTATTGGTAATAATTTTATCATCTTCAGATACATCAATATCACTTTTAACCATTTTTAAAAAATCTGACATAAATTTACTTTGTTTAGAATCCTCCAAAATTTCAGGGTCATCATTGTCTTCTAAACTAGAATCATAATCATATATCTTTTCCTTTATTTCGGATATTTTATCTAAAGATATATTTAATTCTGTCGCCTCATATTCTTCAGCCTCAATATTTGGTATATCAAAATCTTTATCAATATAGTCAATAGGGTCAACCAATTCACCATTTTTGACTAAAGTATAGTGTAAATGTGAACCTGTTGAAAACCCTCTACCTGGGTCACCTTGTCCACCACCTACAAGTCCTACAACTTCACCTCTTTTAACTATATCACCAACATTCACCATAATTTTACTACTATGACAGAATCGACTTTCTAAACCATCACTATGTTCAATGAATATTGAACCCCCACATCCACCATTTTCACCCATATCAGCTTTAACTATTGTTCCATCAGCTGGGGCATAAATTGGTGTACCAGTACTTGCTCTAAAATCTGTACCAGAATGTGGTCTTGTAGTATCCAATCCAGGTCTAACAACGCCAAATTTAGCAGCAACCTCCAAGTTTTCAAGTGGAGATGATAATGTAATTTCTTTAATTGAAAGTTTTTTATCTATTTTTTGTAATGGAATTGAATAAAGTTTTTCAATATACCCATTTCTTCTTAAAACTTTGAATATTAAATTCTGTAACCCTAACTCACCTCCTTCCTTAAGACCACTTAATCTAAACTTTTTGAGTTTGTTTTTTAAATTTTTAACACTACTTTGAATACCTTCAATATCATCATCGTCAGAGTTTTTAATCAAAGTATCAATAATACTCATCCATTTTTTAGCCCCTTTAATAATTTCTTCTTTTGAAATTTTAACAGATTCTTTTGTTGGTTTTTTTATCCATTCATCATTTAATACAGAATACAAACCACCACTTACACCTTTTACATCAGTATCTTCAACAAAAACCTCAACCTCATAACCAAACATTTTTATGTCTCTTTTTTGATTAAAAACTATTTTTTTTAAATCAAAATATTCAACATACATATCTTTAAGTTTATTTGAAAACTGTTTGTAATCTACCAAAATATGTAAATCAACATCCGAATACTCTGACCAATTATAATTTGCAATTGAACCTGTTACTATGATATCATCAATTACAACATCCATCCCAAAGGAATCAATGAATTGATATGCTATTTCTAATAAATTTTTTCTAACATTTGGATTTATTTTTGAACCCCCATCAATCCAAATTTTTGGTTGTAATGTTGAATTTAATTTAAAACTAGATATGACTTTATTTAAACTTTCCATAAATGATAAATATTAGTGTACCACTATAATTATCACAATCTTTTGTATTTATATACTTTTGCTATTTTGGAATTAAAAAACTTACCTTGGGATTCCGACATCCTAAATTGGGTATACAATTGATGAGGAACATTTTCATAGGAATATATGAGTCCGTTGTTAAATTCCACAATTAACTCTTTTGATTCTGTATCAAATTCTGTCTTTCTAATATTACTTGACTGAATTTCATTAATAATTTTTGTACCTCTGATTTCTTCTCTTAATATTGCCATAATTTTTAAATTTAAAAACCCCTCAATTACGAGGGGTTATGATTAGTTTATTTTTTTTAATTCATCTCGGATTTCAATTGCCCTTTCAAAATTTTGTTCTTTAATTGCAATATCTAACTCTTTTTTCAAATCTTTAACCTTAGATGAGTTATTTTCAAGTTCTTTAATTTTATCTCTTAATCTTGCTGCTTCCTCAAAATCTTGATTTGATACACATTCATCTAATTTAGATTTCAACTCATTAGCTTCACTCTTATCACTAAATGGTGGATTAGTAAAAATGAAACTAATAGTTGTAAATAACCCATCATTAGATTCTTTAATCGATTTTCTATATTTCTTCATTTCTTTTGAAATGTCATCTGGATTTAATGCTTTTAAAAATCCATCCATAGGCGTATTAAATTTTTGATTGTCTTGATTGAAAAATTGATTGAAAAATTCCTCGAATCTTTTATGAAAATCTTTTCCGTTCATAATAATATATTTTTTAAAGTTTATTTTTATTGTTATAATTCAATTATATATCAATTAAATTAACTAGTCAAGAATAAAAATAATATTAACAAATTGTCAGTTTATCATAGTTGAAAATGTAAAAATAAATATTATAATTAATTAAAAAGAAAAATATGATAGAATCAAAAGATGGAGATTACTCAACAAAAGGTAAAGGTGATACCCCAGTGTTAAATAACTTTGCAAAGGATTTAATCAAACTTGCCGAAGAAGGAAAATTAGATCCCGTGGTAGGTAGAGATAGAGAAATAACAAGAATTGCTCAAATATTATCAAGAAGAAAAAAGAATAACCCAATCATAATAGGTGAACCTGGTTGTGGTAAAACTGCCATAGTGGAAGGTTTGGCTTTAAAAATATTGAATGGGGAATGTCCAAGAAATTTGATGGATAAAAGAATTATGTCTTTGGATATGACATCTATTGTTGCGGGAACAAAATATCGTGGACAATTTGAAGAAAGAATGAAAGTTATCATTGAAGAACTACAATCTGCCCCAAACATAATTCTTTTCATTGATGAAATACACCAAATTGTTGGTGCTGGGAATTCATCAGGTTCATTGGATGCCTCAAACATATTTAAACCAGCTTTGGCCCGGGGTGAAATACAATGTATTGGTGCGACAACATTGGATGAATATAGAAAGAATTTTGAAAAAGATGGGGCATTAGAAAGACGTTTCCAAAAAGTAATTGTTGACCCATCTACAAAAGAAGAAACCTTACAGATACTAATTAATGTTAAAGACAAATATGAAAATTATCATAAAGTAAATTATAGTGATGATATTCTAAAACTTTGTGTTGATTTGGCTGAAAGATATATCACAGATAGAGAATTCCCTGATAAAGCTTTTGACATTATTGATGAAGTTGGAGCAAGAAGTCAAGTGGAAATAAAAATGCCTAAAATAATTGAAGACTTGAAACTTCAAGCGTTGGATATTAAACAACAAAAGATTGAGGTTGTTAAAAGTCAAAATTATGAACAAGCTGCAGATTTACGAGATAAAGAAACAAAAATATTGGATAAATTAGAATCAGAAAAGAAAAAATTTGAATCTGATTTATTAACCAAGAAGAAAGATATTTCATTTGAATTGGTATATGAAGTTGTATCTAATATGACCAAAATACCCGTATCAAAAATGAACTCAGATGAAACAAATAAACTTTCATCATTGGCTGATAATCTATCTTCCAAAGTCATTGGTCAATCTGAAGCTGTATCCAAAATTGCCAAATCAATCCGTAGAAATAGACTTGGTATCAAAGACCCAAGTAAACCTATAGGTTCATTTATTTTCTTGGGTTCAACTGGTGTGGGTAAAACGTATTTAGCAAAACAATTGGCCAAAGAAATATTCGGTAGTGAAGAAAACCTTATCCGAGTTGATATGTCAGAATTCCAAGAAAAACATTCAATATCAAGATTGATTGGTTCACCTCCAGGTTATGTTGGTTATGATGAAGGTGGACAATTAACTGAACAAGTTAAAAATAAACCATATTCAGTTATTCTATTTGATGAAATTGAAAAGGCGAATAAAGATGTATTCTCAACATTACTTCAAGTGTTGGATGATGGACATCTTACTGATGGATTGGGAAGAAAAATCAATTTCAAAAATTGTATCATAATTATGACCTCCAATCTTGGGGTTAAAAAATTCCAAGAATTTGGAACTGGTGTTGGATTTAAAACAAGTTCAAATTCTTATATTGAGGAAGAAGAAAAAAGGGATATGCTTAAGAAAGAACTTAAAAAGTTTTTTGCCCCAGAGTTCTTAAATCGTATTGATGAAATTATTGTATTTAATACTTTGAAAGAAGAAGAAGTTAAACAAATTGTAAAACTTGAAATTGAAAAATTAATTAATAGATTGAATGGATTAAATTATAATATAACTTGTGATGAATCTGTTTATGATTTAATATCAAAAGTTGGATTTGATGAAACGTATGGTGCAAGGCCAATAAAACGAGCCATACAAGACAAAATTGAAGATTTCATATCGGAGGAAGTACTTAACGGAAATGTTGCTGAGAATGAAAAATATGAACTCACAACCAATGAAGAAAACATAGTGTTTAAAGAAAAAGAAGTTAAAAAATCAAAAAAGAAAAAAGGGACTGAATAGTCCCTTTTTTTTATAGTAAAAATTTACTTGATTTAACTTCCTCAAAATATTTCACACTACCCAAATCATTAATCATTTTCTTTGCAATATCCAATGTATTAAAAACATCCTCAACAATCACATATTCATGTTTTGTGTGGTAGTTATAATATCCTACAGCAAAATTTATACAAGAAAAATCAAATTGATTTTTAAGAGCATAAACATCAGTATAAGGATGTGATTGGTATTTGTTTCGGTTATCAAATCCCTCAGTTAACACCTTGTCACATTTGCTGAAGAATTCAGACTTCTTATCAAATAATTTTGTTCCCATACAATATTCACTAACCATCCAATTACCTGGAGCGTCAAATTGAATAGCATAACCAACATTTGAGAAAAACTCTTTATCAGCATTCTTTGACCCGTGACAACCAGTTTCTTCTGAGACAAAAAATGCGGCTTTTACATTTGGTAAATTTTTCAATAATTCCAAACATACATAAACACCACATTTGTCATCCCCACCAATACCCGTGGGTTCTCCTTTATCATTAAAAGCCTTTAATGCTGGTTTTAATTCTTTTTGGTCATTGGGTAACATCATTTCTTTAATGTTGATTGTATCCAATTCGTGTACTGTGTCGGTATGTGCAACAACACAGGGGAAATATTCAATATCATTCGTTTGTTTGGTCGCATAAACATTACCCATCTTATCAACTTGATAAGGGATGTTGTTTTCTGTTAACCATTCACCTAGGAATTGAATCATTAAGTCCTCTTTGTATGTCTTGGTAGGTATGGACAAAACCTTTTTGAGTAAATCGTAATTGTGTTTCATAACACAATATTACAACATTCTTTTTAATTTTCTAACTAAATGTTCAAATAATTCACCCATTGACATAAAATTATTAAATTCTTCAAAATTGAAACTCTTGTTTGTTTTTTCACCATTCTTTTTAATGTGTGTTACAAGAAGTTTTCCATCTTTAATTCCTGTGATAATAAATGAACCTCTTTCATCATCAATTTTGACAGGAGTATTCAATTGATACTTTTTAATTATTTGTATTAATTTTAAATTCTCACTAAGATTCTTGGAATATTTTTCAGGATTTTCTTCAATCTTATCAATTATATTTTCAAGTTCGTATTCAACTTCTCTATTAAAAGATTCTGTGTCAAATTCACCACGATATGGATACTCGTAAATCTCAGTTCTTAAACCACCACCAACGAACTCAGATAATTTTGTTATCAACTCTTCAATAGTACTAGTATTAGTCGCGATTAATAAATCTTTTAATTGTGAAACCCAAGTACGATATTCATAAAAACATCTAACTATTTCATTTCTTTTAACAACATGTATTTGATATCCATCAAATGGATTACAAAAATCACTATATAATTCTTCTTTTAGTGCATTAATCCCAGCTTGTTCATAATGATTACTATAATCGTCTAGTATTCTACTTATTTCATTATCAAATTGATTATATAATAATTCACATAATTCACCCTTTATATTATAATCATCCCTCCAATTAAAAAATTCAGGTTTAATATATGAAACAATTTTATCCAAAAGTTTATTACTTCCATCATTAAAATAATGTAATAAATTACCTTCTTTCCAATCGTAATCTGTATCTCCTTCCCATAAATTAGAACTATATCCATATCTACTTAAAACAGCATTAATATAATAAAGATCATCACTATTAAAATCCATTAAACTCAAAATACCTGCGTCACCATTAAATTCTAAATAAATTTTACTATTAGCTGGTACTTTTTTATTATATTGTATATAATCAATATTAGAATCTATCCTCTGTAATTTATATTTATCAAATTCTTTCCCCTGCTCAATCAAGATTAATGTTGTTATTAAATCAACATTACCGACTATGTCTGTAATTGTTTTATCTAAATCTGGAAAATAATGGAAAGCATCCCTTAATTGAATATCATCGCCATAATTATCATAGACTTCAAAATATTCTCCAAATGCTAGAGTTATAATTCCATATCTAGTATCTTTTTCTTCTTTATTAATGAAAAAGTATACTGTTCTATTATTATAGACATCTTTACCATGTCTTGTTGTTGTTAAGAATTCTGGACCTACTTTTAAACCCTCTTCCATATTTGGAGATTTAATGGCCAAGTATTTGTCATTTTCAAACAATATATCGTTATTAGAATAATCCATACATTTTTTTATTAAAATAAATATAATCAAAACTTGGAATTATCAATCATTATATTTATTATTGTAGTACTTTACAAAAGGGGGTAATCTGGAATTGACTGACGTTGTTAGTTATTTGGGGCATGTCAGACCTAAACTAAGTCTGTTAAACTGGTTTGAAACGATACACGGCAACGTTATCAACAAACTTTCTGCAGTAGGTTTAATCCGTGCTGAAGAAGCAGTAGTAGCCTAGTTAATAGGGTATTACTTTCGAGTCGGGGTGCATTAACTCAGGAACAGGAGCACTATAGGGTTGTCTAATCAATTCTCATCCCTAAAAATGAATTGACCGATTTTGTTGATTTTGGGTGTATAAAAATCAAATAGCTCGGAACACTGCGAATAATGTTGTCCTAAACATGTAGTCCTTAATAGTTAAAACGGACAACACGAGAGTTCAAATCTCTCTACCTCCACCTTTAAAAAAGAAACCCCTCCGTTAAGAAGGGGTTTTTTGTTTTACTGAATTTCTTTTTGATTTAATGCTTTGTCAATTCTTTTGTCAGTATAACGTATTGAGTCATCAAATTTGTTGTTAACTATTGCTAACAATTCGGAATAGTCCCTAGATGAATTATCTTTAAGTTCACCAATAGTTCTATAAACACTATCAAATTGACGTTGGACACTATTAACATCAAATCTTTGATTTTCTTTTATGGCAACAATCTGCCTTTCAATTCTTAATACCTTAACCAAACCCCAAACAATAACTCCAACAAATACTAGAGCCACCATCGAGAGCATACCTAAAGCGAAATAAGTAATTCCCATAATAATAAATTATTTAATTTTTTATGTCCGAAGACCTAAAAAATATAATAAACTTATTTTAGTAGTAAAAGGATAAATGAAGTAAATCCAAATGTTACCCCGCCAATACTTAATCCAGTTAACCATTTATTCCTATTTTTTACTTTACGGAATTCAGTATTCAAATCGGTAATAATCTTTTGTTGTGACTCTTCAATTTTCTTATATCCTTGAACAATTTGGTCTTTGGTTTCAGCCTCTCTTTTTAACATATCTGTAATGTCCATTGATTTGTCCAAGGCTACTTTATATTGGTCTTTTACTTTAACACAATCATCCAATACAATTTTATACTCAGATAGTTTGGCGATTACAATTTTCAATGAATCATATTGTATGGCAATTTTCTCAGCAAATTTTCTATTGATAACAAAAGAGGTATCACCATTGACAATTATTAAATCAATTTTGGGTTTAATTGTATCTGTCTTATTGGTTAAACCTTGTGCGTAAACCATCCAGGAGCTGGTCATTAGAACTATTAATAATAGCGTCAATCTTAACATTGTTTTGAATTTTTAATTGGTTTATTTTTGATGTTAGATTACTTTCACTCATTTGAATGTTTGTAGTTAAGATATCCAACTGGGATTCCATTTTTTCTCTCTCAGATTTCATTATGTCCAATTTTTTATATAGAGAATCTATGGCTTTCTTTTCTGCATCAATAATTTGTTGTTGTAATTTCTTGTTATCTTGATGATTTGTATTCATCATATAACCCAAAATAATCCCAATCAATAATATTGATACCACAATAATTAGGGTGTGTTTCCAATTCATATTTTATGTTTTATTTATAAGTATATTTTTTTTAAAAAAATGTTAAAACTATTTGACTTCTTTGGAATTATTATCTATTTATTGTCTATAAAAAATAACAAATCAATTTTAAAACAAAGAAAAAAAATGAAAAAAGTAATTTTTGGAGCAGCATTGGTACTTGGTGCTATTTTCACATCTTGTGAATCACAAACTAAAACTGAAGAAGTTAAATCAACTGAAGATTCAACTAAAGTTGAAACAACTACAGTAACAACACCATCTGTTGATTCTGCAAAAGTTGAGAAATAATTTTAATTTCTAACTAAAAATCCCCACTCTTAATTGAAATGGGGATTTTTTTATTTCATTAGTTGCTTTATTCTGTTAACTTCTTCAACAATATTCGTTATTTCTTCCTCACTCTCAGTACTTAGTCCAGGAACAAAACGCATAATAGCTTTAGCACCTTTTTGAAGTCCAAGAAAAGGTAATGCAGCAACTTTGTATGGGTTCATAATTCCTAAATCATCTGTAGTTTCTTTTTTATTAGTACCTGAACTTGTTTTATTGTCTGTTGAGGTTTTTTTACTTGGACAATATTCTCCTGATAAATATGAATCAATATTTTCGTTTGAATATAGTCCTTTTTTAATCGATAATTTTATTTGTTCTCCTGTGGCCTTACCAATCTCATCACCTTCCTCTACATTATCATTTATATGTATATTTTTATCTGGGGTAAAATGATTAATAATTACTGAAAATTTACAATCTGATGAACTATAATTAATTTTAATTGATTTATCTGTAACATTCTCAATTACACCACTAATAGGTGAAATAATATTACTATCTTTAACAGGCGTACAAGCAGCTACTTGCGCGCTAAGTTTTTGTAATCTGTTTGAAGTACTAATTTTCATATTAAAATAATTGTTTTATTCGATTTATATTTTCAAAAAGTTTTTCTTCATTAACAGGAAATATACTTTTTGCAATTGTATCATATACATTTGGTATTGATGAATCAATTGTTGTTGTATTAGTTGTAGCATTATCTTTACTAATAGGGTTTAATGACATTTTAAGTATAGAATTATTATTATCCCAAGTTGCATTATGATTAGTGTAACCCTTAACTAAATAATCTTTTAAAGAATTCTTATTTGTACCAAGTATTGTAATTGAAACATTTTTATTATCGGTAGATAGGTTTTGTAATTGTACATCACCATATGTTTTTAACCAAGTAAGAATCCCATCTAAAAGATTACCATAATCAATATTATCATCACCTTTTATATTAGTAATAGTATTTTCTTTTTTTAAGGTTTTAATTTGTGATTTAAAATCAGATAATTTCATATTCTATTTTTTGCTATAATATATAAATACTTTATATAAACAAAAAAGTGTGAGACTATTCTCACACTTTATAATTTACACCACCCAAGACAAACTTTACCAAAAGTTATTTTTTGGACAAATTTACAAATAAATTTTTTCATACTTCTTTTTTAGTATAAATATCTTATTTCTCAAATTTCAAACCCCATCTTGCCCCAATCATTGACATTTGTCTGTCGGCATAAGTATCAGTATACTTAAGTTTTTTCTTGATTTGTTTAGTACCCCATTCTTTCCATTTGTCATATTGGTCTTCAGTAATTGTCCAATCATTATACCAAGCATCTTGTCTATCTTTGATGTCTTCAAATGTAACCTTATGTCCAGCAAATTCAAACATTTTATTCAATATTTCAATTACTAGGTTGTCTCTTTTTTCTTGATATGAAAGTCTCTTAGCCATAGTTTTATTTATTTTTCGTTTAACAAAAATTTGTTTGATATAACTTTGAATGATATTTTTCTATCATATCCTCTTATAACAACACCTTCCCTATCAAAGTTCCCATTAAGTTGAGATTTATCTTCAGCAAATAACAATAATTCATCAATTGATTTTGGAAGTACAAATTCGTAATCCAATATTGGAACTGTTTTTAAACCCAAATCTTCCATTAACATTAGGAATTTAGTAAATGGGATATTTTTTTGTTCATCAATATTAAATGCGTTAAAGAATTTAACTGTTTGACCTTTTATCTTGTATGGGTTACCCTGGATTCCTTCTCCAATGATTTCACCTTGAACACATATATTATAACCCAATTTAGATAAAGAATCCTCTAAATTCAATTCTCTTGCAATTTTCCAAAAGGAATTACCCTCAGTCTCCAATAGCTCAAGATTTCTTGAACATACCCCAAATACACCATCCTTGTAATAGAATGTAGCACTCGATCCATCCAACTTCTCAGTGACATAAAATGCCTTACCAGACAATCTGATATTTTCGTATTCACTTGATAAGTTTTGGATACGTTCTTCATCTGTTTTTCTTATAAAAGATGGAAACATACCTTTAACTTTACCTTGAAGTTCTGCTGGAATTGGGGGTTCGTATTTAAATATACCCAACATTTCAGTTACATCTTCTCCTTCAGTTATTTCCATATCAATTGGAAGAACACTTATTGGTAACAATAGACCTTGACTTAATTGTCCTCTTAATCTTATTGTTTTCAATCTAAATCCTTCACTACCATCAGACATTTTTTTGTATGATGTTTTTCTTAAGAATTCAAATTCTTCTTTAATGGGTAAGAAGGAGTCAATTTCACAATAGATACAAAAGTCTCCAGCTTTGTATTCTCCTTTTTTGGACACAACATCCCAGTTGTTTATTCTAACAACTTCTATAGCGTCAGCCCCAACGATTGGTCTAACTTCTTTTACTATTTGTATGCTCGCTAATTTTCTTTCCATATTAACTAAATTCATTATTTGGTGAAATTCTTAATTCATCTATATATTCTTCTTTTACTTCAAAATCGTAATGGTATTGTCTTGGATGTTCTTGTCTATAACGTTTTAAATCATATCCATCAGGTTGTCCCCATTCTAACGCCATTGTGATAAAATCTTCCACATCCATTTCATTACCATACTCATCTATAACCCTACCTATTCTTATAAAGTTCAATAATTCTTCTTTATTTGAATAAAATTTTTTGTCATTAAAATTCCACAAAAACTTCCAACCACTACTACGTTTACCTAAGTGAATGTTTGTTCCATCAGTAAACAAATCCCAAATTGAATAGTTACCCCAATCATTTTCCTTTTGGATTGTTGCAAATTTTCTTTCTATTGAAGATGGAGAAATATCCAAAGAATTAATATTATCAATCAACTCTTGTTTTCTTTTTTCCATTTCTTCCACACTTGGAATTCTGTAGTAGTTTGTTCCCATTGTTTTATTCGTTTTAATTGTTTTACAAAATTAAGAAATCCCCACCTAATATCAAAATTAAATGGGGATTTTTTTAAGAATTTAATCTAAATGACCAATCTATTTCCCAGTCTCGTTGGACTTTACCAAACCTAGTATCAAAATAAATCCCAACCATTTTACACAGATTTTCCATATCGTGAATTTTCTTTACATCACTTTCATTTTCCAAGTTGAATGCGATATTAATCCACTTATCAACTGGTAATCTGTTTGGTTTATCATATTTCTCAATCAATACTGGAGTTTTAATTGATTCATTCATTGTGTAATCAATCCCCTCATTTTTCAATCTTTCAAGTTTGTTCATAACAAACTCATACGCTTCATTAATGTTCATTTTTTTAATTTAAGTTTTCCAAGAATTTTACGAATTCAGTTATATTTTTTTCCTCAAAAATTATTGTATTATCTTGTGTTATTGAAACTTCTTTTTTGGGAAAAATTTTAATTATAAATTTAGAATCTCTGGTTATTACAAATTCGTCATCAAATGTCAAATTAACTTGATAAGATTCTTTTTTAATTATGGGTTCAATTGTTTGCCAAACCTTAGTTTGAAACTTTGTTAATTTTTCTTTCATGCCTTCCTCCTTTTTCTAATTGTAAATAAAAATAGAAGAAATAGTATAAACCAAATTCCTGTCATTATTTTATTGAATATATTCATAGTTTTATTTTTTTTCAAATTCTTCCTTTAAAACAGATAATTCATCTTGTACATTTTTTCTTTCAGTTTCTAAAACTGATTTAATTAAATCATCTCCACCTATATATAAAAATCTTGATATTTTAAACTTACAATCAGACATCCCCGTAATTTTCATATCTAAATTATTATATTTCAGTAGAGAATCAATAATATGGAGTCTCATTTCCATATTTTCAATTTTATCCATAAAGGATTTTAACTCAAAAAATTTTTCTTCTGTCATAATTTTTTATACCAATTCTAAGTGATTTTCATCACAAAACCAATAGGGAACATCACGATTTTTCCAAGAAACAAAATCTTTTTTTGCCCCAATGTAATAGTTCCTATAAGATTGAATAACGTCTTTAACCTTATATTCATCAGGCATTGCTTTGGGTGGTTCAGTGAAACTTTTGTCACAAATATTGACAAAATTTGTGACACACCACTCAATAACATCTTGGGATTTATGACGTTTTCCATATCTATAAGTATACTCCTTACACAATTCCAATCCAAGTTCACATAGGTATAAATAGTTAGATAATGATTCTCTAACCCATATTGAACAAGGGTGATTTTTGTGTGATAATTTATAAGGGATATCTAGTTTGGAATTAGTTACGTGGTGGGCTGAACATAACAATTGTGCCGTTTCCAAAATCATTTTAACAACGTGTTTGTCACAATGGTATTTAGCACATTTGACAACATCATAATCCAAAAAGAAAATGTTCATTTTTATTTATGTTGAATGGTGAAAGGTTCTACTTTGGGTAATAAGGAATTTCATCAAAATCCTTTACCCCTCTCAAGAGTTTTTAAAGCTTCCAAATAAACTTCTATCGCTTTCAAGTAAAGATTAAAATTTCCACCCCTCATATTCTTAAGTAACTCTTTTTTCTCTTTAAGATAAGTAACAGCGAAAGATTTATCATGCTCAACAATAGATGCAATATTCTCAATCAAGTCAGCATATTTAACTGTTTGACAATAAGCAGGGATTCTACCAAGTCTTTCAACTTCCATAGCTTTTCTTTTGGCTCTATTGAGTTTAGGATAAGCTTCTTTGGTATAGGTGTCGGTTAAATGACCAATACCTGAAACAATCATCTCAGTACTTAAATAGGGATAACCAATCTCACTTAATTTTTTTCTTAAAGTTTCAACAGTACAAGGAGTATCTTCCAATAAATCATGACCTAACGATATTTCTATAGCAAATACTTCACCATTACTAAAAGAATCTGATTTATATTTATTCACTAATTCTGCGACAGCCAATGGATGAGTCCAGTAAGGTTCTCCCGTATATTTTCTCACTTGAGTGCCATGTTGTTCTTTGACAAACTCAAGAAATTTTTCTTGTTGTTCTGTTAATATCATTTTTATTTATGTTGAATGGTGAAGGGTTCTACTCTTAATTTTGCGGTTTGTTCCTTATCCATATATCTTAGGAAACGATTAACATAATTAACAATATTAGCAGCTCCAATAGGATTGGCTGAGTGAACATATACTTGAGGGAAAGGACTTGTAAAGTTGTCCATATATTGTCCAACCAACCATTTAACTGCATCATATCCAGTTTTTTCTTCAATGTTATCATAATCTAATATACCTTTATTCATTACATTTGTGTAATACTCTTCAACCGCAGTGTCACCCAAATCGTGGTCAAATGAAATAACATCGATATTCTCTAATCCTAACTCAGAAATCTTTTTGATGAATTGACCATAATTTCTAACAACAATCCAATCTTTGTCATTAGGAGTTCTTTCATCATCCAAATATATTTTGTATTTCATTTTTACTCTTGTTTTTACGTGAATATTGTTTTGAACTTTTGTGTACCTTAGTTACTGATACAAACCCATGTGGGTTATTCTCCAAATACACCAATCTAGCACCATTACCAATGGCATCAATTGTAACTTTAAGTTTATTCTTGGTTTTCATAATATTAAGTTTTAAGTTGTTTTTATTATAACCAAATAACTCAATCAAATGTTCCCAACAATTCAATTTTTATTACAATCTTTTATTCCATCTTTATAACCTTGCAAATAAATTGAATCAACATTAATTACCTTGTTTGATTTAATCTCAATTGGTTTTGGGGGTGTTTTTGGGATAATCATAAAACCAGTAATAAATAAAATAAACCCAAGAATAAATAAATAAATGCCTCGATTGTCTATAAAAGAGAAAGAACCAAAAAAGGCAAACAATCCAACAACCATAAAAAGTGAACCAAATAATAAATCCATAATTTCTTTTTTTAAAATGTTAGTACCCAAGGTGGGACTCGAACCCACAAGTCATTATAACGATTGATCCTAAATCAATTGCGTTTGCCAATTCCGCCACTCAGGCATAAATAAATCTTTTATCTGGGAACTTCCGTATGACTATCAAAATAGTCGGAGGTAAGTAAGATTTTACTTTACAACATACATACCAGTTTTCTCTATGTATGTTTTTTTTAAAGGTTAAATCCAAATTTGATTAGATAAACCAATCCCAATACAATAAGTCCAAGCATTGCTGTTGAAAACATATACATTGCAAATTCTCTTTGGTCATTTGTTTTACCTTGATTTTTGTTTTTCATTATAAAAATTTTTGATAGTCTATAAAATTTTTTTCAATCCACATTTTTCCAGTTACTTCATTATCTTCTTTTTTACTTTTTTCATAAATTTCAGACATTACATATCTTTCATTTTGTAACTCATCCCAAAGATAAGAAATAACTATGTTTAATTTTCTTTTTTCCTCTGTATTTTCTTTAGCTTCTCTAGCAAGTTTTTCAACTCTGTCTATAACATTTTGGAGAGGTGTGTTTTTCATATTAATCATTTTTTTCATCATTATCAAGTTCTAGCTGACTCTCACTAAATATGTGCAACATACCATTGTCAATTAATTCTGCAACAATTCTTGTTTCACCAGATGTGGTTTGGAATACCGCAACAACTATACCTGGGAATTTGTAACCTTTTGGTTTGTAAACTTTGTCTCCTACTTTAAATTTCATAATTTTTTTTTAAATAATATAATGATTTATTTGTAAGATAAAAAATATTTTTCAGTGTAATGTTTTAGAATACCATCACTATTGGTGTATTTGGTATTAATTGTATTACTGAAGAAAAAACTATTATCATCCAATATAAGCAAATGTTCGTCTCTAATGGACTCAAAATTTGTTAATCCATCTGTGTTGAATTGATTAACACGACTTTTAAAATTCTCCAATTTTTCTTTAATACAATTTAAATCAATATTTGGAAAAAGATATGTTAATCGTGTCAATGAATTTGGATAGATGAATTGTAGTTTTGAATCTTCTTTAAGAAAGATTAAAATACCAACATTTACTTGTTCATCCAATACCACTGAAGGTCGGAATTTTAATAAACTATATTCTGCGTTTTTGAAAGCCGTTAGATTTTAAGTTATCAATTTACATAGAAATAGAACTCTTGTACTTCTTTAAAATTTAGTACACCCAACAGGATTCGAACCTGTAACCTATTGCTTAGAAGGCAATTGCTCTTCCAGTTGAGCTATGGGTGCTAATATATATTGTAGTCAAGATAGGATTTGAACCTATACGACCCTTCACATTTCTGTTGCATCGGTCTTTCTTATGGGACAAACGTACACCATCTTACTTAGCGTCTTCCATTCCGCCACTTGACCATATTAATTAAAACATCTTGTTCAGGGTAGGTAGGAGCCCGTTACCTTTAATCTGAACCTCTTTGCCATCATTTTCTTTACGAGTTGATGTTTTAAATGTTGTAGTCCTAATAGGATTTGAACCTATACGTAGATTTTGTATGTGCTTTTATCTTTGAAATCATCTACTAATTCCCGTTAATAGCGTTACACGAACCTAACAGAGCCATACACATACTCTCACAGCGTCTACTTCCGCCATAGGACTAAAAGTTACATATATATTTATGTTATAAAACATAAAATTATTATCTATCTTCACTAAGTTTTTCAATTTCTGTTTCTGAAATAACTTCATCAAGAAAAATTAATTTAACATATGTTTTTTCATTATACGAACATTCACTACCTCTAGTGAGAGTTTCTACACTAATTTTAAGGTTTTCCTTAATTAATTTTTTTACATCTTCTATATTCATAATTTTTAATTTTTTTGTGTGTTAATATTCAACTTACATAACTATAAACCTTTTTACCTATCATTTAGTTCCAAAGGTTAGAATTATTTTTTAATAGTCCCGACAGGATTCGAACCCATACTCTCTCATCCATACATGAGGCCTTTACCAATTTGGCTACAGGACTAAATTCCACTTTAAATTACAAACAAAATTACGTATAACAAAATTAATCCCAACAATGCTAAATCAAAATAAATAAAAGTTTTACTAAACTTTATTTCATCTCTCATATGTTCAAGTTTTTCATTGTTGAGTTTTAATTGCTCTTGTAAAATTTGAAGTTTTGTTTCTAAATCACTCATAATTAAAATTTAAGTTTGTTAAAAAATTTATTTTGTAGTCCTGACAGGATTCGAACCTGTATTTACAACAACGCCAATCTGACACATCCGTGCCAGTAGAGGAATTGAACCTCTATATTGTAACCCCCTTTGGGCTAAGTGGATTTGCACCACAGCGTCTACTTCCGCCATAGGACTAAAAGTTACATATATATTTATGTTATGTGTAATAATTTTTACCTTGTCTCTATTTTAATTTCTATAAAAGATTTTGGTATATCATACAATTCAGCAACAAATTTTCTATCAATATGATTTTTACTTCTGTGTATTACTCTACCATTTCTGGTATCAATAGCAACCCACTTAGTGGATATTTCTTTTTCTTTATATCTTTCTGATTTTACATCATCAATTATTAAACCTAATAATTCTTCATATTCATCATCATCAAAAAAATCTTCAACATCTTCATTTTCTTCTGATGTTACTTCAAATACTTTATATCCGAAATCATCGTGATACTCGACTTTGTAATAAAATACATCATCATCATATTCTATTTCACCTTCAATTATAATAGGTGAATCATCATCATCATCATCTCGTTTATATACATTAGTAACACTTTCATTCAAATTGAATTTTTTGAATGCGTCTATAAATTTCCTCATTTCTTTACTCATAGTTTTATTTTTAATAATAAATATTTAGAATAAAAAATAGTTCACAAAATTACAATCTTTACCATAATTTTTAATCTAAACTATCTAATCCCATACAATATCTCATGAATCTTTGTTCACCATCTTCTGTCTTATATTTGTATTCGCCTTCATAAATTGTGTAATAACCTCTGTCATCAAATGGTTCAAAACCTATATACTCAACACTTTCATCAAATATAGGACCTTCAACACCCATATATTGATTCAAAAGTAATTCAGCTTTTTCAATACTACTTGCAGTTAGAATAGGAATTCTATCGTTGCTATCCAAGATTACATAAATAAGTGCCATAATATTCAAAGTTTTAAAAGTTTTAAAAGTTTTCGGTTTTTCTATTCCAAACCTTAAAGTCAGGTAACATTCTAAGTGTCAACCACTACTTGTGAATTATTAGGTGTCACAACCACTAAAAATATTTTCTTGTTACCCACCCCTCAGTTTCAAATGCTGGTGGGGTATTGTTTTCTTCAAGTTTCAAATACATATAGCCTTTATAAGCATTGGATTCATGTAGAACCTTTTCAATCATTGTGATAATGCCCATTTTTTCTTGGATAGAAACCATTGGAATAGCCAAATAGTTGTTTGCGAATTCTTTTAATAACTCAACTTGGATTGTTTTTTTCTCTTTAGCCATTGTGATTATGTGTTTCAGTGATTAATAAGACAAAGATAGTTGTTCTTCCTGAATTATTCACTTTTTCCTATGTTTTTTTTTAAAAAATTTTGGGGTATCTTCCAAGTTAGCTACACTTTTTCAATACCCCCTCATCCAGTAGAAACGGACTAGTGTTTTTTGCCTTTTGTAGAAAATGCGAGTGACTATCTCGTGTAAACTGCCAACAATCTGGTCTTGGCGACCCCTAGTTATAGTGACATATTAACCATAATACGTGGTTAGGTTAACATATTAACCAAATACGGCAATTGAGGCTTGCAGACCACCCAATCTATCTACATCAATTGGGATTTTTGGAGCCGTTTGTCAGATTCGAACTGACGTGTCCTAACGGAACTGGGTTACAAATCCAGTGCAATCAACCACTATGCGAAAACGGCAAATAATTATCTTCTTTTATAAACATAGGTTATTGTATCCCCTATTTTATATACATCACTTCTTCTTGTCATTATCAATTCATCACAATCGGTTTTATAATTATATCTTTTACCAAATTCAATTGTAGATGGAGATTCTGTAATATACATCGTATCAATCACACACTTCTTAACAATATCACCAGGTTCTATTGTGGGGTGTTTGTAACAGGATACAAAGATAGTGATTAAAGTTGAAAACCAAAATATTTTTTTCATTTTTCCATATTATTTATAACCCAAGTAGAAAATTTCTTATGTCCAGAAGGTGCGAAGTGAATTCCATCCCAAGTATCACTATAAAACATTGTAGTGTCCATAGGAATTATTTTACAATTCTTTAATCCAGTTTTTTCTTTAACCATTAGTTTTTGAAACTCAATGTATCTTCCAACACATCTCTTGGTTGTTTCTGCGTCATACACAGTCTTTGTTGTTACTTGAGCTGGATTAAAACCCACAATTACAATAGGTTCAATTCCTCTTCTATTACAACTATCAACCATCATCTGAATGTTATTCACCGCCCCTTGTAAATCTACCATAGAAAAAGCATCGTTACATCCACCATAAATGAATACCTGAGAGAAAGCTGAATCTTTTTTAAAACAAGCATTCATTGTCGTTCTCATATAATCCGTTCTAACACCACCTTTTGCTAGATTGAGACTTTGATATCCAAAATGTTTTGAAACTTGATCCTGCCACCCACCAGGAGCACAGGTTAAACTATCACCGATATATAATACCCTACGTGGGGGTGTATATGACCAAGATGTCAATAATACAAATAATACTAAAAATACTAAAAATTTTTTCATAAATTAAATTTAAAACAACGTTTATTTTTTGGTGGAGGATGTCGGCTTTGCTCCGACCACCTCTTGTGTGCAAAACAAGTGCTCTTGCTGAATGAGCTAATCCCCCTTTTTGTATTATGTAATTGTGCTTAAATTTTAGACGTAAGGAAGCTATACACCAACCGACTTACTTTCTCCTATTACATAATTTTTCTCCATAATCCACCAGCCAAACATTTGAAATCATCAAAACTTGTTACTCTGATTGGGGAATCTTCATATTTCCATCTTTTACAAGTTATATGAATTTCACCAGTTATAAAGTCTTTTGTTAAGAAGGTATATAAACCATCACGAGACTTAATATGGATTTTATCCCCAGTTCTAAGATTTCTAAATTCAGACTGATTCATAATGAATTTTTAAATTTGGAGCAGTAAGCGAGACTCGAACTCGCAACATCTTGTTTGGAAGACAAGAACTCTACCATTGAGCTATTACTGCAAATTAGAAATGAAAGTCCTTCCATAAGTATTATATGGGCAAGAGTTTTACGATGGTTTGTTCCCCATAGCCTGATACCGTGCACAGTAGAGCAGGGTCTCCTACATAACAACTTGGGTCATTATTACTCTCGATTTAGGTTGCGATCCTATGAGAGCCAAGTTCTCTTTCAATGGTGCTAATCCATCCTATGTAAGGTTTCATTTCTTTTGTGGGTGCCGAGGGATTCGAACCCCCAAGTTTAGCACGTGGCAACTGTTTTACAGACAGCTTCCTTCACCAATTTGGATAGACACCCTTTTACAACTTACAAGTTCTACTACAAATAGAACTTAACCCAAATGGTCGACATTTCAATCGTAAAGTTTTCAACCCGTTACACAGGTGTTCACTTATTTAAGTCCACCTAACACTAATATTATGTAGTCAGATTCCCAACCTGTTAATTTAATACCCATTTGTAGTGCAAGTATTATAAAACTACTATATTAGACGCTACTCAACTTCCATTAGATTGCTTTAGTTCGATTATTTTACTAATCAGTTACCGCCATTAGTTAAGTTGTTTAGTTGCAAGAGTGGGAGTCGAACCCACATGGTACGGCTTATGAGACCGAGCTGGAACCACCTCCAGTCCATCTTGCAATTTGTTTGACGCAAGGGTGGGAATCGAACCCACAGCTTCTAGGTTATGAGCCTAGCGGACGACCGTTGCCCTTCCTTGCATAATGTTTGTTGATTAATAAGGATTCGAACCTTAATCCTGATGTCAATTTCTTTAATGGGTACTTACCATTCTCATACTTTATCTTTCCGTGCGCCTACACCATAATCATTTCCGTGAGTTTCGAACCTCTCAGCCCCAGATTAATTACTTCTGAGATTTGTACACCATACGGGATTCGAACCCGTGACTCCTCCGTGAAAGGGAGGTGACTTATACCCCTTGTCGAATGGTGCGTTTTTATTGTGTCACAAAATTACGATTTCATTTTCTTAATTCCAAATCTTTTTTAAACTTTTTTTTTGTAGTCAGGATAGGATTCGAACCTATATTTGTATATGTTTGTGACCTCGACTGCCGCTGTATCCTCAAACTAAATCACCTGCGGATGTGCGTCTACCATTTCGCCACCTGACTATTGTCTCACAAAATTACGATTTGATTTTCTTAATTCCAAATCTTTTTTAAACTTTTTTTTTGTACCCAGGGCGGGACTCGAACCCGCACGACCTTACTGGTCACAAGATTTTCTTACCACTATGGTTTTCACCACCTTTTCAGTTTGTGGTCTGGACTATACCTTAACCATATCTTTCGACTTAGGTTCTCCGTGTCTAGTCTCTACACCTTTTCAATTTCTTGAACTTGGCTCGGTATTACCATTTTAAAGGCTTCACCGAATTTACGGAGTTCTACTTAAAGGTTTTCACCAATAGCACTCAAATTTTTAAGTCTTGCGTGGCTACCATTACACCACCTAGGCAAAATAAAGAGAAGTTTTGAATAAGAACTCTCCACTTCTCTTTTTGATATCTTGTATTCGTTATGGTGAATATCAAGTCACCATAATATAACTTATGTTGCCTTCGTCCGCCCTAATTGACAATAAGTAAACTCCTTAGAACGTAAGTCACATCTTAATCTCGTGACATAGATATTATTTTAATTTACCACCAATGACCAATATCAGTCATATCATCCCACCATTTTGCTACCCAAGAATCTGGATATTTTTTTATGATATAGTTACCAATAAAACCCAAAAGCATTATAAAAATAGCAAGAATAATAAAGTTTATCATAAAGTTTGTCATAATCTATTTTTTTAAGTTACATTATTATAAACCAACCTTCATCTCATTTAGTTCCAACTTTTAAAACTTTTTTTTGGCGGTACCAAGGGGAATCGAACCCCTACCATAAGAGTGACAACCTTATATTCTTGCCGTTAAACTATGGTACCAAATATTTTTCCCTCAATTTCAATGAACATCACAAAGATACAATTACTAATTCACATTTTCAAACACTCTCAAAAAAAAAAATCCATCTTTTTTTTAGGAAGATGGATTTGATTTTATTAACAATTAAAACCTTATATCATACCATCTCCATCCGAGGATTTCTACCCTCAGCTCTAGTTGTTAAGTCCATATAGAGATTGTGTTTCATTTGTGAAGTTTTTACTATTTTTTTATTAAATATAACGATATAATACAAAAGGTCAAGTTTGTTACAAAAATTAATCAAGTTGTTGAGTCTTTATTTTAAATTTTTTTGTAAAATAAGTCTTCAATACCATCTGAACTATAAATTTCGTACCCATATTTTTTATATAAGTTTTGGGCTACATAATTATTACATTCAGTTATTAGAATAATGTAGTCAACTCCCATATTTTTTCCTAATTTATGACATTCGTCCATTAGACGATTACTTAGACCTTTACCTCTGTAAGGTTTAAAAATTTCTAAATCGTGTAGATATATTGAGTTATTATTATTGAATAAATTTTCAGTACAATTTGATTTACAATATTCATTAACATTATACAAAAGTCTTGGTAGGTAGTAATCATAATGTTTTCCATTATCAAAATCAATCATATTAATATGACCCATCTTAACTTCACCATTATTAATAGATATGTGAAGACCAGGTGTTATATTAATACTACCCGCTGTTGAAATAGTGAAAGGGTCGGAGTTTTCCAACATTAAACCTTTTATTCGTTTTATTTCTTCATTAAGTTTCATACTAATAAATATATTATATTAAATTAGTTACAAAAATTGTGAAATAATTTGTGCTACTTTATATCCTGTGAATGCTCCTAATGCCGCTGAACCAGGTAAAACAATGAATTTACCAAAATTACTTTCATATTTCGCACGATTAACAATATAAGATATTAAGATATAATATAATAAAAAATTAATCAATACGGCAAGATCAATTTCTTTGGCCATAAATACAACTATTGAATTACCAAAGAAACCCCAACTGAAGTTAATTAATGTTTCTCTTATTAATTCACTAACAGATGTCTTAGCATCGGCTACCTTAATTTCTTTTGTAAATATATTTTTTTTCTTTTTCATAACTATTCTAAAATATCCCCAAATCCGTTCTCATCATTTATGTCTTTTATTTTTATTTTAGTACTCCATGACAATTTAAAATAATTAGTTTTTGATATTTCATCATATTGATTAAAACAAAATGCAGATAATGGGTACATACTTTCAATATCTATTTCATCAACAATAAGTTCAATAATTATTTTATCTCCTTTTTTAATTGTTTCATCTTTCAATGCTTCTAATACGCCTATTGTTTTCATATTATTATCTTTTTTTTTATTCTAAAATATCACCAAATCCGTTCTCATCCAACCAATCTTTGTCATCATCAATTTCTTTTAATTCATATTCAAACGCGAATATATTACATACAACATCGTCAGCACTTGAAAAAGTTTCGTGAATAAAATCAAAATCATCTGGTTCTAATTGAAACTTTTCTTTCTTTAAACATTTAAATAATTCCTTTGATGTTTTGAAAACATTTGGAGTTGTATAAGTTTTTAATCTACCCTCCATTTCCATATGTTCAAATTTCTTATAGAATTTATCATTAAACACCAAGATGTTTTCAGTCCCCCATTCATTTAGAACTTGCATTATAAATGTTTTTAACCCTTGAAAACAAGCTGCACGATAATCATCAAATTGTTGTTGAACGGAGACATCCCCAAATTCAACTTCGCTTGTTTCTTTTTCGTGTTCGGCAATTTTATCCAATGCCATTAGTTGGAGTTGTTCCCAAGTCGTATCATAGGGTTTATAGAAATTTACAATTACCATTGGTGTCATATTTTTTTGTTAAATAAATTCATTTTTATAAGTATGAAACTCAGTATCAAATTGACTATAATCTTCAAATAATTCTTCCCCAATTTGGATATCTTTATTTGAAATTATTATTTCCCCCACAACATCTAAATTTGGATTGTAACTATGATTAATAAAGTTAGTTAAGTCACAAGAGGAATAATAAAACCCATCATCTTCCTTCCACCCATATTTTTCAAAAAATTCTTTTTGAGCTTCGTTCAATTTATTGAATGTCGTTTCATCCATTTTAATATCCACACCTTCCACGAATTCCCAAACTATAGTTCCTTTTGGGATAAATTCTTTTGTGAATAAACCTAAGTCCATTTCAGGATTAGTTGCTATTTTAACTTCTACTTTATATAAAAACATATCTTAATTATTATCATAAAACATATAATCAGAATCCTCAGTTTGCCATTTCTCGAACCCCTCACAATTATAATAATCCTTATTCACCAAATAATCTGGCTTCTCAGGGAAAGATTTTGTGACAAAGGATGGTTCTGCCCATTTTATTCTATTATTTGGTTGTAGGGCAATTTGGCCATTATTCAGTAGTATTATGTGATGTGATTTATGTTCCATTGGATCCTCAGCCAAGGTAAAATCACTATTCAAATCACTAGAACCCCAATTTATTGTGGCATAATAACTTCCATCATACCATTTCTTATCTTTCATAAAGACTGAAACTTTGGTATCATAGATATAACTTAAATGATGTACCGAGAAATTGTATGAAAAACAATTCCATATTTGAAGATAATGGAATGGTAAATCAACATTAGGTGATTTGGGTTCAGTTAATAATGCGTGAGATGGAAGTTTATCTCTCATAACACCATTATTAAATAATACTTGGAATAGTGCAGCTTGTCCTGGTAAACATCTAATTGAGATTATAACACCCTCAGTAAATTCACCAAATCCCTTCTTATTTTGATATAGATATTCATTTCGAACATATACCTTTAAAGGGAAAAAATTACTTTCAATATAAGCCATAATTAATTTGTTGGTATGTCATTTGTTCCATACTCTCTTATCAAATAGTCGGTAAAATTTTCCACACTTTCAACATTAAATTCAATTTTATCGTGCCAAATCTTTTTTTCAATTTTTTCATACAACCACCAACCAACTAAATCCTGTATCCATCCGTATTGTTCGTCTTTTTCTTTTCTGAGGATGGTCGGAATGGACTTCTCAAGTTGCGAAATGGTGTTGTCAAAGTCAAGTAAATCAACTCCCATAGTATAGAGCTTGTGTACCTTCTCATCTTGTTCTTTGATTTTTGTTAATGTTTCGATTATGTAATCCCTTACCATAATAAATAGTTTTAATTGTTGATAAAATTTGCATAGATGGAGGGACTCGAACCCCCAACCGGCTGGTTTGGAATCAGCAACTCTACCAATTGAGCTACATCTACATTTGTTTGAGGTTGGGGAGGGATTCGAACCCACGATGAATTTTCATTCGATAGTTTTGCAGACTAGTGCCTTAACCAACTCGGCCACCCAACCCTATTGTTTCTTTTTATATTACCTATAACTCAATAAAGATATCATAAGTTCCATTTTCATAGTAATTTGTTGAACAATTTCTTAATATGATACCATCATAATTTTTTTCAATTAACATTTCTTTATATTTGTCAACCCCACCGAATTTGTATATTTCATCCATATAAACTTGAAATGAGTCATAATCTTCATCATCTGAATTAACAACATATGGATTTTCAAATTTTATTTCTTTAGTTAAAATCTTACCCTTAGAACCTTTTATATTTTCATATCTATAAGTATCAACAGAATAATCAATAAGTCCAGCAAACCATTTGGCCATAGTTAAATTATCTGTCCAAAATACACCCATTCCATCATCAGATACTTTACCATAGGTAGCGTTAATTCTATCTCCAATACCACGATATACTATAGTATAATTTTCAAATTCTTCTTTTAAAATTGTTTTAATACGTATTCTTAAATCTTTCATCATTTTTTTACTATAAATATATGAAATCCCCCAACTTCACCCCACTCGTCAGTGGGGGATAGGTTGAGTTAAGCTTCATAACTTATACCTTGGGCTATTCGTTTACAAGCAACAAGACCACAGTAGTGAGCAGTTCTTATGGGATGCCTCGTGGTACTATTATAACATAAAGAACAATTACCTACTAGCACCTCACACCGAAATTGTAGGCAGGCTCGGTCCCTTAATTGTTCAAATCTTTATTTCACGATTGTCTGTATTCCCAAATCTTTGGGGTGTTTTCCACTTAGTTTATGAGTCACGGATCCATCACAAGTTGTAAAATACTTGTATCCTTTATCCCAAAATCGATAGACCTTACATCCATCAACTTTAAATAGAAGCTCAACGTTATAATTCGCATTATCTGTTTTTAGTTCTTCTATACCTTCTCTTTGACAACTAAGGAATAATACAGAAATTAATCCAAGGAATAATATTTTTTTCATCGTTTTTGTAATTTAAAAATTATTTAATGTGTCCTTACCTAGATTCGAACTAGGATTATACTTCTCGTCTCCACTTTGTAAGAGTGGGATGTTTAACCATTACACCATAAGGACTATTTATAAAAGAATGATTGGGCTATACTGATAATTGTACTCCAATAGAACCGAGACCGCGTATCTTAGTTACCTTTCCTAGTTTACAGTCAAAGTCCTGAACTTTCGTACCATCCTTAATTTTTATTTTCAGACCCATAATGTCAAAAAATATGTCTACTATTTTCTAATAACACCTTTCGTAACTTATTGTGTTGTGACCCTGGGGAGATTTGAACTCCCGCTCCCAATATTAAAAGTATTGTGCTTTAAACCAGCTAAGCTACAGGGTCATTTTCTTGTTAAAGTTTATTTTTAGCCCCACTAGTTACAAGTAATTGTAACCAGTCTATTGGATTTTCATTTTTTTTATTTCTGACATCATCAGTTTTGCATTTAAACAGATATTCAAATATCATTTCTCTTTGGTCTTCATAATTTGATTCACAAAATTTTTTTAATAAATGTAAATCATAATGATTTTCTTTGTCAATATCTTCTTCAAAGTCAGATTTTAATTTATTATATGTTGTTATTGGTGACCACCCATTTTTTAAACATTCATCAGCAACGTGTAATATACTAACCTCAACCCCTTGTTCTTTTAATACTGAAATAGATAATGAAATTGGGAATCCTTCTTGAAAGAATAATTTACCAATACCTTTAAGACAAATTATTCTATCTTCAATTTTTTCAAATAAAAGATTATTACTGAAATAGTGAAATACCTTAACATTTATTTTTTTATCTATTACTTCGTCAAATTCAAAATCAATAATGTTATCATTAAATAAAAACTCTTTTTTCATATGAAAATTATATATTGTTAATTAAATTTTTTAGGTTGGAATCTAATTTGTAGAATCTTCCATTTCATTTTCTTGTTTCTTAATGTGGTTGTTGTACTTATTTCTAAGCATTTCATAAAACTTGGATGAACTTGGTTTTCTAATTGTCCGTTTCATTTGTTATTTTTTTAAGTGAGTTACATCTACATAACACATTGAAGTAATGAATTGGTTCCATATGGTAGTTATTTTTTTCATCCAAATAAATCACCACTTCCATATCCACAATTGCTCTAATTTCGATGTGTTTATTGTTTGGATTATTTTCACTATAATCAATAAACAACTTATCACCAACCTTAAATTCACCAATTTTTACATTAACCATAATTTATTAAAATTTGCGTCCCAGGTAGGATTCGAACCTACGACAACTTGATTAACAGTCAAGGGCTACTACCACTGAGCTACTGAGACATTTGTTGTTGTCCTGGTGAGGCTCGAACTCACGACTTTTCGCGTATCAGACGAATACTCTAAACCAACTGAGTTACAGGACATTGTTAAAATTGTTGTGGTTCCACTAGGACTTGAACCTAGAACCTACCGATTATGAGTCGGGTGCTCTAACCAATTGAGCTATAGAACCTTTAAAAATCTTGTATAGGTGACTGGGATTGAACCAGCGACCACTAGTTCCCAAAACTAGCACTCTACCTCTGAGCTACACCTATATTATTAAACCATATATAAATCCAAACAAAAGAACAATTAGAAATATAATTCCAACTATAAACAAGTCTGAGTTCTTTGTTTTGTAAGACAAAATTAAGAATAAGATTCCAATTATCAAAAATAAAAGACCAATAATTACTAACATTTTTTAATTTTTTGTAGTCCTGACAGGATTCGAACCTGTAAATAAACACTTACCATCTTGGTTATTAACAGCTCCTACTCTGTTTTCGGAGAGTTTGGTAAGACCCTAAACCCAATCTGAGGATTTTTATTGTTCTAGTGGGTAAAATCCGTTAGGCTTTTAATTAGGGGTACTTGCTTATTGCATCACTCAGCTAATGTGCGTCTACCAATTCCGCCACAGGACTAAGTTTTAATTTTTTTTTAAAGAATTTGTTTAGTTCTAACCAACATTTTCATTCTTTTCAGGTATGCTGATTCAAAACACTCTTTACCTTCAAAATTCTCAATCTCATAATTTAGGATTTTGGCAACAAGGGTTTCTAATTCTTCAATTGCAGACAAGTCACCGTTATGAATTTTACCTTCGAGTAGGCATACTTCTGTGTTATTTTGAATATAGAAATCAACAATCACTTGAATTGGTGTGTTTGCGTAAAGTTCTTGTAAAGATTTCATAATAATTTGTTTTAAAGTTAAAAAATAGTCCTGACAGGATTCGAACCTGTATGATAATATGACATTATCTATGTAGCAATTACACTTGCTCATCTTTGGGATGTGAACCCTTTTACAATAGCGTCTATCACTTCCGCCACAAGACTTTAAAAGTTTCGCAAACAATTTTAAGAAATATGTTCTCTTGTATTGAGTTCTGCTTTAATTACATTCAAAAAATCTTTATGTTCATTATATTTTTGTTCCATATCTGCTTGTGATGTTCTTGCTTCCCATATCATTTCACCACACCCACAACTACACCAGTATCCACTACCATAAAATCTTATACGTTCTGCTCTATAAAAACGTAGAAGATTTTTCGTATTCAATTTCTTTACTTCTTCAAGTGACTTTTTCATATTCCTAATTTTATTTTTATTTTTGTAGTCCTGACAGGATTCGAACCTGTATTAGATGCCATCACCTGGTTAATTGCGTCGAAACAATATTCTCCCTATCTAGGGGGAGTGCGTCTACCAATTCCGCCATAGGACTATATTTAACTTATCTAAAATTTTCTCATATTGACAAAACAACAATCCAACTTTTTAGGTCTATCTATGTCATCTCTACCGTCAATTCTTGATTTTATATAGTCAAAGATTTCTTTTTGTTCATCAGCGTTTAAACTATTGTTGATAGTTTCAATTCTAATCTCAAATCTTACCCAATAATGTGTGTCCATAATTTTAGTTTTTAATTTTTAGTAGTCCTGACAAGATTCGAACTTGTATTAAGCTACATATTGTTTATGTTAGACCTTTCGCTCCAATCCTAGTATTAAGGAGTGTCTGAACATTCAATCTTCACTCTACCCTTAACTTTCGCCACAGGACTATTGTATCACAAAATTACGATTTCATTTTCTAATTTCCAAACACTTTGGAATATTTTTCTTCATTTAATATGATTAGGTGGGTCGCTCATCTCCACTGTCTGCATTCCTTTGAGTTATGAACTCAACTGCTCTAATCTTATTAATATTTTTCTGCGGAGGACAGAGGACACGAACCCCACACCATACTTGGTGCCACTCGCTTAGCAGGCGGTGGTAACGACCCTGATTACTTTATCCTCCAATTGTTTGTAGTCCCAACCCGATTCGAACAGGTATTTGAACATTCGTATTGTTCGGTTCTAATCCATTGAACTATGGGACTAAATTTGTTGCGGAAAGTTGAGGTGTCGATCCCCATACAATACAATTGTACCTATCGTTTTCAAGACGTAGACTCGGGCCGCCGAGCTTAACTTTCCAATTTGTTTGGTGGTATGATGGGATTTGAACCCACACATACATCATCCACAATGATGCCCCTCTACCAGTTGGGGTACATACCACATATAATTGTTTGGTGGTGATGACCAGATTCGAACTGGTATAAAACGATTTTCAGTCGTTCGCCTTGACCAACTTGGCAACATCACCATAATTTAGAGTAAGTATCCACCACGTTTAAGGCTGGTTGTGGACAGTGCTACCTACGACCTTTCCTTACTCTCCCACAAAATTACAATCCTTTATTCTTATTTCCAAATGTTTTATCAAGTTTTTTAGTAACGAGATACTTTTTTAGCCAACTTTCTAGTTTTGTCAATCTTATTGATTGCTTCATTATGAGCACATTCATCAGAAACTTTTACAACATTAAGAAAGAATTCATAAGTTGCTTTGTAAAGTACTTTTTCAGCTCCAGTTAGATTTTTCATTTCCATTTTATTATTTTTTTAAGTGTGTTACATTATTATAACCATCCCACATCCCTTAAAGTTCCAATATTGCATATTTTTTTTTAAGTGGTCAAATTTAACCACTTTAAATTGTTCCCCCTGATGGAATTGAACCACCATCCTCAGATTCAAAATCTGATGTAATCAACCTTTATACCAAGGGGGATTATATTTTACCAACGATGTCAAAGAACACAAAAAAACCCTGAACGTCTTTTGTCCAGGGTTTGTATAAAAAATTAATATTTTTTTTACCATCACGAGATTCCACCTGAACCATAAGAATCCGCTGACCAACAATTTTTAAATTGCGGTTGTACTGAATTACTAATATGGTTTATCGATGTTCTCATTTTTGTTATTTGTTTATAAATATTACTAAATTATTAAAAAGTTTGGTTCGGAATGATTTTTTAAGATATGCTGTCTTTTTTAAGTTGCTGAACTCATTCGTTATAACCTTAATTGTCAGGATAGTTTTTGTTCAATTTGACTAAATTTGATATTTTAATTTGCTGAATCTATCCTTTGTTCTATATAACGTAAATTTAATTTAAAAGTTTCATTAAGTCAAGAAAAAATAGGAAAAATTGGTTTCAGAATGGGTTTTTGGTTAGTAATTTATTCCCGTGCGATTAGGAAAGTGAGACTAACCCCCCTCATTGATTTGTTGTGTTAACTTTGCAGTAATCATTCCTTTTAAACCAATTTTTCCATTTTTTTTAAACTTCTATCATCTTGTATCTTTCGGACTCAATGGTTTCGGTCATAATTAATACTGGTGATAGTTCTTTTCCACCAAGAATTGACTTCAAGATTGAAGGACTAAAACCAGATATTAACGCTGTCCCACTTTCATCAAAACGAACAGGGAAGTTATCTCCTCTCGATTGTATGTTCCAAAAGATAATACCAGGTAGTTGATATCCACTATTCTCATATTCTTCACGAATCATTTGAATTGCGGAATTATTACGACCAGTTGCTTGATTAAATTCCATATCTGATAAGATAAGGATTTTAGTCGGCATCTCACTTTGAGGTACATTGTGTTTAATTGATTGGTTTAAAATCAATTTGAACACAGACTCCAAGTTTGTACTCATACCCCATTCAGCTACACGTAGTTGTGTGTATCTATCATATAGATTACCTCTCAACTTTTGTAATTGCGGTCTCTCAGAGAATGTAATGAAAGAGTCTTTAAAAGAACCTTCATTTCTTTCTGAAATATATAATCCCAATGATACTGCGACATCCAAACAAGTTAGATTACTATTGTTACCGGCTAAATTAATCATTGAACCTGATACATCAACTACTGGTAAAATTCTTTCAGTACTTCCTTCCATAAAGTTGGGGAGAGCTTTCCATTGTTCTATTGCCAAATCTTTGACACCTTGTTCCAAGGTTTTAATAACATCATATGGATATACAGCCCCAGCATTTACTTTGGTCTCACCTTTTTTCAATGATTCCAAGTATTCTCCAAAACCAATTAAATTGTGTTTAGAGAACGCTTTGGTGTATCGAGCCATAGCCAAAGATGGTACTTTTGAGTATTCAATATTTGTCCACTCGTTAGCACACATCTTTTGCTCGACCGTTTTGGAAAGAACAACCAAAGTTTTACGTAATGATTTTGGTGTAAGACCCATAACCTTCCTGATTGAGTTAAAAATAACTCCTTTTCTTGGCATCCACTTTGCACATAGTCCATTTTTGGCTTCTAAACCTTGTACTATTGTGTCAATCGCATCGTCATTCACTTTTGTGTTGAATAGGACTGTAAGATCGTCCCAACGACCGAATTCAGGGATGAATTTAATATTCTTTGCCAATACTTTTGGTGCCACCTCTGCTAAGAGTTGGATTATATCACGGAATATTTGTCTTTCACCAGCACCACCACGAACATCTCTTGCCCAAAATAATATACGCAATGCAGTTTTAGGACTCTCAATGAAAGCCTTTGAGAATAGACTTAACAATCTTTCTTTGTCTTGTCCTCTCATTGCTCCAATAGTAAAGAATAGATTCACACACTCGTTAAGAGTTGATGAATTTGTAACCATACCATTTTCAGTTAAAGTATCTTCTGTCTGTAATGCGTCTAAGAAGTTCATAATATTCTGTTTTTGAATTTGTTTTGAAAGTATAAAATATATACTTTGGTTTGTCAAGTGAAATTTTAAATATTTGTTTTAAATTTTTCATTCAAAATATCAAAAAGTTTATTGATATTGTCAATTTCTTTTTGATAATAATTTTTGACCTCCTCGTGTTGTGATTTGTTCATCTCATCAATAAAATGATTTCTTAACATCATAGAATGAGAGGTTAATAACACAAATTCATCTTGGTTTAACTTTAAATTTTTCATTTTAAATCTTGTATTTGAATTAAATAATTTGTTACTTCTTCTGGTTTTAGATATCCAAGAACATCATCAGTAATTGGGGTATCATAAGTTAATTTACCATAATTGTCAAGTACGGCCAATTCATATAAACCTATATGACCACCATATGATTGTTCATTACGAATTACCGAAGCACCATACCCATTTTCAAACATAATTTTACCAGCAACACCTCCTGCCCAATTAGGCTGGAAATCAATATCCTCAAATGTTTTGTAATGTAAATCACAAAGTTCAATTAATTTATTGACACTAAGTCCAAATTGTTCTGATGTGTTGATTAAACCATCAGTTTCAATATTTGATTTTATGGCATCAAGTGTTTTCTGTTTCATTGGGATTAATTTTACACAAAGATATATTTTAAGGTTCAAACAAACAAATTTTTCATTCAAAAATGAATAAAATATTTTTTCTTATTTGATAATATGTAAAAGAGTATTTAGATTTGATTGAAATGTATAATCAACAAAACAAATATGGAAAAAGTATTAGTATTAAATGCGGATTTCACCCCAATAAATGTAACATCTGTATATAAAGGATTTATCTTGGTTAATAAAGGTAAGGCTGAAGTTATTAAAGCAAGTGATAAACCAATTTTATCTGGGGTTAATCAGTTTGTACGACCATTAATAATTAGATTATTAAATTTTGTTAAGTTCAGAGTCAACAAATTAAGAATCAATAGACAAAGAATTTACAAAAGAGATAATAATGAATGTACTTATTGTGGTAGTAAGAAAAATTTAACAATTGATCACATTATACCCAAATCAAAAGGAGGACAAAACACTTGGATGAATTTGATTACTTGTTGTTCAAGTTGTAATAGATTGAAAGGAGATAGAACTCCTGAAGAAGCAAATATGAAATTAAATACTAGACCTTACGAACCAACAATATTCTCAGAGATATTAAATTCATCAGTTGGTCAAGTTTGGAATGAATTTAAAAACGATATCTACTAAAACACAAAAGGACGTTTTCACGTCCTTTTGGTAGATGTTGGATACCTCCCTTTCTTTTAGTCGAGTTTATCCCATGTAAGCACTACCTTACAGGTTTCTTTACATTATCCAGTAATGTCCTCAATTTTATCTTTTAATAAAGATATTTTATCAACAATCGCATCACAGATAAAGTTATTAATACCTTCTTTGATATTTTTTGCAAATTCCATATTATCTAATTGGTCAACTAATCCATTTCTAACAACATCATAAATACCACCAGTCATACCAGCATTATTTTTCAATTTATTAACCGTTCCTTCAACTATAGCTTTAGTTATTGTGTCAGATAAAAACTCACAATCTGTTAATTTACTTAAATCACTCATATCAATATCCGCTAAACCAGTTTTAACAATATTAGCTAAATAACTATTTGTTGACCCAGGTGTAATTATTTTGATAAGATATCCTAAAAGAGATTCTTTAAATGTGTCAATAACCGGTTCAATCATAGTGTTATCACCAAACCCTAATAAATTTTTAAACCAATCAATTATATTTTCAGAAATAACACTTTTTTTATATCCATTTGAATTTAGATAGAACATTTCAGTTATAATATCATCAATCAATTTTTCTTTTGATTTATTTTTATTCAATTCTTTAATTATTTTGAATCTATATTTAACTTCAGTCCTTTCTCTTAGTATTGTTTTTTTTGTTCTATTAAGTTTTTCAGATATTAAACTTTTTAAATTATTGTCCATAATGTTTTTTTATTTAATAAATATATTGTTTATAACAAAGTATTTGCTTTACCTCTAGTTACTTTTACAATATCTCTCCATTTAGTATTTCCAATTTGATTTGCAGGTCCTCTAGTTACACCTGACTCCCATTTTGTTACTGTAGGATAAACAGGTTTAGTCCCTCCACCACTAGCGGCTGGTGCGGCATCTTGTTCATCAAGTTCACCATCAATATCTTTTTTGGGGGTGTATCTTTTCATTAAACTAATTATTTTGTCAATTTCGTAATTTTCCATTATAGTAATTCTGGTTTTGGTAATTTATCCATAAATAAAACATAATATTCATTAAGAAATGATAATATTTCATTTTCGTCAATGAACAAATCATCATCAATGTCTTCATAATCATCACTTGAATTAAATTCATCTATATCTGTATGAAAATTATACCCAAAATCATCGATTTCAATAAATGGGATTTCAGCTTCTCTACACTCTTCTTCACTATCTGAATTAGTTCTAAATGTAACTTCTAAAACTTCTTCTAGTTTATTAATATGAAATGTTATAATTTCAATAATTTCCATTTTTAATAATTTTTAAATCGTTTAAACATATCCAAAGTTTTATTAACTTGTTCTTGAAGTGGTTCTATTATGTCATCATCAACATCCTCATCACTTAAATCAATGTCACCCTCATATTCTTCAAAATAGTCATCATCTTCTTCCATTTCCATAAAATAAGGTTTATCCAAATCATCATCATCACCATCTCCAATCATATCTTGACCAGTAAAATCTTTTTGTGTTGGTGTCATATAAGTATAATCATCTTCCTCCTCAGAAAATAATCCAGTACTTTTACCATCATATCTCATTTCATTTATTCTCATATTGGTATATGATTTAACTTCACCTTTATTATTAACAGTTATCCCACCTTTATCATTTGCATAATCTTGGACATAAAGTGGTTGTTGATTTATTTGTTGTCCATATGTTGTAACAAATCCATCATAGACTTGTCTGTGTTGGTCAAGAATGTCATTCCTTTCCGCTTTGTTCATTTTAAAAAAATATGCGTTCATGTTCTTTTTATTTATAAATATTATGTATTTATTTAAATATTTATTGATATGAGAATTATAATTACAGAAAGTCAAAAAAGAATGATATTACTTGAAAACATAGGTGAAGACCTTGGAAGTATTATCAAACAAAATGCTGAAAGAGTAAAAAAATTGATTTCAGAAGTTCAAACTCAAATTGGAATGAATCTTCAATTTCTTTTAACTTGGGGGGCAGGTATTGGTGGATTTATGGGTCCTGTTGAAGATTTCGTAAGAGGTAGATTCCCAGAATTAACCGATTTACAAGTATTTCTTATTATTCTTGGTGTCATATCAACACATTTAATTGAAAATAAAGAACTTAACAATAAAATATTAGATAAAATAAAGGAAGATGGTATTTTAAAACAATTTAAAATATCATCAAAAAAAACAAACGAATTAAAATCAGTTTTTTCTGATTTTGTTGAAAGTTTGGGTGTCACATTCCATAGAATAACAAATATGTTGAGTTATACCTTTATAATACCAATCATCCCAATGATATATCAAATGGTAACTGATGGATTAGTAACAAATAGTGATTTAAAAAATTTGGCAACAAGAGTTATTGCTTTTACTGGTTTAACTATATCAGGTATTCTTTTCAAAGATTTAATTACAAAAATGGTTAGAAGATTTAAAGGTAAATAATTGAATTTCTTAAATTATTGATTTATGTTTTAGCTAAACAAATATAAATTACATATGCAGAAATTTGATTTTAAAGACATCACCTTAGTTCCAGAAACAATTACAAATATTGATTCAAGAAGTGAAATTAACATTTTAACCGAAAATGTCACCCTACCCATTATAGTAAGTCCAATGGATACTGTGGTAGATAATTCAAATTATAAAAAGTTTTTAAGTAACAATTTAGAAGTTTGTTTACCAAGAGGGGAATATTCAAGTGATAATAATGTTTTTACATCAATATCATTATATGATTTTGAACTAATGGTATTGAAACATCAAAAATTTGAGAAAGTACCAATATATCAAAAAATTCTTGTTGATATCGCAAATGGTCATATGTCAAAATTATATGACTTATGTAAATACTTCATTGAAAATATCAAAACAGACCAAGAATTAATGATTGGTAATATTGCCAATCCAACAACATACGAGAAATTTGCTGAACTTGGTGTTGATTATATTCGTGTTGGTATTGGTGGTGGTTCAGGGTGTCTAACATCTGCTAATACTGGTGTTCATTACCCTATGGCTTCTCTAATTTCAGAATGTTGTCAAATTAAAAAGAAAAGAGGTTATAAAACCAATATTGTTGCTGATGGTGGATTTAGAAATTATGACGATATAATTAAAGCATTAGCCCTTGGTGCTGATTATATTATGTTAGGTGGAGTATTAAACAAATGTCTTGAATCTTGTTCCCCAATTTATTTCAATAAATGGATTAAATTAAATGATTCAACATCAACTTATATTTGGAATAACTTACCATACCTTAGAAAATATATGTATAAAAAATTTAGAGGTATGAGTACAAAAGAAGTACAAAAAAAATGGGGTAGAGATAAACTAATAACATCTGAAGGTATATCAAAATATAATAAAGTTGAATATACCTTGGATAAATGGCTTGAGAATCTACAAGATTATCTTAAATCTGCAATGTCATATACTAACTCAAAGAATTTAGAAGAATTTAAAGATACTGAATATATATTTATTACGGAGAATGCCTTAAAAAGGTATTATAAATAATATGAATAAGAAAACCTTAATTAAAATTGTTGAAGATGTAGACTATTTTGACAATTACGATTCCCCTCAAGAAATTTATATAAATTTAAGTGACTATGTTGATCAGAATCTTTTAGATGTTATGAATGGTAAAGACGTAATGTTATTTTGTTTTTTAACTTATGAACAAAGATTTTCAGTCGATTTATCTAAATTATATGACTTTATTAGTAATAACTACTCTAGATTTACTATTGGAGAAATTTTAAGTTTTAATCCAAATAAAGAATGTTATGAATGTGATGGTGGTGGTAATGTAGGTTGTATAAAATGTCATGGCGATGGAGAAGTAGATTGTTCTGAATGTGGTGGTGATGGTAGAGTAGAATGTGATGTCTGTGATGGTGATGGTGTTGATAGTGATGGGGACGATTGTTATGATTGTGAAGGTGGCGGGGAAGTAAAATGTAGTAATTGTTATGGACGAGGTAGTGAAACTTGTTCTGATTGTGGAGGTGATGGTGATTTAGAATGTGAAATATGTGATGGTAAGGGAGAGATTAAAGCAGTTAATGAAACTTTAGTTAAAATGACTAGATATCTATCTTACGATATTAATTTTACTAAAAAATTTGAAAATATGGTGCCAGATGATGTTATTTCCCCAGAATTTTATAACCGATTGATGAGTAGAAAAAAGTTTTTAGTAATTCAAGATTCTGATTATCTTTCTGAGGACTATGACCATCCAAATTATAAAGAAATGGAAGAAGGTGATGTATTTTTAGTTCAAGAAAAAAGTAAACCTGAATTAAAACATAGTTTTGGTAAAATTAGTGCATATTAATTTTGACTTTCAAATTACTTTTTCCTTTAATAACACGATGATAAACACCCTCTGGGATAAAATATTTCTCCCCAACAATTAATTTGATGGGAAGTTCATTATCCATTTGTAAATACCAATTATCACTTTCTAAGATTTCAACAAGTCTATTTTCTCTATCTCTATGCCATTTTAATTCTTCATCATCAACATTTTCATCAAATGTTCTGATTCTAATGTCATCAATTATTTCTTGTTGAAAGGGTAAATTTTTCATTACCAATTAGCACTAGATTTTAATCCCAATTTTTTGGCATGCCTCCCAACATTGCAACTCCAGTACCCGGCCATTGTTCTGTCTTTCTTTTGGGCACAATTATGTCTTGCTCTAAATGATTTTGCTGCTTTTGGATTTCTATTTCTCACTTTAAGATTTGGGTCTCCAAATGTTACTTTTTTAATTGTCCCTTTTGGTGTTTTTACATAAACAGCAAATTTTTTAGGACTTCCTGGTGTTCTAAATGGGGAGTTTAATTTAACATTCTTTCCACGATGTTTCGCTTCAAATAATAACTCCTCAACTTCCTCTTCAAACATTGGGGCATCTAACCATACTTCATCACCATTTTCTAATAATACCTTTTTACCCAAATCAGATTCAACCAACCAAATATCATCTTCGTTTAATCTAATATTACCTTGATAATATAAATTTCTAACTTCATTGATTAATTTAAAATATTTGTCAGAATATATTCTAAAGATATTTTCATTTAATGATATTCTGTTTTCCAAGTGATATTTTAAATCTTCAGATATCATACAAGGTTCTGTTAATCTCATTGGGGGGTTAAGAGATTCCCTCAAAACTTTTTTTATTAGATTGTCTAAACTATTTCTCATAATTTGTTTTTTTAGATAAATATTCTTACTTTTATAATCATATATTAACCATCAAACAATTAAATAACTATTATGAAATTTTATTCGTTTTTTCACACGATTATACAAATCTATATTCTTATTAAAGTTTCTTATTTACTTTTTATGACTTCTTATAATCCTGAAGCCTACCCACTATCAATGTTAAATTGGTGGATATATTTCCTAATTTTTGATATTTGGATGAATACTATTATACCAAATGAAAAAAATAAAGATTAAAGACTGACAAAAACCTCATTTATATATGGGGTTTTTTTATTTACAATTATATTTATAAAATAAAAATAATATTATGAAAATTATAATAAAAGAATCGCAATTAAAAAAAATAATTGCCATAATTTCTGAATCTGAAGATGATGAAATTAATGTATTATTCATTGGGGATAGTTTAAGTGCTGGTCCTGGATGGACTTGGAATTATTTAATTGAAAAAAATCATCCAAATTGGAATGTAAAACATATTGTAAAGGGTGGTACAAGAACCGATTGGATGTTAGATGAATTGGAAAATGAATTAACAAATAACACATATGATAAAGTTTTTATATATGGGGGTACTAATGATATGTTTTCAAACATATCAAAAGAAAGAGCATTTAGTAATATTCAAACAATGATTAATATGGTTAACGAATCCGATGGGACACCATATGTTTTTATTGGTTATGATGCTGAAAGTGTTATGCCAAAAAAATTAGTACCAACAATATATTGTGACGCAGAATGTATGGTTGAGAAACGTGAAAAAATGATTGAGTTTCAAAAATATTTAAAAAATCTAACAAATGCGGTTATTATTCCTAAAATTGTAGGTGATAATTCATGGACATCTGATAGTACACATCCACACGCTTGGGCTCACAAATTAATGGCTAATCATGTTGAGAAGTATATAGACCAATCTAAAGAAAGTCCAAAAACTGAAGATTCATTTTTTACTAAATTGAAAAAATTTATTGAAAATCCTTCTGAGTTTATTTTTGGACCACAAGAAAAATTAAAAAAACAATTAATATCTTCACTTAAAAATTTAAATGAGAGTTCGTTTAAAAAACGATTAACCGAAGAAACTAGATTAGAATTTACTGGTGAAATAATAGAAACCCCAATTGTTAAATTCCTTCAATTAGGGCTACAATTATTAGGACTTAGTTTACCTGTTTATGGTGTTGATGGTAAGTTTGGTGAAGAAACTGAAATGGCCGTTAAAAAATTTAAAGAAAAATATGGTTTACCTGATGATGGTATTTTTGATGAAAGAACAAAAAATAAGCTAATTGATGTTTTGTCTAGTAAAAAAATACCTGATGAAATGTTCGCTGATGTACAATTAGAAAAAACACAAATATATACTCCAGAAGATGTTGATACTTTTGAAGAATTAATGGGTAATTCAAAGTTAACTCCATCTTTATTATCAAAGTTTAAATCATTATTAGAAAAAAATGATGTAAGTTATGATGACTTTGCCAGTGATGTTAGGTCAATTGGTTTAGACCCTGAAATTGCTGTACAACAATTAGCTGTTGAATCTATATTTTTTAGACCCGATGTTATTAGTTGTGAAACATTGTCACCCGCTGGTGCAATGGGTCTTTCACAATTTATACCATCAGCATGGAGTGCATATGGTGGAGGTGGTGACCCTTGTAATGTTCCTGATGCTTTAAATGCTTATGTTAAACTTATGGACTTTTTATTAGATAGATTTAAAGGTAGAGTTGATTTAGCTTTGGCTGGTTATAATAGTGGTCCTTATCTTAAAGTTTATACCGAAGCGTTAAGAGATAATGCACATTTTTCAGAGTTAGAAGGAAAAATACCTAGAGAAACTTGGGGTTATGTAAATAATATTATTGAAATCTAAATAATTGTAATATTTATAAAATAAAATTTATGAAAAGAATAATAATAAACGAATCCGACATTAGACGAGTTATCAGAAAAAAATTATTGGAAAACTCAAATAATGAAAATTCAAAAGAAAAAACTGATACACCACCTCGTTGTGTTCCAGAAAATGTAATTCCATTGGATGAAATTGTTGGTACTGCTGATGAATATGATAACTACGCACCAGGTGTAAACAAAAGAAAACTTGGGGTAAACTCAATGGTTGATACTTTGGGTATTCTTAATAATATTAGATTATTCAAAGATGTTAAAGATGGAGGTTCTCATTTAGCTTATAATATGATGCACCATTTAAATAAGTTCAGAAATAAAAACTATTACGATGAAACATCAAATCAATGTAATAAAGCTATGGACAAGATAATTGAATTGTATAAAGAAAATGAACATGGAACTGAACTTGTTAAAGACATTGAAAGAGTATTAAATCTCCAAACAAAAGATGACGAATACACACCTTCACCAAGAGCAAAAGAATATCTTAAAAGATGTTTGGCCTTGGTTAAGGGAGAATAATCTAACCTCTTAGGAGGACTTTTAGGACCGTTACTAGTTATGGTAACAAAAAAAGGAGAAATTCGCTACTTCTCCTTTTCTTTTTTTAAAAATTAATATATTTATAAATAAAAAAAAATATGAAGAATAATTTAAACGAAGAATTAAATAGATTAAAATTCCTATTGGGATACAAACCTGGACAACTTATGACTGAAAGTCAAGTAAAAAGGACTTATTTGAATGAACATGATCCACTTGGGTGGGCAGTAAAGAATGCTGTTGAATTAGGTAGAGAAGGATTTTTCCAAATGGATTTTTCAAATTGGGCTGAGTCTATGAAGGGGGACTTAAATTTTTATCAAGCTAGAGGAGTTATTTATAATGAACAAAAATTTAGCCTGAAATTTTCAAGTGTTTTAGCAGGACTTGGTGGAGGATGGAAATCAAAAACTACAATTCCGGGTACTCAAAAACCACCAATTTCAGTTCCAGGTCAAACATTTACATTTAATGCAAATAATCAATTTGGTAATAATCTAATAACACCAACTAGTGTTGTTGTTAAACAATTGGAAGAAGAGGCAAAAAGATTAGTCGAAATAATGAATAAAGTATATTTAACTAATGGTAGAGATAAAAATGCTATTTTAAAATTTTTAGGTAATGGTTTTATCATTGAAGGTCACGCTGATGGAAGTCCCCCTAGTTTTGTTGACGCAACAATTACTGCTGACCACCAAAATAATGGATTTAATATTGTTTTTGACGGTATAACAAATTTATTTCAAAGAAATGATTGGTTAGCAACACAAAGAGCTAAAGTTTCTTATAATATTTTTTTAAATACAATTAAAAATAGTGCACCAAGGTTAGCTCAAGTTTTTACTGATAAATCTTTAATGGATAAAATAATGGGTATACTTAAACTAAATGATAATGGTGGTAAATCTATATTACGTGTAGTAAACCATTTAAATCAAGATGGAAGTGCAAACCCAGCAGAAATTGGTCCAACTTTTAGGAGAATGGATTTTATTCCACAATTAACTAGTTCAGATTCTGAAACCACATTTGAACCTACCCCACCAAAAGAAAAAATTAACCTTGCCGATGGGACGTATATAGGTCTACTAACACTTCCAATTTTTAGGGGTCAACAAGACGAAAAATTTTCAGTACCAGGTGTACAATTAAAAATGGAAGGACAACCCGGTTTATTTTGGGGTGTCGATGAGGAAACAATGATTAAATATAAAAATATACTCCCTGTTATTACACCTACAGAATTCAATGGAAAATCAAAAGTGGCAGCAGTTATCAGTGGTAGGGAATTAATCATTGATAACATAGATATGGGTACAATATATAAAGCTAGTAGCGCTAACGCACTAGAACAATATAAAACAACTGGTAGGTTGTGTGTTGATAGGAGTTTAAGAAGACCTCAAATGTATAAAGAAAAAAAGTATTACCCTGTAATGTTTTATGAGGTTACTTTTCACCAATATGAACTAAAGTAATTAAAATTAAAACCCTCCTATATATAGGAGGGTTTTAATTTTAATTTAATTCATAAAAAAAAGCACCAGACCATATTTCTATATTATTAGCTGTACGTTTAAATATTATTTTCCAATAACATTTTGAATTATTTTGGTACGCATCTAATATTGATATTTTGTGTTTAAATGAGTTCATTAATGCCTTGTAGATATTGTCAATTACAATTTCATAAGTAAAATCGTCATAAGTTAATTCCTCTTTTATTTCACTTGAATAACATTTTTCTTTTTCATTCCATGTGAAATAAGTTTTAGTGTCATTTAATTTATTTGTTTTTTTAAATCTATAATCATTATTTTCTCTTAGATATACTGAATCTAAAATATAATATTGTTTTTTAGTGGTATCTCTAACATTAAGAGTATAAGGAATGTATGCACAGACTTCTTGACAGATTAAAGAGTAATTGGTATTAAGTTTTTTATTATTAAAAAAATAAAATCTATCATCAAGAAAAGGCAATAAAACACCTCGAAACATTACAGTATTTCTATGGCCAAATTTACCGCCATTTTTAAAATGACTTAGTTGATACTCAATTGCCTTGTGAGCAATACTATCTTTAGTATAGGATCCATTATAATTATAAAATATTTCATTAATCCCTTCATTTATGAAATATGTACTATCTTTGAAGATTTTACCTAACTCAGTAACAAACTTATCGTGTAAAAGTTTTTCAGCATAGACATAATCGAAGTTATTAACATCAACAACATCTGATGGTTTTCTTTGACCAAACAAAGAAACACTAATCAATAGGAACAGAATTAAGTTTCTCATAGTTGTAAAATTTAAAATGGTGGCTAAATGTTATAATGATATAACGAACTAACTTACTATAAAGTTCACTGAAGAACATTTTTTTTCATTATATTTATAAATAAAACTATTATGAAAAAGAAATTATTTTTTGGATGGGAAAATACCAAATGGTTAATTAGAGAAATTGGTAAAATTTATTCTTCAAAGAACTCAATATTTTCCAAAAAAAGAATTGAATCTGGTATTGCATTCATTGTAGCACAATGGGGTATGATTTTCTTCCTACTTGAAAAGCACTCCACATTATCTATGACTGATTTAATTATGTGGGCTGGAGTTGAATTTGCAATCTCAGGTTATATAATTCACCAAATTCAAAAAGAAAAGAAAACTGAAGAGCAAAAAGAAGAAACCCCCAACGTTTAATTGGGGGCTTTTATTTACTTCACTTCTTCAAATTCTACATCTGACCCTGTAAATCCATCAGTATTTTCAGTTTGTCCTGCATTACTATAGAGTTCTTGTGTAACTTTTTGCATAGTTGAGTTAACATTATCTAGTGCTGTATTAATTTTATCCATTTCACCAGTATTTTTAGCTTCTCTCAATTCTTCTAAACCTTTTTTAATTTCTTCTTTGTGTTCATCACTGATTTTTTCATCCAAATCTTTCATTGTTTTCTCAATATTAAAGATTGTACTATCAGCTTCATTGATTTTTTCAACTTTTTCTTTAGCTAATCTATCACTTTCAGCGTTTTCTTCAGCTTCTTTCTTCATTCTATCAATTTCTTCTTGTGAAAGTCCTGATGATGACTCAATTCTAATGGTTTGTTTCTTATTTGTACCCTTATCTAGAGCAGAAACATTAATAATACCATTTGAATCAATGTCAAATGTCACTTCAATCTGAGGAACACCTCTCATTGATGGTGGAATACCATCCAGATGGAATTTACCAATAGTTTTGTTGTCTTTTGCCATTGACCTTTCACCTTGTAATACGTGAATTTCTACAGATGGTTGATTATCTACGGCTGTAGAGAAAATTTGAGACTTTTTGGTCGGAATTGTGGTATTTGCCTCAATTAATTTGGTCATAATACCCCCCATAGTCTCAATTCCTAATGAAAGTGGGGTTACATCCAATAAAAGTACATCTTTTACGTCTCCAGCTAATACACCACCTTGAATTGCAGCACCTAGAGCAACAACTTCATCAGGATTTACACCTTTTGATGGTTCTTTTCCAAAGAATTTCTTAACCGCCTCTTGAATTGCTGGAATTCTTGTGGATCCCCCAACCAAAATGATTTCATCAATGTCATTTACAGATAATCCAGCGTTTTTAAGGGCTGATTTACAAGGATTTATTGTTCTTTCAACCAATTTGTCAATAATCTGTTCAAATTTAGCTCTTGTAAGTGTTTTTACAAGGTGTTTTGGTTGATTATCAATAACCATAAAGTATGGTAGGTTAATTTCAGTATTTAGAGCCGATGAAAGTTCAACTTTTGCCTTTTCTGCGGCTTCTCTAAGTCTTTGTAATGACATTGAATCATCAACCCAACCTCCATTCTCATTTTTAAACTCTGTTGTCAACCAATCAACAATTGCTTGGTCAAAATCATCACCTCCAAGGTGAGTATCACCATCAGTTGACAATACTTCAAATACTCCACCACCCAATTCAAGGATAGAAACGTCATGAGTACCACCACCACAGTCAAAAACAACGATTTTTGAGTCTTTGTTCTTCTTATCTAGACCATAAGCCAATGCTGCGGCCGTTGGTTCATTGATAATACGTCTTACATTCAACCCTGCAATCTCTCCAGCTTCCTTTGTTGCTTGTCTTTGAGCATCATTAAAGTATGCTGGTACTGTAATAACCGCTTCAGTTATTGATTGACCCAAATAATCTTCAGCAGTTTGTTTCATTTTCTGTAATACCATAGCTGAAATTTCTTGTGGAGAATATTCCTTACCATCAATCTTCACTTTAGGTGTGTTATTTTTCCCTTTTACGACATTATATGGTACTCTCTTAACCTCAGACTTGATTTCGTCATAATTTGAGCCCATAAATCGTTTAATTGAATAAACGGTCTTGTCTGGATTTGTTACAGATTGTCTTTTAGCGGGGTCTCCAATCTTTCTTTCCCCTCCATCAATAAATCCAACAATTGATGGGGTAGTTCTTTTACCTTCCGAATTGGTGATAATTACTGGTTCACCATTTTCCATAATTGCAACGCACGAATTTGTCGTACCTAAGTCAATTCCTAAAATTTTGCTCATAATTTTTCTGTTTTTGTTTAATTATATGTTTTATTTTTTATGGAGTCAATCCAAAATTCATATTTCAATATATAAAAACTAGACCATAATGAAAATAACTGACAATTTGTCAGTTTTTATGACAAATTAAATTTTTTTTATCAAATTATTGTTTTTTTGAAAACTTTATAGTATTTATTCCTAAAATAAAAATCAATGGGTACTAATCTAATCAACATAAATCGCGTTTTATCTTACTAATCCTCCTATTATTAGGGGGATTTTTTTTATACATAAATTAACACATAAAAACAATTTTTAAAAAAAATGAAAAACACAAAAATTTACAATGAATTGGTTCAAAAGATGAGAACCTTCTTCCAAGCTAAAGGTTTCTTGGAAGTTCCAGTACAATCAAGATTATCAATCTTAGCCGCATGTGAAAATCCACATAGCATCACAACATTTGAGTATTCTAATGAGGTTTGGCCATTGCCGCAGACTGGACAGATGTGGCTTGAGTACGAATTATTGAAAAATCCTGAATATCCTGGAGTATATTGTATCTCAACATCATATAGACAAGAGAAAACACCAATACCTGGAAGACATGATTTAATTTTCCCTATGTTTGAAGTTGAAACTAAAGGTACAAAAGAAGATATGGTTAAACTTCAAGCTGAAATGTTGGAATATCTTGGTTTTGATACACCAAAAGTTGTTGATTATAACCAACTATGTGAACATTATGGAACAGAAATTCTTGAAGCTGAACACGAAACAAAAATGTGGGATGAAATCGGTGATTCAATCTCCCTTCAAAACTTCCCATTAAGAACAAACCCATTTTGGAATATGCAAAAGGGTGAGGGTGATAAATTCCAAAAGGTTGACGTGATATTATTCGGCCAAGAGACTATTGGGTCAGCCGAAAGAAGTTGTGATAAAGAGAGTATGAAAGAAATGTTCTACACAATTGAAGGTGGAAACTACGCTGGAAAACTTTTTGAATTATTTGGTAAGGAAAGAGTAGAAAAAGATTTGGAAGATTTCTTATCTTTGGACTTCTTCCCAAGATTTGGTTGGGGTTGTGGTATGACCAGACTGGCAAGAGCGTATGAACTTAATCTTCAAAAAAAACTTAGTCTAGACATCGCTTAATTATGGCAAAAAAACAAAATCCTGAAACCATTAATACTGGGACTACTAAATACGAGGTCGTTGTTGATGGGGATGATATCATTCAAATATGGAAATATGACAAAAGAATCAGTAAAACACCATATGAAATAGAAAATATCTATAAAGGAGAACCAAAGTTTAGTAAATTAAAAAAGGGGTCGAAATAGACCCCTTTTTTTTATTCTTGTTCACCTTCTTTATATTTTTCGTCATTAAATTCTTTTAAATTATTCTTTATATTCTTACCAAAATTAACTAAATCTAAAACGTGACGTATAAGTCCTTTCCCAAACATTACTTTCCAATTCTCATCAATTGATTTCATTTCAGCATAAATTAGACCCAAACTTATTATCTTGGTTGATAGATGTTGTATAGGTATTACATATTTAACAAATTCATCTAGTAAAAAAACATCCAACATAAAAAACAACAATATCAGTGAGGTATACCCAATTAATTTTGGAACAAACCCTCTCACAAAAGCTCTTGAAGTCCATCTAATTTTAACCCCCTCTCTACGTTGTTTAATTATCCTACAATAAGCTGTAATGATATCAAGTAATACAAATCCTAGGACAACCAATAATATTCCAGCAGAAGGGGCAAAAAACGTCAAAATCGATAACCAAAATCCAAATAACCCCTCTTTGACAATTTCAAATAAATGCTTCATATATATTTTTTCTTTTAAAAGTAAATAGTTTTTATTAAATTTAACAATTATAAATATCTAAATTCGAATAAAAGTTGGTATTTATATAAAAAACTATTATACTATGTTAAAAATCGGATCAAAAGGAAACTTGGTAAAACTCCTCCAAGAAAAACTAGGAGTTACAGCTGATGGTGACTTCGGACCTAAAACCGAATCAGCACTAAAAGAATGGCAATCTAAGAATGGACTAACCGCTGATGGTGTTGCAGGGCCTATTACTTTGGGTAAAATGGGAATTGAAATTCCTGTAGTCAAAAAAGAACCATTAAAATTGGATAAACTTAAAGGTCACATACCTCAAAATGTGATTGATGAAATTGGTTTAATCGCTGAAAAATTTAACCTTATCACAAATCTTCGTTTAGCGCATTTCTTAGCTCAATGTTCTCACGAATCGGGTAATTTTAAAATCCTTACAGAAAATTTAAATTATTCAAAAGAAGGTTTAATGAGAATCTTTGGTGGTTATTTTGCTGGTAACTTGGCTGAATCTTATGCCCACCAACCTGAGAAAATTGCTTCTCGTGTTTATGGAAGTAGAATGGGCAATGGTGATGAAACGACTAAAGAGGGGTGGAAATTCCGTGGTCGCGGTTACATTCAACTTACAGGTAAACAAAATTATGAAATCTTCTCAAAATTCATTGGTGAAGATTGTGTAGCAAACCCTGATTTAGTTGCAACTAAATATCCTCTTGGTTCTGCAGCATTCTTTTTCAATAATGTAGGTCTTTGGTCTATGTGTGATGAAGGTTCAACAGATGATGTTGTAACAAAAGTAACAAGAAGAGTAAATGGAGGTACAAATGGTTTAGCACATCGTTTACAAGAATTCAAAAAATTTAATAGTTTATTATCTTAAAAAAAACTCCCCATTTTATTGGGGGTTTTTTTATATGAATTCCAATTCATTTGTTTTAGGATTCCATTCCACAGTTAATGGTTTGTTTTTATACTCATATCTTTCATTCAATACACTTGCATTAATATAATGAGTATCACCATCAAATACATAGCCATATCCTGAGTGAATGTGACCACAAACGTGAATCTTTGGTTTAATTTCTTTGATTCTATCAGCCAATAATTCACAACCTAGATGTTCAGTTCTACCAATAACTTGGTCAACATAACCATAAGCTGGTCCGTGAGTGATAAGGATGTCAGTATCGGTTGGAATATTATCCCATCTGCGTTTTAGTTCCTCACCTTTTCTTGGTAGATTAAATGCCCAATCAAAGAATTCTGGTTGCCAAGGACTGCCATATATCTTCACAGGTTTTTCGTCCCCAATTTGGACTTCTACTGAACTATCTCTTAGGTATTCAAAGTTCTTATAGCTGTTTAATATTTCTTCGGTACGTCTAGGTATTAGAACACTCTTATGAACAAAGAATGGTTCTCTATCTATGAAACCCCAATCGTGATTACCAGCAATGAATACTTTGAAATCGTAATCCAATCCATCAAACCATTGACAGAAATCTTGTATCTCGTGATTATAACCCATTGAAGACATATCCCCAGCATGAATTAAAAGATTACCTCCAGGTAAATCCTTCTCGATTAATTTATGTTTACTATGTGTATCTGATACAAATGTAATTTTCATTGTAAATTAGTTTAAAAATTATTAATCCCACCATCCTCTCATACCAGAGCCATCAAAAATATCATCCCAATTCCCTTCATTTTTATAAACACTTGGATGTTGACCTTTCAATATTTCCCAAAGTTCATTCCATTCTATTTCTTCAAGTTCTCTAATTCTTGCAAAATATCTATTTTTGAACTCTTGTTCTTCTTCAGAATCTTTATCTACCATTTCCAAGAAACCTGGTTTATCTTCAAGAGGTATAAAATCATAATTAAACCCACTCAAACCTCTACCCATTTCCGCTTCTACAATATCGAAATATCTATCTTCTCTAATGTTTTTAATTATCTCAGTAGCACGTCTCATTTTAGCTACTTTCTTCATTCTGCTGTGTTCAATTTCGATACCTTTATTTTCAACACCATTAGCGATGTCATTTACACCTATTTCAATGAAATCTAATGTACCACTATAATCCCACCAATGGTGATTCCACAGAGCTTTTCTGAATTTGTATATATTCCTAAAGAAATTAGGTAAATCTCGCATTAGAAACCGTTTGGTTCTACCAAACCAAGTATATGAGTAAGACATTTTGAATATTTTTTATTTAGAACAAAAAAATTTGAGAGAATTTTGAAAAAAATGATTTGTTTTTTCTCAATTTATATGATTTTGATTTAGTTTCCTTATCAAAGTTACTTGTTAAAGTAGTTTTACTAACTTCACTTATATCTTTACCCCATTTTTTGAGATATAGTTCAAAAAGTTTTTGAGTTGTTTCAACTTGACTTGGGTTTTCACAAGAATCCAAAACTGTCATAATCCAAGTGTACTGGTTGTAAGGTCCTTTTCTGTTCATAATGACTATAAGTTTAATGGGTGAGTTAATAATCATCACAAAAGTAAGAAAAGAAATTCAAAGTAAAAAATTATTTGATATAAAAATCCAAAAATCTTTTCACTACTAGATTGAGAGGGTGTTCAACTTCATTCATATGAATTTCCATTTGATTTGACATTTCATTTTCATAAAATTCTCGGTCAGAATCAGTTTCAGCTGTTTGTATCAGATTAGTTAATTTTTTAAATCCACCAATTTGAAGTATCTTATATATTTTTGGGTCATATTTTAGAAAATTAACAATCTCTTCCTTTAATACTTTTTTATTATTAAGATATCTAAAATACTCTTTAACCTCAACACCAAACATATCAGTATATTTGGCAACAAAATCAATTTTATTTGCTCTACCATCGGTTAGATTATGGAACATAAGGTCATTACTTACATTAAAAATTGTTTTAAGGTATTCAAACAATTCTTGGTTAACATCACCATAATGTTTGTTAAGTATTCTTCTTTTTTCGTTCTCCGAAATTATTATTTTTTTCATAATAAAATTGATTATCTATTTAAATATAAATATTATTGGTTAATGAAAAGACGTTTAACACTATTAATGAATAAAGTTTTGATTGAATATCTTGAAGACCTATATGGTAAAGGAAGTAGTGTTGACATTAGTTCAATAATTGTAGGTTCAAGACACAATGAAACGATAATAAATTATAAGTTATTATACACCAATCAAGAATATTTGTTAGAGACAATGAATGTTGGATCCGATTTTTTGTTGGAAAGGAGTTGGGAGTTATTGGATTTACCGAAAACAAAATTAATTTTGGCATGTTCAATGCGAATGGTTGATTTATAAAAAAAATAAAATTATCATTAAATAAAAATTACAAAATGAAAAAAGTTCAAATTGGTGACACCGTTACAGTCAATTACACAGGAAAATTGGAGGATGGGACAATTTTTGATACATCTTTAACTGATGGAAGAGAACCATTAAAAGCAACATTAGGACAAGGTCAATTAATTGAAGGTTTTGAAAAAGGATTACTTGAAATGAGTATTGGAGAATCAAAAACAATTGAAATTGACCCAGAATTTGCTTATGGAACATATAATCCTGAACTTAAAACAAAAGTAGACCGTAGTCAGTTCCCACCTAATGTTCAAGTTGGTGAGACACTACAAGGAAATTCTTCAAGAGGACCAATAATTGTTAAAATTTTAGAAGTTGATGAAGAAACCGTTACTATTGATGCTAATCACCCATTGGCAAGTCAAAAGTTAATCTTTGATGTTGAGGTTACTGGTATTAATTAAAAAGAAATAACAAGATTATTAATGTACGAATATAAACTATAATTTGTGTTCGTACATTATTTTTTCAATTTGTGGATTTTCTTTTTCAAATAATTTAATTAATTTACCCGCAATAGCATTAGCTTCATCTTCATTAACACCCCCAATATCAGCTCCTTTTTCCCTACCCAACACATTGAATTGGTATTCATGCACCCATTCGTGGGTTAATGTACGTAATATGTCACGTATAATTCTCTTTTTACACAAAACAAATATAACACCATCAAAACGTCTTGCCCCAGTTGACATATTATATTCTCTTTCAGTTAAAAAAATAATCTTTATGTCTTTTTTTAACATTAATTTTTTATATAAGAAATGAATAAATTCTTTTATTAATCCACGATGTTTAGTTGGTATTGAATTTTTTTTAAATACTAATTTTACTTTCATGCTTTAATTTTTTTAGTACAAAAAGGTTTACCCTGACTTGTATTAAATATTTGAAATTCACCAATTTTTTCACCTAGAGTTATTGGATTTTTTCTTGAATCATTTGTACTGCAATCAATTAATGTTTTTGGGTCTATTTTTTTTGTTGATGTAGTTGTGACTTGAGTAGTCCCTGTGTTACCACTATTAACAACATCTTGTTCAATTAGATATTTACGTTCCAATAATATATTTCTTTCTTGTATAAGTTGTTTTTTTCTTATCGTCATATTTTATTTTAAAATAAATATTATATTATAAAAGAAATCCCATCTTTTTTGATGGGATTTTTTATTATTAACTCAATAATTTGTTAACTTCGGTCATAATCTGTTGTTGTCTTTCTTCCAATTGTTTAATCTTTGTACGTTGTTCTCGATTTAATTCAATACTTTCACCTTTTATTCTATTAATTTCATTGAAACATTTTGTATGTTCATTCATTAAATTTCCGTAAATCTGTGCTTTTTGTTCTGTTGTCATAATGGTTAATATTTATTTTTATATGAATTTAATTAAAAAATATGATTTTAAAATTAAATTGATGGTTATTATACTATCAATTATACAACCATTTATTCTAATGTCAATATGTGGAGAATTATGGTCTATCTCTAGTTATTGGAAGACTCCACTCCAGCCCATTTTTATAATTGTAAACGCAGCCACAAGTTATTTTTTTTTCAGTACTGACCGATGGTTAATACCTTCAATTTTTTTATTACTTTTGACTGCGTTTTCTTTAGAAATGTATCCTACAATTCATAATGTTTTTGCAGGATGTTTTTTTATTTCTTGTGTTTACCCATTGTTGACGTTAAAAAGATTTAAATTTTTTAGTTTTCTTTATTTATTGTCAATTTTGGTTTTTTTGTTATCAGGTATGTTGTGGTTTGAAATTTATTGTATTTTAATACTAGGGGCATACCATTTAACAATACTTATTTATAAACATAATTTAGATAGGTTGAGAAAAAACTATAATTTATATCGTTGATGTTCTTGGTGTTTTTCCACCAAATCATCATATTTCCATAGTTCAAATTTTTCAATAACCATTCCGATGTGTTTCCAATATCCTTCTCCTCCATAACCAACACAATTGTTAGACCAATATGTCCAATCTTTTCCAACTGCGTTAGGATAAAATTTATTCAAGAATTGTGCATGGTCTTCAAAAGAGTCTTCAAAACTATTATATTTTCTCCATTTTGACCCTCCTATAGCCTCATAATAATCACCAGAATACAATTCTTTATAATATCTCATTCCAAACAGATTATTGCTTTTCTTTGCAATCTCTGACACCCCACCACCACTTTCCGCAATGGCCTGTGCTAATTGAATACTAGCCGGTATACCACATTCTAGTTGGTGATAGATGGCAATACCACCATATTCCTCACAAAACTTAGCGTAGGGATGTTTTTGTTTAAAGTTCACACTATATGATATATTTTCAGCAATAACATTGTTGTGAACAAATTTTTCATCTTCCGAAGAAACTGAAATATTTTGGATTTCTTTATTTTCAAATGAGATAAATAATAAACCCAAAAGAATTACAATTACTTTTTTCATAATGTTTTTGTTTTAAGGTTAAACCACAATTAATTAACCCCTATAATTACTTTGTCAAAGTACGTTTTCTTTTAATTAAAATAAATAGAATTAGTCATATAAATAAAAGATGGAAGAATTAATCCAAGAATTTATATTAAAATTTTGAGAATACATTCTCTAAAGTTTTAATGTTATCTTCACCTGTTACTAAATACCATTTATTTTTCCCAATCTCAGAATAATAATAATCACTTCCTTTTATTTTGTAGTCGTAAGGTAAATTAATATTTTTACTTTTTAATTTTGAATTAGATAATATTCTCCAACACTTACTATTATCTAATGGTATATTTTTTGAAGCATGATATTTACAAGGTAACTCTTCAGTAATACCTAATTGATCATGATATTTACCTTTGGTAGTTATACGTGGTCTATAGCCACTTGTTTCTACAAATTTACCATTTTCATAAATCATTGAAGTAATACTAGAGTCATTCCAAGCTTTATCTAATTTTTCAACATCTTTTGGATTATTAATATCTCCACCAAACTCACGAATTACCTCTTCATAATTATAACCTAAACTTTCAATTTTGTCTTTAGTCGTATTTTTAATTGTATTTGTTGGTTTAGTGGTTTCTGATGATTTTGGTATATCTTTGAGATACTGATCGAAGATGTATCTAACAGCCTCCTCACTTCCATAATAAACACCTGAAAATCCCAAATATTTAAAAGTATTAGTAGCGATGTCCCTAAAATTTTCTAATACAATTTTGTTAACAATTTTTTCTTGTTCTTTTAAATTATATTTTATAAGAATTTTCTCAAGTGTATACCCATTTTTGAATGTGTTTGGCTTTATTAAATATGATTTTAAATTTTGTTTGGCCATTTCTGAATAACCTTTAATACTTGAACTTAAAAAATTATTATCAAGTAAGGCACTTAAAGCCCTTTGTTCTGTATGTGTTAATTCTTTTAATCCTTCTCTTGTTGTTAATTTTTCACCCAATCCTTTAATTCTATTACTATATTTTAATTTATCAATATATTTTCCTGCTGTAACTAAAGGGCGGTCAAGAGCAAAAGGTACAACAGCTAAAATGGCATAAAGTCCAGCATCAGTATATTTTCCTTCTGCTGCGTATATCCCAGCATTAACTAAATCTAACCCACCTGCAATAACTTGTGTCACAGGTAAGGGTATTAATCCAATTACAAAACTAGACCAAAATAAAAATTCGTGAATAGCCTCATTATCCCATTCAACTGAACCAGGATAAACCAATTCTTCAGTAGTACCCATACCTTGCTCGTCATATGAATTTGGATTTATTTGAGCAGTTGGTACAAGATTATTTCCAAGATTCCAAGAATAAGAATAATCAGATTTTGGAACATCAATTTGATGTTCAAACAAATAAGGATTCATTGGCATACTATAATGTAATGCCAATATTCTTTCTTTTTCTTTATTTGTTAGTTTCATAATTAAATTTTAATATTTTTAAATATCTGTTTTTGTTACAACATTTTTACCTGAAGTTCTACAATAACCAGCCAATAAATTATTTGTTAAATTTGGAGCATATACTGTAGCTTGATTCCAATTAAAAGCATCACCAGTCCTAACAAAAAATTTACCAAGTTGATTACGTCTAATCTTACCAGCAATTAAAGCATGTTTATTTTTGCATTTAAATGTTAGATTTAATTCTTTGTCCGCATTATAAGCTTTGTTATTTCCTTCTTGACCTACAACTCTAAATGTAAGTAAACCAAATGATCCTATAGCGTTAGCATCTATTTCTCCTAACTCTTCTAAATAATTGGCTGGTTTATTAATAACTAATTTGTTCTCATCTCTAGCTGGAACTTGACCTAGAATAACAAAACTACCAATACCTTCTCCATTACTATTTGGTCTATCATACAATGTTATTGTGGCATTTTTTTTAAAGTTATTAACCACCCACTGTTGTGCCTGTAGTGATCTATCTACTTTTTTTGTTGTTGTTGTAGTTGTTACTTGATTAGGTTTACTAATTGGATGTTCTTTTAATACTCTTTTAACCAAGTTTGTTAAATCAGTTTCTGTTAATCTAATTATTTTTTTCATATTATCTTTTTATTGTTTTATTTTATTAATTTAAATGTCCTAGTAATTCATTATCCAATTTTAAACCAATTAATTTATTAAATTTTTTTGTTTCAATTAATATATGAGTTATCATATTGTTCTAATATTCTGTTCTTCTCAGAATATGATAAATCATTTAATAAATGTTTCATATTTTTTATTTATAAATATATCGTAATCATATAAAAATTATCTTATGGCCATCTAACATTTGGAACTAAAACACCTCCCTTACTTTTTGTTTGAGATATACAAATATTCTTATTCAAATAATCTGCGTATTTTGAATTATATAGGTAATAATTAGGTTTTTCTTCTTCTATAAATCTATTTTTATTACAATAATATATGTATGTATTATCATAGGTTTCAAACGAAATATCAACCAAAGATTTATCCTCTTGATTAATTTTTGCTATTGGATTTTCTTCATATACTATATATTGTTTTCTTTGGGCTAAATCTAAGTAGAACACAATTCCATCACCAACGATTGTTGATTCTTCTTCTTTATTCTTAACTATAGTTTTGTCTTTATTGTTAGTGTATATATTTGATGGGAATGATAGTTTTTTAATCTCATCATACATATATTTAGTATCTGGATTGCTTGCAATATATTCATCCACTTTTTCTTTTTCATTACCAATTCCTTGAATTTCTTTCATTATTGAATAGAATTGGTCACTTATACTTACATCATTAATATATTTTTGTATTAATTCTAATAATTTTGGGTTATCCTTAGCTAATGCACGTAACTCTTCTAGAGTAATATTTTTGGGTTTGCCTTCCTTAATAATAATTCTTTTAACCAATTTATATAAATCATGTTCAGTTAAATTTATAATTCTTTTCATTGTAATCATTTATAATTAATTTATTGTTAGTCCCATTTAGGTTTTGTACTACCTTTACAAATCTCTTTGTCTAAATAATTTGAATACCCTAAATTATAATATTTAGGTATATCTTTATTTGGTTCATTAAAATATTTTTGATGACAAAAATATTCAAAAATATCCTCCGAGGTATTAAAGGTTATCTCTACATAAGGCATATCATATGTTTCATAATCTAGTGTAGCAATTGGGTCTTCATATATTGTTTTATATAGTTTTCTTTCAGCTAAATCCAAATAAAAATTAATTCCACTTTCGGCATTGTTGTTCACTACCTCTTCATTTTCTTCTTCGTCATCACCACCTGTATATGGAGTCAACATTAGCTCATCATTTACAATATCTCCAATATATTTATTACCCTCTTTAAATTTAATATATTCTCTGGTATTAAGAATTTCAATTTTTTTTTCACCTATGGGAGGGTCAACCTTTTGGGTTAAATTTTTATCGTTGATATCACCAATTAATAGTATCTCAGGTAAATCTTTATTACCAAAAGTAAAAATATGACCCTCAAATCCTTTTAATTTATCTTTTTGAAAAGCGTCAAATATTTTATCAAAATTAGGTTGTTTTTGTTCATACAAATCTAATAAACCATTTGTTACCGATTTAGTTATTAAATCTTTAATTAAATTCTTTATTTTTTCATCAGTTATTTCATCATAGTTAAATATATAAAAACCTTTAATTCTAGAGTTTGTATTAAAGTCTAAGAATATATCATTACTATATACTTTAGCACTTACAATTTCAGCATCATAACCAAAAATTTCTTTTTTATTTGTAATTGTTCCATCACTCTTTTTATATTCTATACCTAAATTAGGTATAACACCTATTTCACCTGGTGTTATTTTTGAAAGTTCAGTCTCTTCAAATTTTTGAACAATAAATTTTAACATTTCGGTATTATCAGTATTATTTTCAAAACATTGATTGTTATATAGATTTTTTAGTTTTTTTTGTTCATTTTCTTTATCGTCTGTCGTTTTACGAAGGTAATATAATAATTTTAAACAATTTATAATGCGTTCTAAACAACTAGGGTTACTAGTCTTAAGCTTTGAAAGCGTTGTTGAAAAATCATCTTTTACTAAATTAAACAAATAGGCTTCATTTATATCTTCACTATTTTTAATTTGTTCTTTCAAAATTTCTCTACTCCCATGTAATTTTAGGATTTCTTTTTTTTCTTCTTCAGTTATTAATAATCTTATCACTTTTTATATTGTTTTAACTATATTAAGTTTATTATCTTGATTTGATGTCTTACAAAAATAAATATCTTTACCAAATTAAAAATCCCCAATCATCTTGGGGGATTTCTAATCATCAATAAAATATTTTACATCATTTAATAGACGAATATCATCGTATGTTTAAAGTATTTTTTGGAAGTCTTTTTATTAAAACAGTTTTTTTATACACATCGCCAGCTGTTTCACCATCAATTTGCATAGGAGATGGTAAAACATAATTCCAAGCATTTATAATATTTTCGTTATTATAAGGTCCAAATGAAGTTAAATCCAAATCCCTTGCAATATTTAAATAGTTTTTTCTAAACCAAGCTCTAAACTTATCTCCTTCTTCTTGATTCTTAAATGGTATTACTGATGGTGTTAATGATGATGTTAATGTTGGTATTGTTGAAATTGGTTCAATTGATGTTCCAAGTAATTTTTTAGCATCTTCTACAGTACCTGATACATCTTCAATCGCCTCAATTATTTTATCAAAAAAAGGTATGTAACGTGTTACTGATTTAAGTTTTTTTATAATTTCTTTTAATTGTTTTGATAAATTTTCAATGTAAGATTGAATTTTAGGTTTTGAGTCTTGAACTTCCGTTGCTTTATCTATAATAAATGATATTAATGCCGCCAACCATCTATAAACAAATTTTGAATCTTTTTTTAGGTTAAAACGTACTGATTGGCTTATAATAATACCAAAACGTTTTAAAAATTCTATTACTTCAGAATCTGTTTGTCTTAGAAGGTTTCTAATCGTTCCTCTGATTCCAATACTTGCAATATTTCCCGCTAATGGTACATATGCCAACATACAAGTAATAACCCCATTCAAGACATTTTCAAGTTTATCCAAATCATCGGAATAAATAAAAGCTCTAATAAAATAACTTATGGCATGAATAATATCAACTCCAAATGATACCGCATTCCCAACTCCTGGTATTCCATCTAATACCGCTGCAATAATATCAACAATGTTATCTATTGTTAAAAGACCAAATATTTCAGATAATGTTGCAGAAAATGGTATTTTACTAAACTCATCATATTCTTTCAATTTACGAACATATTCCTCATCTGAATCACCTCGTATTGTTGATGTAATTGCAATACCTCTTTTATCCATAATCTCGTCAGGTGGTCCTTGTTCATTCAAGAATCTTTTTTCTAATAAAAGATTAGCCTCAAATATGTGTCTTTTTTTTGTATAATTCATTATTATGTATTATCTTATTAAATAAATATTATAATAAATTAAAAATCCCCATTCATCTTGGGGATTTCTTATCATCAATAATACGTTTTATTATTTTCTTAAAATCAGTTTCACCTGACATATTTAGTTTATTGGTTATAATACTTTTTGTACCTTTTAATTGGTGATATAAATCCCAATCCCAAATTGATTTATTTTCTATTCTCATTTATTTTTCACAATTTTCAATAAATTTATCCTTAATTAATTTTCCATATTTTTTATCAATATAATTTGGAGCCAAATTAACAACATTATCAAATTCAACAGCACGATACTCATAATAATTAAAATATAGATATTCTAAAATAGTTTCTTTAACTCCATCGAGAAAACTCTCCTTTATATATTTGGTACAAAGATAATTTTTTACCTTTGAAAAATCATAGAAATAATCAAAGTTATCTATATAATGTTTGATGAGTTCTTTAGCCTTATCATCATTAAAAGGTATATTGAACATATCAATGAGTTTATTAGATGTAATACCCATAGATTGAGCGACAGCCCCAATTCCATACTTTTCTATCTTGTTCATAATTTCTGGACGGTCCTTATCAAATTTAGACTCAGAAATCAAAAACTTATATTGTGACTCACTAATTATTATTCTCATTTATTTTTTATTTTTTGTTATACAACTTGTCAGTTAACCCATCCAAAATATATTCATCTATAACTTCCCACATTTCAGTATAATAATCATCATCAGATATGTAATCAGGTTCAAATTCCCATTCATCATCCCTACCAGAAGAATATTGAGATAGTCTTCCAGTTAATTCAAAAAACCTCCCATCAGCCAATGATTTCATTAATGTAACATCATACTCATCACCATCCTCGTCATATTCAACTTTAGCGGAAAATTCTTTTTCAAATTTGAATTGAGCATTATTATATCGCCAAGGTAGTTGTTCTCTTATCTTTGAAAGATAATCATCATAAAAATAAGTTTTTTCACCCTCCATTAAGATATAAATTGTTCCACCCTTAATCTCAACATCTTTATACGACCCATCCAATAACTCATCACAAATTTTCTTAACCTCATTTGTAAATACATCATCAAATGATGAACCCAATTTTTTGAGGACAATGTCCTCACCAATATTTTCAAATATGTGTTTCAATCCAAATGTTTGAATTAATTCTATCATCTTATCCTTAGATGACTTATCCTCCAATATCAATCTATACTGACTCTCAGTTATTATTATTTTCATAATTTTCTAAGTATCTTTCTAATTGTTTCACTTAAACTTGATGGTTTACCAACACCACCATCACCAGAACTAGGTTTTGATGGTGTATTATTCCCACCCTTTATTGTTGGTTCATATTCAACATTCGGTTCTGTATAAATCTTAGGTCCTGAAAAATCAAAAGGAGGGTCATCGTCATCACAATCCCAATATCCTTTTCTACAACAATTAAGATATTTTCTAGCAATTCGCATAATTTCTTGCGCTTTATTATAATCAGGGTCTTTTATTACACTACTTTCATCATACTTTGGTGTAAATATCTTTTCAATTTTTTTATCAATGAATTCTGACCTCTTCTTTTTAATTTTATCTAAACTTATCCCAGTTTCATCAGAAAACATTTTTGCAAATTCGTAAAATTTGTTAGTAGATAAATAACGATATTTTTTAATAAAATCGTTTATTTTCTCCTCATCACTATCAGATGGAAGACTTCTTTCTGGTGGAGAATCTTTAGTACGCTTATATTTTATTCTTAGTTGGTCAACTTTAGCACTACCAGTACTATATAAAATTCTAAACATCCTATAATACTCTTTTGTACAAAACTTTTTATCTAAAGACACTTCTTTTAATTCAAATAAAAATTTATAAGCATCCTCAAATGTGTCATAAATTGGGGTATCTTCAAACGTAATTTGTTTTGGTTCATTGATACTTACTTTTGGTTGTTTGATTTCTTTTTTAGGTTCATTTGTTATTATCCCAGATTCCTTTTTTACCACATCCCAATCAATGTCATCTTCGTGTTTACATATTTCAGGTTCTTTACGTTCTAATTCATACTTAAATTGACAATATAAATTATGCCAAGAATCAATAGACCTTGAATCCCTATAAAAAAACGCATAAATGAAATTATCCTCAAAATCACTATTATCAAACATATTTTCGGCCTCATATTCATTATCTCTAATAGAATCCAAAACATATTTAATCATATGTTCCAATGGGAAATTAGGATGTTTATGTTCCTTTGTTGTTTTTTGTTTCTCAAGATTAGAAATAAAAGATGAAAAATATTCTTTGATACGACCCACCATATCTAACACATCATTAAATGTGTAATTATGTCCTTCTTTTAATACTTTAACCATTTTGGTTAACTGAGATTCAGTTAATTTTATTTTCATATTATAATTTTAATATAAATATATCAAAAAAAAATCCCCACCTTAAAGATGGGGATATATTTCATACTTTTGAAAAATACACATTCCCTTTAGGTTTATTCATAAACGAATTTATATTTAATTCACATCTATATTCTATTTTTATATCTAAGTCATCATTTTCAAACACATAGTTTGTTGCAAATATCTCTGGGATTTGTTTGTAATATTCGTCTAACTCAGCTTTTAGTTGTTTTGTCTCATCAGTCCTATTATTTTTACTATCACTAAGACTTAAAAGAAAAAAAGTAGAATAATTGTCATCCTCCTTCCATACATCTAACCAATATTTTCTAATTTTTGTTTCAGGTGTAAGTGTTCCGTTATCTAAATAAAACTCATTAACTTTATCCAAATCAACAATCAAATCGATATATATCACCGAAGCATATCCCTTAGCCATTTCTCCTAACTCCCACCCAGTAATAAAATCATAATCAGATGATAATGCCTTAACAGCCATATTAATACCTTTAAGCTGTTTATTACTAAAGTCTTCGTTAATTCTATATGATTTCATTTTTTATTTATAAATACATCAATTTTTTTTATACTTTATTAATTCAGGATAATCATTTAATAAGTCTTTATCAAATTTAATAAAATTAACATCATTATAATTGTCATCAACAATTTTAACAATGTCTTTATCAGTTCCTTTATATATCGCAAATATTCTTGACGATATCTCACCATCAATATAAAAACTATAAAAATCTGGGTCTTTAATAAGTTTTGTCCAAATTCTTTGAGACTCCGCACTGACATTGGAGGTTGAACTACCCCATCCCAAATATTTTATGAATTCTTGATATATCAAATAACCCAATCCAGTCCCCATTAAAATTGATGGCAATCCACCAATAAAATGTATCCTATTTCTAGGTTCACCCTCAGTTCCAATCTCAACACCCCAATCATTCAATATCTCATCAACATTCTTTATTATCCCCCTATTTGTTTTTTTCATTGCGGGAATCTCCAAACCATAATGTTCATTCCCATACAAACCACCATCTTCAAAATTAACCCTAGATGGAAAATGTCTAATACCAAAATTTGGGGGAAATTTAACATTATATAAATTTTTACCTATATTTATAAACTTCAATCCATATGGTTCACTACGAGTAATCGGTTCATCCTTGAATACATTACCATAATCCTTTACAAAAGCGTCATCCAAATCCTTTTTCCTATAATAGTCGGTATTAGGTTTCTCCAAATATGTCCCCTCAATGTCAATCTCATCTATTTCACCCTCATTAATAACCCTCTTAATCAATTTAACCAATTCACCCTCAGTTAATCTTATAATTCTTTTCATAATCTAATTTTAAAATAAATACTATAAAAAAGGGGCTGGGGATTGATTACGAGTATAACGAGAAAAAAAAATATCCCCACTATAAAAGATGGGGATAATATATTATTTCATTACAAACTTCCTAAACATAACCAAAAAATCAATAAAATCTTTATCAAATAATTTCTTCTCAATTCCAAAGTCATGCAAAGAATAAATGTAATCATATAAATATTTTTTATCATATATCTTATCCTGTCCCAATACCTTAATCATTCGTTTCCCCATCCTATCGGATATTGGCTTATCATAATAAATGTGTTTTTTATAATCATTCTTTTCCACATAATCCTTTAACCTATCCATATTCCTATCAATAATAGTTTTATACTCCTCATATTCAGCATCCCCCAAATTCTCAAATAAGAAATCATAAAATAACTTCTCCAAAGTTTCAAAAGTTGTATTCCACTCATATATCCCAACACTTAATTCATCATCACTTTGAAATGGGGTGTTCTTATATGGTAATATCATTTCCTTTTTAAATTCACCACCCTCAACCCACTTAGGATATTTCTTTTTTAATTCACCAATTAATTTGGAAATCATTTCCACAATCCTACCCTCAAAAATTAGAGCCTTTTTATAACGACTACCTTTAACATAAATATTACTTTCTTCATTGTTAATGTGTATGTAAATGTGAAATAAATGCTCCCATAAAGCTGTTAAAGGGTTGTCATCATCACCACCAATAGAACTAGCATCAATATAAGTACTAACATAAAATAAAGAATTAATCTTTTTTCTATTCTCCTTATTATCTTCCAATTCATAAAATTCAATTATTGAATCAATAATAACTTTGGTAACTTTATAAGTTATTTCCTTTTCTGTTGAATCACCAACCAATAATTTATTCAAAAACTCAATTAATTTATTTGAAATAAATGTCTTTGCATCGTAATTGTCCAATGACATTAATTCATTTAATTGCCTCTCCGTTATTATAATTTTCATATGTAATTTTAATATAAATATATCAATTTAAAAAGGGGTTGGGGGATTGAAAAAATATCCCCCAACTATCTAAACTGGAAGACCATAATAAATTATATTTTTTTTGATTTATCTATACTATCAAATTCTGTTAATCTTACTATCTTCTTCATATTTTTTTTAGTTATAAACATATACAAAATCTCATTTTAAATCATTAATATTTATATCCTCCAAAAACTTTTCAAATTCATCATACATATCAATCTCCTCATCTGTGAATTCATCCCATGGGTCACCATTAATTCTATTATAAAAATTTTCAGCATATTCATTAAATTTTTTATCTATAATAAAATAACCAATATAATTACCTTTTACCGCTTTTTTATATCGTACCTCTTTTAAATACTCAAAATCACCATACCTAATATGACTCAAATCTTTATCGGGGGTTTCATTAATTGAATAGATATATATTTTAACACCATTTTTATCCCCACCATAATGCATTAACATACTCCAAACTCCTAACAAAGCTCCTCCAATATTCTTAGATGCTGCCACCTCTGGAATATTACTTCTTGCCATAACATCCCCAGTCATAAACTTAGGATTCCCCTCATCATCAAAACTTTCATAATACCCTGTTGGCTCAAATATAATATTTTTACCTAAATATTCCGTAACGGCTCTATAATAACCTTTATTTTCTAATATCTCCTTAATCAACCTATACTGACTCTCAGTTATTCTTATTTTCATATGTAATTTTAATATAAATATATCAATTTAAAAAGGGGTTGGGGGATTGATATCGAGTATAACGAGAGAAAAAAAATATCCCCACTCTTATGAAATGGGGAATTAAAATTATCCTTCAATTAATTGAATTTCAGCTAACGCCTTTTGAATTAATTCAATATCCATACCATCAAAAACATTTTCCACCCCAAGCACAAAAATATTTCTACCTAAATAATCTTCAATACCCTTCACGTAATAACCTGTAGTATTACCCAAACTATTGTGTTCCAATTTAGTTAGTTTAATTGTAACATTATACTTACGCATAAATTCAATATATTGTTCAAATGTGGTAATGTTCTTAATCTCCATCAAATATATCAACAAACAACTAATTACTACCCTATTAACTGGATGCTCGTCTGTAAATTTGTAAGCATCGTCATTCTTAACTTTTTCCTTTTCATCTTTTGTCATAGAATTTAATTTCAAAGTCATCCTCATTGATTACCCTCTTAACTAATCTCACCAAGTCACCCTCAGTTAATTTTATTATTCTTTTCATAATTTTATTTTTTTCTATAAACAATAAATGGGTCTTTATTTTCACCGTCTTCCGTTTTATATATATTTTGTTTCATTATTGGTTTATCAGCTGACCCATCACTCACATATTCATTGTTTCCTACATAAACCCCAATATGATATGGATACGTATTTTCAGAAGACCAAACATACTGAATCAAATCACCAGGTTTTAATTCTTTATTTGGAACTATTTTATACCCATATTGTCCGTGATTTTGTTTAAAAGTTCTATTATCCAAAACATCCATAGGAATTCCAGATGATAACCCAGCATTTTTATATATGTCACAAACCCCCTTAACGCAAGTATTAGATTTAAACTCCGCTTGTCCTGTTACATTCTTCCAAACTGTCTCTTTTGTTCCTTTGGCCTGTCTTGATACATCTATTTTCTTTTCCGCCATCTGTTTTGCAACAAATACCAATTTGTCTTGAGATGACATTAAACGCCAATTGTTGGGGTAATTAATGAATGGAGAATATGATGGTTTCTCAAACTCCCAAGCATCACCAGGGTAATCTGTAATCCCAGTATATCCTGGAACTGACGTTTCCTCACTCAAGTTATATAATGAAAGAATCTCAATTTTTTCCCCTTCAGTTATTATTAATCGCTTCATTTTTTATAATTCTTATTAATAAATATTAATAAACCCACAAATATATGATTATAATAAATATATTTGAATACCAAAGATGGGAAAATAAAAAAAAACAATGTGCAAATAATACACATTGTTCTTATCATCATTAATGTCCGTGTGATTCACTATACTCCCTTAAACCTGGAACATCAACACCTCTATCCTCATAATCCCTATATGTTTTTAAATACATACCTTGAGCATCTTTTTTAAATCTCGCATGTTCTTCTTTTGTTATTATAATTGTTGAACCATATTTTTTTATCATAACAACAAATTCTTCAAATGTCATATCTCGATTTAAGTCCATATCTCGAAATATAAACTTACTTGATAATGTACGATTGTAGTAATGATCCTTAGCCCTCATATTATATGGAACTAATTTTGCAGCCTCAGATATTAACCTTGTCTTCAAAAAAGATAAATCAAAAATTGGGGAACGAAAAATTGAACAGAAATTGTTAAGTTTATCTTCATCATCTTTTATTACTAGATACCTAAGTAAAGTAACTTTGTAAAGTTCATATAATTCATTCATCTTCCAAATCTGCCTATCATTAAACTCTGGTTTTACCTTTGGTTCTTTTACTTTCTTTACCCTTGTTTTTTTCTCCTTCTTTACGTTTGATCCTTGAACCTTCGTTGCTCTTGGCATAATCTTATTTTTTTATTGGTTATCTAATAATTAATAAACCATCACACCTCCCATTTAGTTCCATTAAATTAAATTTTATAACACAAAATCATCCCCCAATAATTTATATAATAATTCCTTATGTTCCTCCAATATCTTATTAGACTTTTCCATATTTTCTTTTCTCCATAATGGTTGAAAATTTGAATAATGATTTAACTTAAACATATCATCCTCATTCCTTGCAATTGATATCGGAATAATATGGTCAATCTGCCACTTACCCCTATTATCCCAACTCATACCCTCCTTAAATAACTTTTCAAAATAACTGAAAAATTCAACCCAATCCACACCCAATATTTCCAAAGGCGTATAATTCTTATTTATATCCATCCTACTAAATGATTTCCTTATAGCACTCCTCATCGCCTGCTTGAAACCCTCAATAGGTAATGTCACCTCTTTTTCCCTTGTCATTTTAATTTTTTCTTGTTTATGTTTTTCCTTACTCTCAGGGTCATCTTCAAATTGTTTTAACTTTCTCTGATACCTCTTCTTATTTTCACACTTATTACAACTATTTCTCTTACTATACTGATTAATAGGTTTTTCAACATTACATGTTATACATACTTTTGTTTCCATAATTACTTTTTTTTAATGATTCACAAATTTAATACATTATCCCAATTTTTCAAATTTTTTCCAAAATTTTTTTTTTACATTTTCACTTATATATGGGGTGACTTACTTTTTTACCCAAAAATAAAAAACCTCTCTTTTGGGGAAGGGGAATAAATTATTTTTTATATAATATTTGTTATGCCACTTGACAATATTTTGATTTTATTATTGTCTCAACTTTTTCGTTGAATCTCATATCAGATGATCCTATCCTTTTATTTGTTTTTTCTGTCAAAACCACTAAACCTGTTTTACAATCAAAAAAGGAAAACCCACTCCAAGGTTTATTCTTATCCAATAGTGGTTCTGCTACAACATCAAATTTTATTTTGAGAGTATTTTCTTCTTCAATTGTTTCCAAATATTTTAAAACTATTTGTTCATCAAATGCCGTATCATGTCTATCTTCGAAATAAAGATATGTAGTATATGTCTCACCATTTGATTCATTTATTACCCTTTTAACTAATTTAGTTAAATCACCTTCAGTTAATCTTACTATTCTTCTCATATTTTTTTTTGATTAATTTATTTGTATAACTAAATATATCTCATATTATGAAAATTTCCCAAATTTTTTTTTTCATATATGGGGATATTTCCAATTTTCCAAAAAAATTACCCAAATATTTTTTTACCCATATACATCATATTGGGGATTGTCCCCCCTATTTACGACAAATACGACAATTTAGGGGGAGGGGGGATACCCCAGCTAGGGGGAGTATAGGGCATGGGGGGGTCTATGAGGGGATATGGGAGGTAGGGGTATGATGTTCAATCAAATAAAATAGATAGTCCCCCCTGTGTCAAATTAAACCCTATGACAATATGACATACCATCCCCCTTAGTATATGTTATGTATTGTGTATATGGGGGACTGACATAATGTCAATGTAGGTATGTTGTATATTGTGGGTAAGATGGGGGGATGAGAACTGACATAATGTCAATGTAGGTATTGGATGTATTACGTATGTGCCGGCATGACAATATGACATACCCAACTTGTTCAATTTTTGCACAAGTTAAATCAAACAGAATAATGTTTGGTTAAGTATAATAAAAATACGTAGGGGTGATTTGGTATAATGGGAGAATGACAAAATAATATTTTATTATAGTATTGGGGAACTAAATGGTGTGGTGGATCGTTATAGTATTGTAATGATTATTCACCCATCTATAATACAACTGATATGATATACGCTAACGACAGACTTGAAGGGACGGCCAAGTACAAGGTCAATAAGATTAAGGATCTGGTTATGGAGTACTGTGTTAATGTTCTTGGGTATAGAAAGACATTGGGTATCAGTGGTATAACTTTATCTTACATTGAGTGTGAGGATTGGGGGATGTATGACCCTGACACTCACCACATCTATGTGTATATGAAGAACATTAAGACTGTTAGTGATTTAACTAGAACTATTATCCACGAGTATACCCACTCTATCCAGGATATTAGTAAGTCATATACTAAACTATATAAGAAGTTTGGGTATGAGAACCACCCAATGGAGATTGAGGCTTATGCTAATGAGAAGATTTACAATAGGAAAGTATTGAACTATATTCGTAGGGAACTAAAATAGATTATTATGTTGTATATTATTGCTTGGGTATTGGTTATTATTGTAGGGGTTGCATTATTCCTCTACATTGGGGAACTTATTAGTAACAAGTACCCCCAATCTTGGTTTGCTAAGTCCTGGAGACACTATGTATCAGATACGGATCCTGATGAGATGTAGTGTTTCAGTTTAGTAAGTGAGTCTTCTCGTATTTCGAATTGAAGATTAAAGAAGTCCCCCTCATTGAGTGGGGATTTTTTGTTTATGTCAGTTATGATGTCAGTCATATTACAATAAGATAACAAGTATATTGGTTGGGGTTGTAGTCTGGATGTGTATGTTGTGTATATACAAGTACCACTTATATCATCCTGACAATATGTCACCACATATCTTTCGTCTATTTGAGTTATGGTGGTGGGGATGTTGGTTAAAAACTGATTCATAATTTAGTATATTTGGGTCTGACACTATGTCAGTCGTTAATTTTTATGTTAAAATTGTTAAAAAATTTGGAAATGTCATTGTGTCAGGTGGTGGGGACAATCCCCAGCTATACGTTGAACAAGTAATGTTTCCCACTTCTTCCCACAATTCTCCACCAATAAATAGTGTTAATGATAGTTAAAACGTAATTTATTGTCGTTTTTGACCTCATTAGGGTCGATTATTTTACTATACCCATTTCTCAGTAAAAAAAGTTATTGATTATTGGGGAGTGGGTGGGACACATAGTGTCTTAGAAATAGGACTAATATAGTGTAATAATATGAATACTTCAACCCCATCTTTGATGGATATGATAATGTTTAAATGATTATACAAATGCGTACTATAGTGTTCATATAATTGGACATTATGAAATCCATTGATAGTAACCCTTGTAATAATTTACCATATAATATCATTGAAATGGACGATAGTCTAATATATCGTTGATATTGGTGATAAATTACCATTATGTGGGATTTAATTACACTTACCATATATTGAGTCGAAGACAAGGTAGAAAGTGTTGTGTAGGGGAAATGTGAGGGTTATGAAATGGATTACTGATAATAATGGGGAATTGGATTATGAACGGGGCGAATAGTGGAACGATAGTGTAGCGGTTTCCCAGAAACGTAGTGGAGGGGAAAATGAGGTGGGGAGTGAGTAATTTAATTCCCCATTATTGTATTTATGTATAAACTAATAATTGAATGAGAGTAATAATAAGTGAGAGTCAGTATAGGATATTGAAAGAATCCAAAAATAAGAAGGCCATAACAGCAATAATTGACCAAATGGGTTTACATAGAGCATCAGAGTTTTTGGGTGTAACTACGTATGAATTAATTGAGATGGGACTTGTTGAACATAATATTATAATTAAAATAATTGACCAAATGGGTTTATATGATGCGTCAGAGTTTTTGCGTATACCTAAATATAAATTAATTGGGATGGGTTTTGTGAAATCATATGATGGGGATTTATACTTGGATGACCCACTAGTTAAAAGTTTAGGTAAATTAGAATTTGTTGAGGGTCTTTTGAATTTGGCAAATAGTAAAATCGAAAGTTTGGGTTCTTTGGAAGAAGTTGGTGGTTATTTGAATTTATTTAATACCCCAATTAAAGATTTGGGTAATCGTCTAATATATGTTGGTGAAAATTTGTTTTTACCTTTTAGTAAAGTTGAAAGTTTGGGGAGTCTTAAATATGTTGGTGGTTATTTATATTTGAGAGATACTCCCCTCGCTGAATTAAGTGATGAAGAAATCAGAAGTCAGGTAGAAATAAAAGGTGATATAATAAGATAATATGAAAATAATAATTAATGAAAGACAATTGAGGACTATTATTGAATCTGAGAAGAAGATTAGTGATAAGAAGTTAAAGATATATAAAGAAACCATTGATTTTTTTGGTCTTGATTATGCTTCGGATTATTTTGATATAGCACGTTGGGCATTAATTGAGATGGGTATTGTGGAATCATATGATGAGGATTTGTACTTTGGTTATACACCAATTACTAGTTTGGGTATTTTGAAAAAAGTTGGGGGTGATTTGGATTTACGTCAAACTGATATTGAAACCTTGGGTTCTTTGGAAGAAGTTGGTGGTTTTTTGAATTTACGTGATAGCAGAGATGATTCAGTATTAACATCATTGGGAAATTTAACATCAGTTGGGGGTTATTTGAATTTAAGTTATTCCAAAATTGAAAGTTTGGATAATCTTAAAAAAGTAGGTCGTGATTTGAATTTAGAAGGTACCAAAATTAAAAGTTTGGGGAATTTGGAAGAAGTTGGTGGGGATTTAAGTTTTTATGATTCTCAAGTTGAAGATTTGGGTAAACTTAAATATGTTAATGGTGATTTGGATTTACATAAAAACACCAAAATTAAAAGTTTGGGTAATTTGAAAGAAGTAGGTCGTGATTTTAGTTTAGCTTTTAGTGTAATTAAAAGTTTGGGTAAATTAAAATGTGTTTATGGTGATTTGGATTTAAGTTATTCCGAAATTGAAAGTTTGGGGGAACTTGAATATGTTGGTGGTTCATTAAGTTTACAAGATTCCCCACTTGGGGAAAGATTAATATCAGAAATGAGTGAAGATGAGATTAAAAATAAATTTGGTGTAAAAGGTAATTTATATATATGAAAATAATAATTAATGAAAGACAATTAAGACAGATTATTGAATCTAAAAAAAATATTAAGGCATATAAAATAATGGTTGATGAACTTGGATTAAAGAACGCATCAGAACAATTGGGTATACCTGTAAATAAATTAATTGAGATGGGTGCTGTTGAAAAGATTGATGCTGATATAAATTTGATTAATACACCAATTAATACATTAGGTGCAGTAAAAAAGGCAATGATAAATTTAAATTTTGGAGGTCATAGAAACCCAATGGAAGATTTAGGGGAACTTGAGTATGTAAAAGGTTATTTGGATTTATCATTTAATACTAAAATCAAATCATTAAATAATTTAAAAAAAGTTGATGGTTATTTGGATTTGGAAGGTTCATCAATTGAAACATTAAGTGGGTTAACTTCAGTTAAATTATTTCTGAATTTAACTGATTGTGAAAATTTAACATCATTGGGTAATTTGAATAAAGTTGGTCGTAATTTAAACTTAATAAATGCCCCCATTACTTCATTAGATAATTTAAAATACGTTGGAAGTACATTACGTTTAATAAATTGTAAAAATTTAACATCATTAGGTAAATTGGAATATGTTGGTGGTTATCTGAGTTTGAAAGGAACTCCCCTTGCTGAAACAATGACAAAAGAAGAAATAGCTGATAAATTAAAAATGGATGAAAAAAATATATATATATGAAAATAATAATAAGTGAAAGACAATTAAGACAGATTATTGAGTCTAGGTATTTGAGAAGTACACCCAAATTAAGAGAAGCAATTAACAAGTATTTGGATAATTATATGTCAAATGGTACTAGAAAGATTGGGAAGAAATCTCGTAACTATGGTAATCTTCGTGAGGATTGGTGTGTTGATGGGGTTAAAGTTATAACTATGGTATATTATTTTGAGGATGGTAATTTTGAGAATGGGACTTTGCTTATATCTAAAGATGTTCTTAAAACAATACAACAAATGTTTAGTGTAAGAGAGTCATTTGCATTAAATACAATTGAGGAGTGGTATGAAGATACAATGATACCAAAGTTTGAATCAATTATGGGAGAGTCAGGGTTTTATATTACTGAGATTGATAAAGTTAATAGTAACCCTTGTGTTCCTGAACCAGTTAAACCTGAAGGTATTACAGATGATGAGATGATTGACTTCATTGATAAAAACACGGGATATAATAGACAACAGATTAAAGATAAGATTGAATCTGGTGAGAGAGATTTGGAGGATTTTTATTTGGATATTCTTGATAATGTTAATAGAAAAAAAATATATGGAATATGAGAGTAATAATAAATGAAAGACAGTTAAGACAGATTATTGAATCTAGGTATTTGATAAGTACACCCAAATTAAGAGAAGCAATTAACAAGTATTTGGATGATTATATGTCAAATGGTACTAGAAAGATTGGGAAGAAATCTCGTAACTACGGTAATTTTTATGAGGAATGGTGTATTGATGGGGTTAATACTATAACTATGAGTTATAAGTTCAATGATGGTAAATTTAATGGTGGATTATTACTTATATCTGAAGATGTTGTTAAAACAATACAACAAATGTTTAGTGTAAGAGAATCATTTGTGTTAAATACAATTGAGGAGTGGTATGAAGCTACTATGAT